GGCTTGAAATATGTCCATCAGCCTCAAAAACAACTCTAAGGAACTCTCTTTTAGCATTATATGACCATTTTTGTATTTCCGGTGATAAGTATTTATCTTGTTTACGTACAAATGTATTAAATTTCTTTACTAAAGGTAGCAATTTATTGTCATAACTTCTAAATCTAGTAAACTCTTCAACATTAACTGTTTCATCTTTTTTAGTAGTAAACTTTACACCATACCTTTCCAAGACACTCTCAACATGTGCTCGTGAAATCTTATCTACTGTTTGAATTTCTGCAATAAATTCATTACCTTTATATGAGTATGTTCCTCCATCAGTTAGTAGCCATCCTACCAAAGCTGCTTCTACTATTTCTGGCTCTAAATAAAATGGACCTTTATCTTCTACCTTAGACTTGGTAGGCTCTTCTAATTCTGGATGGCTTGCAAACTTTAAATAAGATCCGGGTTTTAGTTCTCCTGCAGTAATCCAACTAAATTCAACTCTATTTCTAGAATTAGGCTCACCAGCAAGTATAAGATGATCTTCTGTCAGCTCTATTGTTCTATTGTCTGATAGCGTAATTTTTAAAACATATTTTTTACCATTATATTTTGTTGCGAGTACATCTACCCATTCATTTAGCCCGTTGCTTACTTTATAAGGTACATTTTTATTTTCTATAAATTCTTCATGGATATCTTTGATAGCTTTGTAGCCTTTATTTGTTAATACTGGAGCATGTCCAGGCTGGCATGCACTTAACATTTGTACATCTTTACCAGCATTCATTAGTGTAGGGCTATTTGGTATAAAATACCCTTTAGCCATTATATTATAATATTCTACAGTAAGATCATAGTCTGAAAGACCATCTTTTTTATCTCCCTCAGCAATAGAACTAGCTACTCTCCAAAACATTTCTTTTGGAGTTTCTATTACTTTACCATTTTCATCTTTCCTTAAATATCTTTTATTAAGGACTGTTATGGCGTTATTTGTAAGTTGCGGTTCTATTAAATCTTCTTTATTCATGATTATAATTTTGCAAATTCTTTTCCTACCTTTATACCTACCTTCTTTTCAACTGCTTCAATAATTTCTTTAGGCAATACTATGTCTTTTCTTTTCCGCAACATCCTTACATCATCTGGTACATCAAGTTCAGTAATTAATAAATTATTTAATGGATCACATAATATATTTTTTTGCATACCAGGGTACATAAAAACAATAGTATTCCATTGGCTGCCCGTAGTAATTGAGTATGTATGTACTTTGCCATAGTAATCTACTGACAAACCTCTAAATATAAGTTTGTTTTTATATGATATGAATTCATAAGTATAATTAAACTTACGTTTATTTAATATCACCGATCTTGATGCATATACACTTATAGATATTCCTATTTTACTTGGCATAAGGTTTAACTTTTTATTACTCCTTTTTATCTAAAAAGTTCTTTAGTCTATCAGCATACCAGCTGGCCTTGCCTATATCTTTATCAAAGCTTCCTTTAAAATTGCAGCGGGTAGAATACTTTATTATATTACCAAGTAAATAACCAATAAACTGTTCTCTTGTTAGCTTGGCTTCTATAACATCTATAGTCTCTATTCCATTATGAGTATAATGTTCTGGATGATTTACTTCATCCTTTGTGTATTGATTTGCTTTAGGCATATTAATCATCTTCTATCTCAATAGCTTTTACTTCTTTATCGTAGTCCTCACACCAATAGAAGTCACACCAATATAAATCATCTAAAGCATGTCTAAGAGAATTATCTATATCAGTTGGATCTAGTAATAGCGTAGCTTCTTGTTTAATATTTTCACCACCACGTTCTGGGCATATAAATTTTGTCATATCATTAGAAAAAATTAGAGCGCGCAAAGCACGCTCCTATACATAGGTTCTAGTAGTAATTATCTATTCCTTTTTATTAAAGTTTAACACTGATGAAAAATATAATTCAGCAAATTCTTTATTATCTATAAAGACCGATGTGAGTCCTTGTTCAAGTCCTCTTGTTTGTGATTCAGAAATACCTAGGTCAAATAAGTCTGATATAGCATGAATTATTTCATGTAAGAATGTAGTTGTATACATAGTACTATCTGGGCTACCAGCTAATGGTCCAAGTTCTATAGAATTTCTAGTGCTACTCCATTGAGCATATGCACCACTAAGCTCTGGAACATTTACAACTCTAACATTTACCGCTCCTATCCTACGTTTCTTTTGTACTGTTATCATGGCATTAAGCTAGAAAGCGAATTTTTTAACGAAGAAGAAAGTTTTACTTTTAGATTTGTATTTAAATATGCTACCCTACCGTGAAAATCAATGACTTTAAATCTTACTGGTATATTACCAGGATACAATTTAATTTCATTAATGAGCTTTTCTATCCTATCTATGTTTCCGTCGCTGTAAATGGGTAATAATAATTCATCAATTACATTAATATGTTCATCTAGTGGCTTAAATGAGTACAAAATAAATTTAGATGCTTCTTCCCGTGAATCAATTCTGCCTTGAGCAATTATAATTGTTGCCTTTTTAAACTCTTCTTCTAAGGTTTTAGCTATAATTGAGTATAAATTAGAAAATATCATTATATTTGCTGATCCAGTAAGATCCTCAAATAAAATGCGCGCATACTTTTTCCCTTTATTTGGTCCAGTTTTAATTGTACCAGGATTTATTTGAGAAATTATCCCAACTAATTTTATATCCTTCCTATCTACAGTAGTAGTCTCTATTTCTCTTACAAGCATAGTCCTGGCAAGGGATGCCTCAAATTTCTTTTCATCTAGCGGGTGACCAGACAAAAAGAAGTTATAAACGTCTCTTTCTGCTATTAGTTGTTCCTGATGTGACCAAGTAATACTATTATCAATTGTAGGGTACTTCAGCTTCGCCTGTTTGCCGTTTTTTACAGCAGTACGGTACTTACGTATCTGCTTAATGCAGTCCTCTACAGAGGCGTACAGAGCGGCTCTGGGGGAACCTAAAAAATCAAGACAACCAGCCTTAATAATAGACTCAATTACATTCTTCCTGGCCAATTTGGGGTCAAGGTCTTTAAATATATCAATTATATTGTCGCCAGATATATTTGACTCAACTAATATTTTTGTAGGTTCTTCTCCAATACCTTTTACGCCACCAATACCAATTCTAATAGAATTATCTTTCTCTGGCTTAAACTCCCAAGAGCAATTTCTTATATCAGGTGGCAATATATTTATATTGTGCTCTCTGGCATCATATATAAATGCTTTTAATTTATCCATATCACCCTGGTCACCTTCAGTAGTCATATTAGCGCAATAAAATTCTAATGGGTAGTATACTTTTAAATAAGCTGTCCAATATGAAAGGTGGGCATAAGAAACTGCGTGGGCCTTGCAGAAATTGTAAGATGAAAACTTAATTATCTCATTCCATAACTCAACCCCTTTAGCCTCTCCAATTTTTTTCGTGTTTTTTATGCCATTAAGCCATTTTTCTTCTAATGACTTCATTAGTTCAGGCAACTTTTTGCCCATTGCTTTTCTTAGTATATCTGCTTCAGCTTGAGTAAAGCCCGCTAATATCTGTGCAAGCCACATAGCTTGTTCTTGGTATAATTGTAAACCATAAGTTTCTTCAAGATATTTTTTTACATCTTTATGTGGATATGCTACTTCTTCTTCTTTATTCTTTCTTTTTATATAAGAGTCTAATATTCCACTAGTAATAGGACCAGGTCTAAATAGTGCTATGGCCGCTGTGATATGTTCAAATTTAGTTGGTTTAACTTTACGCAATAAATCTTTCATGCCTTCAGAAAAGCATTGGAATACACCCTCTGTATCTCCTTTTCTAAAGAGACCAAATACCTTTCTGTCATTTAATTCCAAAGTTTCTAAGTTTATGCTAATATTGTGTCTTTCCTTTATTAAGTTTATACACTTAGAAATAGTAGTTAATGTTTGCAGCCCTAAAAGGTCAAATTTGACTAATCCAGCTTTTTCGCAATTTTCACCATCCCATTGAGTTACAATAGATTCATCTTTAGCTCTTGCTAATGGTACTACTTCATATATTGGTCTATCTGCTATTATAAATCCAGATGCGTGCACACCCATTGAGCTGGCAATATCTTCTAATTTTATTGCAGTATCAAATACACTTGGGTATTTTTTGGCAGCATCTTGTAATTTTACATCTTTCTGTATGGCGTCCTTAAGGGACATACCATCACCACAGCTTTTTGCTAGCCAATCAGCATCACTGAGTGGTATATCAAAAACCTTGGCAACCCTTCTTACAGAAGACCTGGCGCCAAATCTTCCTATAGTGCATATATTGGCTACTCTATCAGCTCCGTGTTTATCTTGTAAATAGCTAAATACCTCTTCCCTTCTATCTTTACATAAGTCTATATCTATATCTGGTGGTGAAATTCTTTCTGGATTCAAAAATCTGGTAAATATTAACCCATGTTCTATAGGATCAACAGCAGTAATGCCAAGTAGGTAACTAATAATAGAACCAGCAGCACTTCCTCTGCCTGGTCCGACAGGTATTTCTTTGCTTTTTGCATAATCTATAAAATCTTTTACTGTCAAAAAATATGACGCATAATTCATTTTATCTATTATTCCTAATTCATAATCAGCTCTCTCTTTTGCGGCCTTTATATCAGTGTATAAATTAGGAATATTAGAATATACCAGTTCTTTTAGATATTCTATGTGTGTTTTATTACCAGAGTCAAATTCTGGGAAAACCCAGGAACCCTTTCCCATATTCACATTCGCTCTTTCAGCTATTACCATAGTTTGTTTGATAGCATCTGGCATATCCTTAAATGTATTTATCATTTGACTGGTTGATTTAGCAAATACATCACTAGTATCAAATCTAAATCTATTAGTATCATTTTTTAGTGACTTAGTGGATATGGCTAGCAAAGTATCATGAAAATCACAGTCTTCATGTCTAGTAAAATGAATATCATTAGTAGCTACTACCGGTAAATTAAATTCTTTAGATAGTTGTACTAAACCAGAATTTACTTTATCTTGTATTAGTATACCATTACGCTGTACCTCAATCCAGAAATTATCTCTCCCAAATATGTCAACAAATTTAGCTACCTGTTCTTTTGCCAGCAGATAATTATCATTTCTAAGGTGTTCATTAATTAATCCAGATAGGCATCCAGACAAACATATAATACCTTTTGATCTTTTTTCTAAAATAGCATCATCTATTCTAGGGCGTGTGCTTTTACCCTCTATAAAAGCTATAGAGCTTATATAAAATAAATTTCTAAGTCCCTCATCATTCTCTGCTAGCAAAGTAAGGTGATTTGTCTTGTTGATTTTAGTATGTTTTCTTAGTCTACTAATTTGTGCTGTATATATTTCACAACCTATTATTGGCTTAATATCTTTACTTTTACATTCATTGTAAAAGTGCATTGTTCCATGCATATTGCCATGATCAGTAATAGCAGCTGCATGCTGCTTATTTTTTACAACTTCTGATACATAGTTTTCAACCTTATTGGCTCCGTCGAGCCAGCTGTACTCTGTGTGCGAATGAAGGTGGACAAATTCTTTCATAATTATTTTAATAAGTGTAGGGGGAGATTTTTCTCCCCCTACATGGTTACTTTATTAATCGTTGAGCCATTTTAATTTTAGTATGACATACACTTGGTAAGTACACATTTGATATTTTTATCATATGATCATACTTATGATCATATATAAAAAAGTATATATATATATGATAAACTAGCGTAAAATCTGAACTTGTTCAGATTTGAGCGGTTTATCATAGAAAAAACTTGTAAATGTATCATTTACTTATTTCTTATTACTTGAAAAGGCCTCAACGGAAGTTGAGTAGGCATGCCTGTTAGTACAGCACTGTGTTATATAGTATATCAATTCTTTCATTAGCATCTAATGATAGTATATTTAATATACAACCATGCCTTAAATTACATTTCTCTCCTCTAAAACAAAAATTGTAGTAGTTACCTAACCATTACTTATATAACAGGTTACAAATCTTTGGAAAAGATTTGTAACTGTGGTAATTATCTTTACTACTCATAGAATCAAACTCTATATCTAATTTTTATTAGAATTCTAACTACTTATACAATTTTTATTTTGTCATTCTTCAGTTTCCTCAGAAGCCTGAATTGCCTTTAGAAGATTAGATTTTTCTATGTGTCCAGAGTAAACTAATCTTCTAAAAGTTCTACATCTTTCAAAAAGGTCACTATCTAATACTCTATTCCCTACTTTTCTTAAAGTTTTTATTTTTGTTACTAATAATTCATCTGAATCTCTTTTTTCCTTATATGTTTGTTTAAGATTTGAATTATAACAAAATGAGTGAGCTCTTTTCAAAAAGTAATTATATAAAGCAGATGCTTTTACATAATCTAAGCCAGCTACAAATCTGATATCACCAGATAGTTTGTTGAATTCTTTACTATTAAATTCAGTTTCTCCATTAGTAATGAAGTCACATACATAATTGTTTATTGCTGCTCTTATTTCATTATATCTTCTTCTTGAAATAGTTGGAGCAGCACCCCCTAATGTTACGCCTGTTAATTTAAATCCGTGCTTTTTTGTTAGAAGTCGCGTTTTCTTCTTATTGAGATACATCTTGTTTTTAGCAAGTATTCTATTAATTTCTGCCGCGACTCTTCCCTTTGAAATTTTAGGATAAATATTATTATTAGTAATCATGCAAAATGATATAGCTATATCATCTGCATATCTTGTGTACGTAGCTTTAAAGCCAATAATATTAGTAGTATCTTCTTCTCTAAAGAATAAGTTCCTATTAAACTTAGTTAGCTTTTTCTCTATTTCAAGGTCTGCATTTGACATAGCCATATTGGCTAGCCAAGGAGATGTAGGGGCGCCTTGCGGTAGGCTGCCATAAAAGGTACATGCTTTTGTAAGAAGGGTTGCTATTTCTTTATAAGTATATTTATTACTTATACTAATGCTCACAATAGCTTTTCTAAAGATATCTTTTACTGCATTAGATTTAATGCTATAAAAGAAATCTTTTATATCAGCTTTAAATATAACTCCTTTACTCTTTTCGCAAGGAGCTATATTAGGTATATTAGAGATAGCAGGTATTGTATGGTAAGATAATGGAAGAAATCCTTCTCTTGTAAGCTTAGAGCTTGTCATAGAACAAACATCGCTAGCTCTTGTAATAATATTTTCTTTCTGTAAAATTATAAGACGTAATCCTGATAGTTCACGGACATTTTTGCTATGTGAAGCAGCATTAGTTAAAATACTTTTATTAGGCGCAAAACCATGTATAATTCTATTTGATGTAAAATTATCTTTATAATAGGGATATAATATATATTTGTTGATATCTCTTTGGATATTTTTTAATTGCTCTCTGGGCGCGCAAATTATTCTTTTCTTCCCATTTGATTTAGGGATATCAAATATAGAATATAAATCCTCAGTATTATTGTTTTCATCAAATATATTAATTATATTCTCTATTATTTGAGATAACTTTTCTGATTGTTTTTCTTTATTCATGAATAAAAAATAATAGGTGAAGAATTAACTCCACCTATAAAAAGATTTTATAACAGTAATTAATTAATTACTATTTTTGGTCTCACAGAAGGACTTAACATCCATAACGCTGAATATCGCGTAGATGCCTTTTGTACCCCTTTTTGCACAACATAGTATAGGCAAAGTAGGAGTAACTCCTTTAGAAGGTTCGGCATTCTCAGGAATATACTTCCTAGCCTGATCAATAAATTCATTAACATACTCTGGACACTCTGATTTAACTTTGAATACTATGAAATCAAACAATAGATCAACGGGTATTCCTCTTTTAGTAGTAAATAGGAAAAATACCTTTTCAAAGTTTTCTAAGTCTAATATGATATATTCATTTCCTATTAATCCTAATGATATTTTACTAGAATCTTTAAGTTTCTTAAAGGTATCTATAACCCCTAATCCTGCTGACCTATATTTGCATTCTGCTATTATCTTTGTACCAAGATCTTTCTTGGTGCCAAGCCATACTCCTACGTCTGCTACGATTTCGCAGTCAGATTGCGAAAAGTCATCGCCACGTTTCCTTCTGGTAGTATTAAAGTACTTTGCTACGTTGCGTTCTAGTGTTTTCCAATAGTTGCCCATAGCAAAGTACTCGTTGATTAATTAGGGAATCCTATAGTTAAATAAGTTTACCAGGGTTCGCTATTGGTATTTGCTACTTGTGGTTCATCTTTCTCTGTTTCTTCATAAGAAGATGATCCACCACTATCGGCCATGCGCACTATTTCTGATGTAATTGCGCGTAGCCGCTGTTTTTGTTTCTCATGAAGATTTTCATCATCTCCTAATGGAAGCAGCGCATAGTAATTCTGCCATCTTTCTTCACCGTCTTTCTTAAAAGAACGTCTCGGAGTAGCAAGGAATTTTTCACCAGTTTTAGAATTCTTTCTAACAGTAATATTATTAAAGTATGCTAAAATACTACCGTCGCTATCAGTAAGTGATAAGTTTGCAGAGCCAAATATACCAGCTTTTAGTTGGTTTTCAGTCGGACTCATTACTTTCAGTATATTCCATTTGACCGTCATTAGTAAGTTCTCCTAAATTATTATATATTTTAGTATCAAGTTCCTCAACTAACTTAGTTCTAAGTTCGTTGTCTTTTGTTAAAAGTTCAAAAATTGCCTCCTTCCCGCGCACTTTGCCATCAGGAAGTAGTTCGTGTTTATACCATCCTCCTCCACCTAGTTCCAATACTTCGTTTGCTATCAATGCACAAATATTACAATGTATTGCATCTAGTCCTCTACCATACTTAAACTCAAGAATTACTTCTCTAAGTTCTTGATCATTCATCTTTGATTTCTCAAGTGTTAGCACCTGAGGCCAGCCTGAAAGAATTGTTTTTGCTTTTGCTGATCCTGGTGGAGTATATTTAATAAATCCTCCGGTAAAAGAATCTTGTGCAGCCCTACGCGCCATTAGTCTCCAGTATGCCCAATGCTTTACTGCGTTCCCGCCTCTAATTGCGGTTATTTTAAATTTACTTGTGCTTGGTACATCATATATTTGCCCAATAAATATAGTTGGGCAACCTAACCAGCCATCATTTGTAGGTGATATTAGTTTAATTGCTTTACGAAAAAATACGCCGAACTTTCTTTGTAGATCTAGCATAGTAGAGTCTTCCATATGCTTATCTAATTCACTCTTTGGTATCAGGCCACCAATAGAGTCAATTACCCACATATTTACTGCTTTAGTTTTTACTATTGCTAAACCTTCTTCTAAGAGCTCCTCCATATGCTGGTGCTCTTCATGTTCTGGGCGATTTTGAACAATTAATCTTTCAATATCTACGCCTAGCTTAATACACCAATCTATATCAAGCGCATCCTCTGTATCAGTCCATAATGCAACAAATTCCTCATTTATTGCTTGGTTGTATGCTATTATTTGTAATAATAATGTAGTTTTAGCAACCCTTTCTGGACCTCCAATTACACCAAACTTACCATTAGGTATGCCGCCGTTCATCATTTTATTAAGTGTAATAAATGGCGTTTTTAAATATGTTACTGGTGCTATGTTGCCAAATCCAATATTTACATCTCTTTTATGACTAGCTGAATATTTTTCAAGTGCTTTCGCTATAACGTTTTTCTTTTGTTCTATGTCCATGTGAAATAATTTCTAGTATAAAATTAAGAACCAAAAATGCTGTTTTAGATGTGGAGTTTAAGTACTTTGATAATTCTTTTTCTAAAGATAGTCTCTTTTTTATATCAGGCTCATCTAATTGACTGTAATCTACTATTCTAGATAATAGATCGTCAAAACCATCAGTAGCTATCCCTTCGTCTATCTTTTCATAGGAGTCATCCGACATAATTATCATTTTTATTATTTCGTAGCCTCAGTTGAAATCTTACTTCTCTATATATAGCCATATATAAAGCAACAATAAGCATTGTTGTAAGTAGTGATCCTATAATAAATGGGAAATTTATAAATAATACTCCCATAAGTATTAGTACTAAAATAATTGATATAGTAATTAAATGAGCTTTCATTCTTCTTGTCTACCCTTAGAAGATTTTATTTTTCTGTAAATCTTCTCATATATTTCTGGATGACTATTTAATAGTTCATTTGCTATCAAGGATTCTTCATGTATGTATGAAAATGTCCACAAAGATATCATCGCTACTAGCTTCTTATCGTAGTTTTCACATACAAATAGCCAATCTTTACCCTCCATCTTGGCCCTATTAATAAGCTTCTTTAAGTCTGGACCAGCTACAGATGCTCCAGCAGTTGATCTCATCTTAACTTCACATACAAACTTATTGCTTCTAAGATCGTTGTCTTTAAATACAGATCCAGACCCAGCTGTTGAATTAAAATAGGGTTCTAAAAACTTTAGAACCCTATCTTCAACCTCATCACCTTTGTCTCTGGTGCTCTTATTCTTCGTCATCTTCCTCTTCTTCTTTTTCTTCGTAAGTAATACTGTCTATATTATTATTGCTAAATAAAAGATTAATAAAATCTTTCATTTGTTTTGCAATTTGATCATTTATATCAGTATTCTTTTGAATAGTAATAGTTTTCTCTTTCTTAGGAGTATCATTAGTTGTATTATCAATATCAAATAGCTTATTAAAATTGCTATCTGATATAGCCATACCAGAATGTAAACCAATAAGAAAAGTATTATACAATATATTTGTTATTGCATTATATGCATCTGCTACACTCATGGCGTCATCAACTGGATCACTATTAAATGTAGCTTGATTTATATCATTCACATCAGGCGGTGTCAATAAAGTATTATTAATAATTAGCTTAGCATATAAATTAGCTATATTGTCCACAACAGGACCCATAAACTTCTCTTGTGACTTAAACTTTTCATATTTAAGTCTTATAGCACTTTGATCTAGCGATAGAAAGTTGCTTTGTATCTGTAGTGCTGTTTTTCTAGATATGTTCTGCTTCTTATCAAAATCTTTATTGGTTGCCATTATATTCTCCGGCTTATATCCTATCCGTATACTATATTTCCGCACTTAAGAGTTTAAATATTCTTTTTCAGCTCGTCTTAGTGCAGACCGAAGTACCTCAACATGGCTACTAATTGCATACCAAGCATTTGTAATAATTCTAGAAATAGTTTCAGAATCCCTCGCCGCATCTATTGCGTCTTTTGCTAAATATCTACTAGCAGCTTTAACGTCTTCATCATTCATTTTAACAGTATCCCCAGCATCCCTCATTAGGTCTCTTTCCCGTTTAATGTCAAGAGAATACTGTGCTGATACTATTTTTGATGTACTTTCTGCTCTGCTAGAAGTACCTTGTAAATAACCTACCATCTCTGCCATCTTGGCATGGATAGCAGATAAAACAAGCATATCAGTCTCCATCTCGGCAGCGTTCCATGTTTTTTCTTTTTCCTGGTATCTTCTAATGATAGCTAATGCAGCTCTCATATCATCAAAATAAGCGTGCATACCAGTAAACCTATGAATAGACGGAGGTACTGGTGTATCAATAGATTCCACTTTTTCTATAATATCTTGTATGTTGTATGATGTCATATAATATTTTCTAGTGTTATAGGCGTATAGCCATTAAGTAGTAAAGATTTTCTTCTATTACATATCGAAGAGGCCATTGCCTCTCCCTCAGACCTAAATTTGTTTAGCTTTAGGTCTTCAGTAATAATTGTACCATTATACATATATCTATTAATTACTCCAGTTATTAGAGCTAACAACAAATCATACCTAGAAATATTAGAATTAGCTGATTTTTCTAAACTTAATAATAAATTATCTTCTTTTTTATATAGCTTTGAAAAAATTGTACTAAGTTTTGACATATATAAGCAGTATGATCCAATCTTTGGAAAGGGTGACTCATTAAAATCCCATTCATAATATAGACTGCTAGTGTTATTGTTAACTTCACAAACAAATGGCATTATTTTTCCTTCATAAGATACCATTCTCAGTAAAAAATCTTTAAGTGGTTCTTCTATAATATTTAATAACTCTTGTAAACAATGGCTTAAAGCTGTAGTTTTTAGTTCTATAGAGCTATTTAATGGTGCTTTAGGAAGTAACTTAGGTAATGATAAATCCTTACCTACTATTTTAAATCCTTTTAGTATTTCCTTTATTGCTGTAGCTTTTAGAGCGTTTGAAGGGTTATAATAACCACTATATTGGTCAACTTTAATAACTATACTCCTTAACTCATTTGTCCCAATTTGATTATTTATATCTGTACTATTGCATAATTGTATATTACTAGTAATGTACTTATTATGCCAATCTTCAAACTGTTGAGTTGTATCTTGTAGCTTTAATACTTGTATTGTGATTTGTCTGTTATCATATTCATTATTCTCTATAACTGGCAAATCACTTGGAAGTAATTTAATTTCATCATCTGTTAATTCTACATCAGTATCTACTTTATTATTAACCATGCTAATAATATTAGAATTATCTTTTGTATTATAAGCCAGGTCATATATAAAGTCAACTATGTCTTGTACTTTATTACTAGGTATATTCCGTATTCTAGTTGGAGAAAACGTATCTAAATTAAATTTACTAGCTATATATTGTATAAATGTAGTAATATTTTGTATTTCAATAGTACCTGAACGTTTTGGTACTATAGATAAATTAAACTCTTTATTAGACGACTCTGGTAGTATTGCTATATTAAAACTTGTTTGAAAAGATTCCTCTTGGAATGAGAAATAGCTATCTTTAATTGATAAAAATACACCACTACTTTTATTTTTATATTTAAATTCTAAAAAAGTACCTTCCTCAAGTTTTCCTGTATAGTTGAAGCATTTTTTTACTGTTTCTTCATGAACAAATTGTATAATAGTATTAAGAATATATATACAATTAATTTTATCTATTCTTTTAAGAATTTTATCAGTATTATTTGCTATAAAACTTGATAGCTCTTTAGCAGATTTTATTGGTGTATATATATCATTAAATTTAGTTTTTAATATACTTCTTATATCAGTAAAATTATTACTATTAAAAACATTTTTTGCTTCATTGTATAGTATATCATATATAGTAATTTTCCCTAATTTAATTTGTTCTTTAACTACATTAATTAGTGTTTTATACAATTCTTCTTCTGATATAATACTATCTATAATAAAATAGGTATTATTTTTTTGATTTATTATATCATTAAAGAATTCATTGCTATCTGTTGCACAAAGTTGTATATTATCAGTATTAGCAACACACTTTTCTAAAGATTGAGCCGGTGTAAATTCCTCATTAAATACTAAATAGCTATTGTAACTAGCAAGATCAGTTACTTGTAATAATTCAATTTGCTTTTCTTTATAAGTAATTTCTATATTTTTATTATCAAAAGTATGTATTATTTTAGTTGTATCACTATCTAGTAATAGCCTATCATATCCATCAGTTATACCAATTGTTGTAGCAATATCGGTTAGTTTATACTTGTTTAAAGTTAATGTAAGAAATCCATGTTCGTTTCTACCATTTACTATAGCACCTACTATAGGAATTCTGTTGTCTCTTCGCATTGTATATCCTCAGATAGTTGTTTAAAAGCACCAACATTTTGTATTGGCTTAGCAGTAATATTGTTACGTTTAACAATTTTCTCTAAAAGATCTCCTAATCTAGATACTTCAGTTGATATTTTTGTTGATTGTGCTACAAAATCATTTTCATCTATTGTGACATGGTTCTTTTGTTTTCCCTCGACAAAGTTTTTCCAAAGTAAACTAGCATATAGTTTTTTAAATGGTTTATCATTAAAAGTAGCTATATCTGCAAGTATTTTATGTTTAAATGTTATATTTTCACCTGATATAGAAAACTTACCCATAGCTATTTTAATATTATTTGATATAGAACTATAATTTGATAATATTTTACCAACTATACTTTGAGGTAGTATATTAGCATTATATGCTATTAAATTTGCTATAGTTAAACTAAGTACAGCAGTTTGCACTCCTTTAGTGGTATCCAATGGACTAGAACTATTAGTAATTTCATTCCATATTTGGTTTTCAAGTTCTGAATTCTCTGTCATATAGTCAACTATCAAGGCGGTTTTGCGAACTATATCTGTAGTAGTTAAGATCTCATGTAAGGTATCTAATGATGATCTTACGGATGCATATGAGCTTGGTACAAAATAACTATCCATCATTTCTATAATGTTATTTATTATACCAATTATATTTCCTGATATATTACCTGTGGATTCTGCTATACCAATAGGTAATGTTCTACATAATACATTTGCAAATGCCTTCCTTTGACAAGAAACTTCTTCATTATATACTTCTGATAGAGCTACTTCAACTGCTCTATAGGCCATTAGCATTCTGTACATCATGCTGGCCCTTCTAGAAGATATGATTAATCTTTGCTGATTAATAACTAATTGTGAGCTCTTGTCAATAAAATACGTGAGAAATCTATTAACAAATAGACTATATGATTCACCTGATTCTGTTTTAATTTTTTCTAGTATTCTTGCGGCATTAGTGAAGATCTCTGTGAGATCTTTACCAATTTCAGCAAGTTTAGTATTGGTTTCCAATCCATTGGAATCAAATTCTGTCTTGTAATTTGTCCATTCTACCAAACCAGGAGAGTCACTTGGTCCTTCTCTTTGTATAATAGAATCTCTTACTATGTCATCTAATTGATCGAATCCTTTAGTATAAATAAAACATCCCATTCTATCTACTAAAGCTTCATCTAAAATTTCAGTTCCTTCCATACCATATGGGTTCATGCAAGCAAATACAATCTTTGCTCCAGTAGGTCTGCCATATATAGTTCTTGATCTAATCAATTCAAATAGGCTGTTCTGCTGTCTTCTTGTTTGCCTATTGAATTCGTCAAGGACTACTATCTTTTTATCCCATATAGTAATAGGACTTCTTACAAAGTTTACATATCCACTGCTAAATGTAGTTGGGTTAGGGAATCCTATCAATTCTTCGAATTGGACTTTGCTACAGTCATATATTGCGTGCTGTGTCCATTTTTTAGGAAGTATACCAAATTCATTATAGTCGTTTATTTCAATATTAGTAGGCTCATATTTTGTTTTGCTATGTTCTAATAAGGCTACTGCTAGCAACCTGGCAATCTCTGTCTTTGCTGATCCATGTTCGCCAATTAATAAAATTGGGCTTCCTAATAGCATTCCTGCAAGGATGCTCTTCTCATCAGCAGGATCAATACCGTAAATTCCTAATTTGTCTAATATCATTTTACAATATCATCTAGCATGTATGAAGTATATTTTTCTGATAAATAATTTTTCTTATTAGTAGAATTACCAAATAGTATAACTGCTACATCATTTATTTTAGATTCGCATTCACGCTTGTTTGCTTCTTTTAAATCAGCATATCCATCAGTAAATATAATAATTTTCTTATAATTATTTTCTATGGTGTGCTTTATAACACAGTCAAAATCAGTTCCCCCTGTGCTATCTATTTCTCCCCTAGAAAGAGCAGCAATGCTTTTTTCTACTACCTTATTTGAGAAACAGAAAATAGTATTTATATTGCGCTTTATATTTCTCAAAAGCGCCAGTATCTTTGGAAGATATTCTATAACAGAACCAGATACATCTAAGTATACTGCACAACCAGATTCAGATTCTTTCATAAATCTATCTGTGTTATGCCAGAATACTGGTAAATAACCACAGGCTACCTGTGCTAAATCTCCCTTAGATGGGTTAATAGGAACAACGTCTGCAACTGGCTCTTCTTCTTCAAAGAACCCCTTAAGAACATTTAATTTTTTACTTATAGTAAATCTTTTAAGGACTCTTAGTTGTAATCTTTGATTAGACTGTATTAATTTTAATATATAACTATTAATATCTATACCATACCCACTCTGTGTAATACTTTCAACTATATCTTTTAATGATTGTGAAACTATATCTTTATATGAATCGCTAGGCTTAGGTATGCTATCAGATTTATCATCGTCATCTGAATTATTATGTGATCCAAGATATAAAGTTTCTTGCATTACTTTTAGTGGTACCATTAATTTAATAGTATTTCTAAGTGATTCATCAGAAATATCAACTATATCATTTTGGTATATTCTATATTGTTGTGGATATAATACACTATGTAGTTTAAAGTATTTATTTGACCTTGCAACTTTTCTAGTCGCAAGTAATTTTTGGTCGCGATGCTTATATAAATTATCTAATAAAGTAAGGTTAGTACAATAATTGTAAAGCTTATTTGTTAATATATGGGATACGGCCGCATTAATTCTAGCATCCTGTGAAAAGTTAGATAAATCTTTCTCTGTATGGTTTATCTTTTTATCAGTATCACCAAATACTATATGCAATAGTTCATGTAATAATACTACTTCTGCATCTCGGTCATCGGTTATATAAGTAAACCAAAATTCTTTGTTAACATATATAGTTCCATTTTCTGTAACACACAAAGTTTGACACCATTGTTCTCTTGTATCTCCTTTGTCTATTACAACAACGTCGTTTATTCCTCTAGTAACAATGGCTGAATCTTTACCAAAGATTTTTATCATCTTTTGATAAAAGTAATAAGCAGTGGGTATTATCATGATAAAAAAAATAAGGCTGGTTGCCCAGCCTTAGTAAATATATAATTAGTAATATTATTCTAATTTATAAATTTCTTCTGATGTTATATATAGCTTATTGTCACCAGATGGAGTAGTAGAACAGACACTTCCAAAAAGAAGAACTTTTTTGCCTATTAGGGACGGGTCAAAGTCCACAGTATGTATTACTGGGACTTGCCTAGCCTTCCATTCCTTTGTCTTTGGATTCATGTATGATGTTTCCACTAACATTTTCCCGCTTGGAAGGTACTCTAAAACCTTACCCTCAATAATACATTTATTTATCACTGGTACTGGTGTACTTGATAGTGATATATTATTAGAGGATGCCTCTATATTAAACTGAAGAATACCTCCATTATTTTTCCAGTTAGTTATTTTAGCTCCTCTTACTATAACATAAGGAGTAGTACCCTTATTTATCGCATCAATTATTTGTTTGTCTTTCTTTAAGAAATCGCCATTTTTATCTTTATTTACAGAGATACCTACCCATACAACTGGGTTAATTACATTTGTATCAGTACCTCTCATATTAAATGAGAATTTAGGCAGTTCAACCTTTACTCTTAGCGTTCCAAATGGCATATTTTTGACCATTTGGAGTTTATTCCATGTAATAGTACCACTAAATATTAGTTCGTTTTTATCCATTAAATATCTCCTGGTAATGCTACGCCATCTGCTTTAGCTCTTTGTCCCATATTTTGTCTTAACAAAGACTCATGTTGGGAATATTTATACCATACTGATTTATACAAGAAACTCTTTAGGTCTTTATATAAAATTAGCTTCTCTCCTGCTGGCGCAGCAGCTACCTCACTAATAATAATCTCTTTTGCTAAAGATAAATCAATTTCCATTGATAAATGGTAACTGTTTGGGCAGAATTGTTGTTTTTGTCTAGTCATCCCTGTACTAACAGTAATTTTAGATGGGAATGACGCCATCTCTATTTTTGCATATGCAAGTATATTATTATCAGACATACTCTCAAGAGCTTTATTGCTAACTTCTAGTACAGTTGATAAATGCTCTATGAAATCATGTCCCCTTGCTTCGTCTGCTTCTATATTAAAGTATTCTTTATTCATGTCTTTGATATTTCAAATGAAAATTTTTCTTTTACTGCTACTAATAGTTTTATTACTGGAGGGTGCATATGCCTTAGTACATACCAATCAGAAATTGATATAGAGTAACAGTTTTTATTTTTTGGAGCTGGTTCTCCTATAAATAGCCATATGCCTGCATAATGCAGTATCATTCTATTTTTCCTATATCAGACCAATTTTTAAACATAATTTGCGCTAATTCAGCAGTTTCTTTTACCATAGAAGAGTCTTTTTTAGCTGCTGTATAGTAGTGAAGTGCTGGAGTATAAAAAATAGTCTTATTATCCTTATCGTATATTATACCATAGTTTATGTTAACTGCTTTCTTTTTATAAAAAGAATAGTAGCTTATAGGACCACACAAAACCAGTACTCTAGGATTAAATGTTTTTATTACTTCTTTTAGTCTATCTGAGCAACTATCTACACAAGACTGTTCTGGTTTGTCATTTTTAACAGGACACATTAAACTAGGTACTACATATATTCTAGTTTTATCTATTCCAGTGGATGTTAGTATTTTAGAAAACAAAACTCTCTCCAAAGATGACATCTGCATAGGAGAGTTATCATATAAAATAGGATCCGATACTTCAACTTTATCTATATCAAGGTATGGAAATGGGATTACTACCAATATATCTCCATTAGGGTGTCCCATACCAAAGTGGTGTCTTTCTCCCTCTAAGTTTTCATGTAATTTGCATTTAGTACATCCAGAATCATATTTGTTTTCAAGTATGTATATGTCATGTGCTTTCAAGGTAGTTCTCTCTAATCATTTTATCAAAATCTTTTATGGTTTTATCGTGGTATCGTTTTATTTGAAATTGAGCATTTTCATGGATATTTGTGATCATTTCTTTTTCATTTTCACAAAAATCTAATACCATATTAAATGCATTGCAAATACTTTTTTCTATAGGCGGGTACCATTTTCCCCTATTCCCATGAAACCATATATCATCTTTAGCCGTCTGAATTCCGCAATTTACAATAAAACAATTATGTTCATTAGCATATTCAGTATGTGCAGTATTATTAGAAACTATGCAAACCTTACCAAGGCCCATAGCTTCTATTAAAGGCTGGTCCCATCCCTCTCCGGCGCTTATTGAAATATATGTATCAACAGCACTTACTAGTGCTTCCATTAGCTTAAAATCTGCAATATAATTACAAATAGCTATATCTACATTGCTGCCATTTGAATATCTTTGTAATCTTATATTATATCCTATATGTAACATGTCTACTAACTTATAGTCATGTTGTAAAAGATATTGTACTGGTTGTTTTAAACCTTCAGTAAATGGGTTAAACCACAGGCCGATTATTAGTATTTTACTTGATATATTATTAGTGAACTCACTATCAATCATTCTAAAATGCTGCTTCCTTACTTCCCATTTTCCACTTGATAGCATAATAGACTTATATTTTAGACTCTTCTTGATTGACTCCATAGCGCTATAAAAACTAGCGCATTGGTTTTTATCAAGTTCACCACATTCTAATGATGGATATATCCCAGGAGCTAAATATGCATTACTGCTAATATAGTCTTTTAATATATTCACTCCCCATTTACTACAACAGCTAACGGTATTTATTTTATTCATTGCCGTTAGCTCTTCTGTCATAAAATTATCAGTTTCAAAATGAATGGTGGCTAATTTTACTGGTATATTATCAGTATGGTTAAGTATATCATGAGGATGCCATACACTAAAAAATGGCAAATTATCATGTGGTTTTTTTGAAGTATCCCTTTCTACTTCAGCATAGTCTATACCAAACCAACTACATATTTTTTGCTCTTCCTCTTTATTCCTATTTAATGATATGACTTTCCAAGCTACGTCATATCCAAGTTTATTCATGTATTTATAGTAAATAGTTGAAAATATACCTAGTCCTAAAATATTAAGTGGTGCACAATAATTAATTTTTATGCTCATTTTTTAAAACCTTTGGTATATTTTCTATTGGAAATTCTCTCTTTTCTTTATTGCCATCTTCTATTATTAATGACTTAAATTTAGTTGTTGTTCCTACAAACCAACAGTTGCAACTTCCATTTTTAAATGCGTCTGGTCATAATTCTTTAATAGTAAGCGAGCGCTCTAGTTTATATATGAATTCTTGTTATTTTTGTATAAGTTCTTTTATTTCTTGAAGCTTATTATTCATTATACTAAATATATTTTATTTATCTTTAGTTTCTTTAGAATTCTGTGTATCAAGAGATCCACTAGCTTCCGACGCAGCTTTCCTAAAAATGTCCTCAGCCTTTTTAGTATATTCTATACTATCAGCAATTCTACTTTCTTTTGTATTAGTATCTTCCTCAGAAAGAGTTAACAGTAAACTATTTACTGCCCTGGTTAACCACGCCAGCCCATCAAATATAGCTATTACATTCTGGTCTTCTCTTGGTTGTGCCATATCTATTTTTCTACACTTTCTCCTACTGTCCTCATAATAGATGCTAATGATTTCATGTTATTAATACATGACTTCATAGTATTAACTTCTGATTCAAGTGAAGTTATTTTCTCATTAAGGCTTTGTATTTGTTCCCTGTAATAGTTTTCAGCAGTATTGCGCGCATGGTTTACCATACCTATTACTGCAGGTATATCAAATAGTATTGGCTTATGCACATCTCTTCCCAGAAAATAGGTATTTGCAGTTTGGAATGATACAAAATCAATATTATTATATTTACTTTGATATGAAGCTGCAATATGTTGACTAGCAACAATCATTATTGCTTCATTATCACCCGCACCTCTAAGTAAAGCAGTTGTACTACCAACTTGTCTTGGAATATTATTTATCCAGTCTAATTTATCCATATATAATGCACTTATGGTTAGTCCGCTCCTAATTTTTTTTCAGCCTTTACCAAAAAACTTATGTTTAAACCTTATCTCTTTTGTTTTACAGTCCACTCTAGGAATCCACCCTTTACTAAGTAGGCATTTTATATCTTTAGAGTTCATATTACCAAATAGTTATATTGCTGGAATCTACGTAATCACCGCCACTATTTAGTAGGGACTTAGCTATAGCTAAATCATTTTTGATTATCTCGGTAGCAGAGGGATTTCTCAAAGCATAAGCTGGGTGGTAGCAGGCAACATATGGTATAAGTAAATTGCCTATTTTAATTGATCCTATTTTGCCCCTCTCTTGTCCTATACGGAGACTTGGATCCCAAGTACCCTTAATAGCCATTAGGCCATATTTCCCAACAGCGACGATTACAGAGGGTTCTACGAGCCTAATTTGCTCACGCAACCAAGGAGTGCAATTATTAAACTCTTCTTCGGTAGGATCTCTATTCTCTGGAGGCCTACAGCGGAGACAATTAGCTAAATATACTTCATTTCTAGTAACACCAAGCTCACTACCAATTAATTGCATTAGTAGTTTTCCGGCTTTACCAGTAAATGGCTCTCCGTCTTTCCACTCGTTCTCCCCAGGAGCTTCGGCGCAAAGGAGATATTTTGGGCGTGCTGGTCCACAACCAAATACTGGTCTAGGATTGTCTTTTCTAATTTCGCATAGCTCACATTGTGAACATGCTAATTTTAGATTGTCAAGAGTATGACATCCTAATGCTTTGTGTGCTTCGCTCATTTCTTATTATTTGTTATAGCAAACAAATCTTTTAATAGTAATTGCTTGCCTATATCAGGAACTGCCTGCCATTCAGAGTAATTTTTTTTAATACTATCAACTCCGGCGTCTGAATTTGTAAATATGCAAGGATTACATATAGTATCATTAGAAGTACATAATGTAAACATATAATACTCTGCATCTATAGTTTCATCTTCCTTCTTAAGAGAATCTGGGAAAAATGATACAAAATACATTATTAACAAAGACATAAAATAGTCTGTATTTGTAACTAAATCAAATTCATCAATATGTGGTTCAAATATATCATATACTTCTTTTGGGATATAGTATTCAAGAAAAATCTCAGGTACCTTCGTTATAACAAAAATAGGCACCCTATCTTCTTGAGGTGCCTTATATACTTCTAGTGGTAAAATGTGGCCACTATCTAAAAGAAGATGGGGGTCACACATATTTTTAGATGTTAAGAAAGAAGAACAAGATCTAGGCATCTGGTATTTTACCTGTTTTCAGAAATTCTATTTCGTCAGTGCTTAGCTCTCTTATTATTAGCTGCTCATTATTTACTTGTAAAGCAGCATATAGTGGTTTGCATTTGTACGAATATATTTTATATATAATATACCCCCATTTGTCAGAATTTTCATATTCTTCATTTAGACATTCCCACGTTTCTGGTTCAATACCTGGTCTTTGGGCTGCCCAAAATGAAAGTACTATATTAGGCGGTAATTTTTCATCTTCCATTTGAAACTTCTTTTTTACAATACGTTTTAACTAAAAATATTGATGCTTCTTCAGCAGTTTTGAATTCTGGTTTTTTATTAAGCCATTCTTCGCAGTGTTTGTCACACAAGCCTACTTTTGAGTAAAATATGATTGTGGATGGCTTTTTACATTGTTCCCACCCACAACTATCTAAATCATATTCGCTCATCTTTTTAAATATACAAAGATTAGTCTATCATCTATGCGAATGCAATTAATATATTTTAAATCTTTCCCAAGTTCTCCATAGATTTCTTGACCATCAGTAGCAAATATTAAAGTTATTTCTTTTACATCATTACTACTACCATCATGGATTGTTACTAGCGTAACATGATCTTTAAGATGAATTGTATGTCTATCTGCAATTATTAGTGGATAAATTACATCAGCAACATCAATTAAGTCTGATGCTACCAGTATATTTTTTGAAATAACTTCCCCCTCATTTGGAAAGTCTATTTTCTGATGATAATAAAATGTTTTTACAACCATACTCCATCCTTGTTGCAAATATATTCAACTAACATTTTTTCTGATACTGGTTTCATATTCCAAGCATCCACGCCTATATGTATTCTTTTGCGCTCTGACTCCTCTGATTTAATGTTACTGTGAACATGACCATGTATATGTATGCTACCATGTGCTTTTTTATTCCAGCTTAAAAGTGGATAGTGGCACATTATAAGAGGATATTCTTTATTATTTATGGTGATAATGTCTTCATGTATATCACTTTGTATAGTGATATTACTTTTAAATAAATAATCTGGTTGATTATTTAACATCCATGACCAAAAATTTTTGTCATGGTTACCTGGTAATATGCGTATATTACCACATAACTGTGATAATATATTAATAGCTAGTGAAAAGGGTTTATTCCCTTTCCCTAGCATAAACATATCACCTAATACATAAACAATATCATCATTATATACTATACTGTTCCAGTTTTCTATTAAATTATCATGCATCTCTCTAGTAGAACTAAACTTTCTACTAGCATATTTAATTATATTAGCATGATAAAAATGCGCATCTGATGTGTAAAACTTTTGCATTAAAATTCATCACATAATGAAACAGGATCATAGTCTATAAGGCAATAATAATTGCCAATTATTCCTATGTTTCTTGTACATATATCATATGTTTCAAATTCTGTCTTGTTTTGAATTTCAAGACAGATTTCTTCTATAATAGCTTTAGGAACACGCTGTACTAATTCAGCTCTTTCAGTAACATATCCCCAAATTCTTTTTTTCTCAAATGGCCATTCTGCGCAAAAAATATCCTCTACTGGCGCTATTACTGATAGCGAGAATTTACTGCCTACTTTAGGAGCTATAAGGTTTGTTATCTTAGGTATTCTTCTTTGTAGGTCATATGATATATCTCTTACTGTTTTGTCTGGATATAACTTTGCTCCTACTTTTTTAGATAATGGTATGAAAAAGCAATTGCAGCCCATAAGCAGGTTTTTAGGAGGATTTAGTAATACCTGCTTAACTCGGGCTTCTTGTGTCTTATTCCACCTCAAATTCATATCTTATATATATTACCTTTTTTGTCAACCCATTTATAGTTTTTTAGTAATAGATGTCTAGTAGAATATACTTTCCCATATTGAGTATCTTGTACAACTATTACTTCTGCTTTCTTTTTCCCTTTGCTTATTAGTTTAACTTTCATAGTTTCAAGAGTTCGTCTTTTACTGAGCTTGTTATATTTTTCGCAGTTTTCAATCCTGCTTTGTGAACAATTTTCTTCCATACACTACAACCATTCTCAGCTAATTGTACTGTTTTACAAGATTTTTTTACTTCCCCTTTAGCGGCCGCTAGTAAAATTATTCCTTCTGCAGAATTAATATCTATATTGTTTTTTGTAATTTTTTTGTATGATGGTGCTTCGTTTAAAACTACATCATATTCAACTACTAATGGATTAGTAACTTGTCTTGCGTCAGATACTCCACAAACATTATCAGAGGAGTCCGCTTCCCATTCTACCCCGGGTAAAGTTAAAAGCATTATTAGTAAAGTTGCTAAAATCAAAATACAAATTTTCATTACTTTTGAGGTTTCTTTTTCTGTGGTTCTCCATGTATATTAAATACTTCACCACAGACAGTACATGATACCTTACCATTAGACGCAAAATCTTTGAGAGGATTACATACTCTCATTAGATATCCATATCTTTTATCTTGGTATGGATGAGGCTTACAAGTAGGATGTTTTGCTATCATTCAAATATTTCCTAGTAGCGTCCTGTACATATCCAAGGTTTTCACTAATAATTTGACATACTCTACTCTCTGTCAAATTATATTTTTCTCCTATAGTTTTCATGGTAACTTCTTCAACAAAATATGCATAAAGAATTTCGCTATTTCTTTTAGTCAATACCTTATCCTTACCAAAAAATATAGATTTTGCCAAGTCTTCAGTATCTATATAGTCACTAAATGGTATCTCATTCAAAGATACATTTAATATATAAGAAAATATATCATCAATATTTTCTATAGCACTACAAGTATCACTTAAGCAATACTGGCTTGGTATAGCCTCACCAGACTTTGATAGCTTATGAAACATTGTTTTAGGTAGCCATGATGATGATCTTATATAGTCTACCAGTCTAAATCCACATATCATCCTTATCCAGGCTTCTAGTGGAATTTTATTTTCTTCATTATATCTTCTAATGGCTTCTAATAAAGCAGTATATAATTCCTGACATAAATCGTCTTTATCCATATATGCAGGAATCATTTTCTTACTGGCATATGAATTAACTGTTTTAACTACTATATGCCAATATTTTTCTATATCTTCATTAGTTAATGGCGCTTGCTCTTTCAGGCTTTTCATAAATATATTTTGAGTTTTAAGTACTATATGAACAGTAAAAAATATGTTAACAATATATTTGTTTTACATATGATTTTATGCTATTTACTCATTAGTTCACCATCAAGTGATACAAGAGTATTTACAATAGAGCTAAATGCTGTATCGGCAAATTCTTTTCTTGTAATGCCTTTATGTAGATCTTTTGCAATAAATAAGTCATTATCTAGACTTTTAATCGCAGCTCTAATCGCTACCAATGCATCAAAATTAGACGAAGAACTTTTACCAATGCAACATGCATTTGTTCTAATCATTCCATTATATACGTCATTAAGGCGTGAAATAATGGAGTTTCTAGCGTTTTCTTTAATGTACTGGTCGCCATGGTTTTTATCCCATGGGATAGTATCCATAGAACCATTACTATTGCGTTTAGCAATAAGTTTTAGCTTTCCTGGTCTTTTTACGCTTGCAAGAGCAGCATAAATATTCCCATCATCATCCACGCCAATACCTACGCTAACTCCATAGTCTCGTCGGTGGTGGAATTTTACGTTTTCTTTTGTAAAAAAGTGCGTTTTATTCATTGCTAAGCCCTTTTTTGTAAGTTATTTAACAAAGGTAGCCTATATACAATATATAGGCTACCTTGTTAGTCAACTAAACTAGAAAAATTTATTTTTCTCAGATATAGTTATATGTAACAGTAAACTGGCAGCTGCCATCTGCTTCTCCGTAGCAACTCCCATAAGGATCAACTCCCACAGGGGCCATCCAATAATCTATGTCAGCAGCACTATCTTGTGAGTTAACGTAAATTTCCCAGTTACCAGTAGAACCAATAAAGTTTGACCAATAACCACAAGAGCTGTCATATGATTTATTACCAGTAAATGGATTGGCAACACCATTATGCACTAGTATTGTCCTCCCAGAAGATCCACCGTAGTCTTTAGTGCCATCATATGGAACTCTAAGAGTTACATCGTAATCATCATAGTCTGATTGATTTGCAAATATTCCAGAACAGCCACTCCATGGCAGCAGAACTGCTGATTCAGAGAACCCAAAATCACAGTAAGCATGTGCTACGTCTGATGATCCACTAGTTGGGTGAGTAGCCTCAATTGCAAAATATCTATCTTGTTCACTTACCCATGCAATGTTTACATCAATAAGTACTTTTCCCGCATGTTCTGGAGCGGTACCAAATTTGGGAATTAATAGCGATCCGCTCATTGGGTAGCTTACATTGTAAACATACGTGAGTGTACCTCTACTAGGAGTAGTTAATGTATTTGTACTAGAACTTGCTACAGCAGTATCGCATGATGTTGGTAGAACCGCAACTGCGAACACAGCAAAAAAGAAACTCAAAACAATCATAAAATTCTTCAGCATGATTTTTTATCGTTATCTAATCCTTTTTTTAAATTAAACCATTTTATTAAATGGCGCAAAGTTATAGGGCCATGATAAACATGGCCCTCTCCAAATTGTTTATGTAACTTAATATGACAATTGTTGCATAACTTAACAGTTTTGCGTCTAATTGACTTTAACTTTCTATTTGAAATACTTGGGTATAATGCTAGAATATATTCATTTGATAAAGCTTTAGGAACTATATGGTGATAGCTAAAACCTCGTCTTCCTTGTTTCCCGCACCCTCTACAATAGGGGAAACTCTTAGCAGAGCTACGTCTACGGCGCCTTTTGCGCTTACGTGACATATTATAATAAATATATTGGTGCTCCTACTACGATTCGAACGTAGAACAAGGGATTAGAAGTCCCTTGTGATATCCTTTTCACCATAGGAGCATAAACTATTAATTAATATATTCTATTTTTACTTTAGCAGTCCAACGGTGTTCACAATTAAGACAGTAGCAATCTACTCCTAATACGTTGCCTATTGCTTCTGTATCACCTTCATCTATATCATAGTCATCGTAGAATGTTCTAGTTAATTTCCCGCATTTAGGGCATACTACCTCTTCTGGAAGCCCAAGTAAATAGCATAGATTAATATTATTTCCCATTTCTATATTTCTATCCCGGCTAATTTATGTAATACTTTATTTGGATTTATTTCTTCTTCTTTATTCGAGAGCCATTCAAACAGCTTTTTATTTTGAATATAGTTGTCTTCTTTTTTAAAATACATTGCTAATTCTATATCACTTGGTAACTCACATACTTCTTCTGCACATGAAACTGTACCATATGGAGCACCAGTATCATAATGATATTCCCTATCAAGAAATTGGTCGCCGAACTTTGTTCTGATACCAATAAAAGAAGAATCGTTTTTGCTGAAGACACCTAATCTTATATTCCTGCCAAGTATTACATATACATGTCTATCCTGGCATTGTTCTAATGAAATATTATTTAGCCTCTTCATTTCTCATTCTAATTAATTCTAATTTCTGTTTTAAGTCTTCTAATGCAAATAAATATGCATCAATTGCTTTGTAATTAAATAACATTTGTGCTATAGAACTAGCGTCAGTATCTGGATCAGTAGTTTTCATAGTAACCATGAAAGTTTTGCCATTGCCATCTTCGGGATAGCCAAATACAAGATAATTATCTTGTGTATCTAAATCTTTGCTTTGTACCAAAGTAAGATCCATATTGCTGGCTTCTTCTTCAGCTTTTTTTCTACGCTTTTCTATGCTCATAGTTTAGTATTCATCTCTTTCGCGTATTTCGTATTTCATAACTCTGTCCCAAAACACGTACGAGATATTCCCGTTTTCTCTTAAATATAAAATATTATCTCTCCATGAATCAATAAAACCATGATTACATGCGTTTAACCACTCATCAGTATAATACATTACTATATACTTGTCTCTTGAGTTTCTTACGTCACTTGGGACATTTTTATTAGAGCACCCGACAAATATAATAGTTGAAAGTATAAAGAGTAGTTTGTTCATGATAAAAATCTATTTCATAGGTATGTAATAATTAAGCCATTACTAAGGTTTCCGCCATAACCAAAAGCAGGAGTTCTATACATATATTGTACAGATAGTACTGGGAAATTACTATTTAGCGGCCCATTATATTCTGCATGCCCAAATTCATTTGTTAAAGCAGTATGAGTATGTTGTACATTTCCCCAACTGCAGCACAGTTTATTATTATAGAAAGGAACTGGTTCTCCAAGTGGAGGGTTCCAAATAAATAGGCCAAATTCATTTGGCGTTGCATTATCTACAGTTAAATGGACTACATCATTATCATGAGTAGCCGTAAGAATAGCACCTGGTGTTGACTGATCACAACCAGGAGTAATTGATAGAATTGTTAATAGAATCGAAATCATATTATTTCCTTATATTTTGTTTGCCCCATTCTTCTAAGAGGCCCATAACGAATTTACATTCTTCCATAACTTCTTGACCTTTCCAAGAATTACCTTCAGAAGATTCCCAGCAATCCATTTCTGTATGGCCATCATCTTCTAGTAGGTGTTCATGCATAGTTTCTAAAACATATTGTATGATACTATTACGTAAAGCAACATTATGTTTTGTATCTTCTTCTTCTTCTTTTATCGTTTTCAGCAGTTTAATTGCTAATACAGCAGCTCCATCTTCACGTTTATGATATACATATGTCCCATCATCTACATGGTAAATATGTTCCCCATTATCAGCTGGTCCTTTGTTTACAGCTGAACGTGCCATAACTGGCTGACCATTAATTAGAATTGCTACTGAAATCATGTAATTTTTTCTACTCGTACAGATGGATATTTCTCTTTTAACCTTTTACAACATTCTTCGCATACAGTTGATTGTAAACCTAAACTACCAAAGAAATATAATGCTGGTTTATTGCATGTTTTAACTACAGGATCTTTACCAACTACATCAATAGATATAGTTGCTTCACATTTATATTTACACATTTTTATCTGTCTGATCCTCATCCTTGTGGGGGTTCAGTGCTGCACGAGCGGCTATTGGCGCGTCGTTGATCTCTGCATAGTCTTTGATTGAGATGTATCTCAAGCCAGGCATTAGGGTCTCGTAGACGGTCAGCATTCGATGCAACGCGGCCTCCAGCGCGGCGATGCGCAGTTGAAGCCCTGCGATCTCGTCGCCATCCATCATGAAGATGGATGGTAGCGCGCACTGGTCGCAGTCCTTCGGCTCCGGGAACTGCGGCATCTTGCGTATGTTCGGCTCCATCACTCTTCTTCCCGCCTATCATGGGGCTCCATTCCACAGAGAACGGCGGCAGTACGACGCCGATGCTGACACTCGTAGTGGGTGCAGTCCTGGTGGTGGGCCATCTCTGCAAATGGGCGAAGCGCCTCCCGCAGTCGCTCGTTCTCGGTCTCCAGTGCCGCAGCGTGCCACGCCAGATCCTCCTGGTCGCACTGTTCCAGATCCATCAGCACGCGCTCGGCCATCCATGTCGAGACGGTCCCTTCGCAGACTATCCATTACTCAATCCCCTCCCCATCTTGGGACTCATCGAACTCGGCGACGGCGCGGTGGGCGACTACACCCTCACATTCCGCTGGCATGATTTCGCCGGGCTTGGCTGCTAAGTAGCGAGCCCATGCCCTGTGCTCCTCCTCCAACAGTTCCAACCGCCCCCGCAGCCGCTCGACCTCGGCCTCTGCTGCGTTGGCACGCCAGATGTTGTCCTCGGCTTCGGCAACGCGCAACTCGTACGCAGCTTGAAACCGGTCGCGCTCGCCCACCAGCGCGGCGATGCAGCGATGCTGTTCATTCAGTCGGTCCACAGCTTTCCTCCCGTCCCGGTTCCACGTTCTGTCTTCCGGCTCGGTGAGGATGCACTCGAAGCTCTCTGGGCCGAGTAGCACCTCATAGTCCTCATCGCATTCGGGGAAATCAGGGTCTCCATAGAAGGCTATCCGATAGACATCTTGGCTAGTCACTGGGCCTCCTCCCTCCCCTCGTAGGGGTCCTCGCCGTGAATCTTTATGGTCCCCGCCGCAGCAACTAACCGAGAAAGCTCGCGTCCAGAAAAGCCGCCAATCTCGCAGTTGAGCGCCTTCGAGATTCCACTATGAGGATGAGACCATTCCCATCGCAGGTTCCTGCTGTAATCCTTTGTAATTTTGCACGACGCTCCGGGCATCGTAGTTAAGAGAGCTGCTACCAAGCGTGCAAGGCGAGCTCGTTGTTCATAGAGCCTTGCGTTCTCTCGCTTCATGGAGAGGATCTCCTCGGCGACTTGGGTCATGTTGAGGTCGTCCATCACTCCCCCTCCTCGCACGACTCAACCGCCTTCAGCGCCCTCACCACAGCCAACCATGAGTCCGCCTGACAGGACTCGTCGTAGGAGTCCGGCGACTCCTCGCGGTTCCAACGGAGCGCGGCAATAAGATCGCGGTGAAGGTCCTGGGGGGACTTCGCATTGGGCATGAACGGCTCAACGGCGACCCACCATTTGCGATAACTGGAAACGTCGCCGTCTTCAGGCCGTTGCTCCCATACCTCTAGTCGCTGTCTTTCCGCCACGCTCGTAACAATCAGCCGCTGAATCTCAGGGGAGTGCGGGCACTCGCGGAGTTGCGTTTCCAGCTCGGAGATGCGGGCGTCCTTCTCGCAGACCTCGCACGACCGCGCAAGGTGCCCGTGCTCGCAGACAGCGGCAGTGGAGGGAGACGCGCCCGGACCACCGCTACGTAGTGTAGTCGCACCCCCCTCCGTGTTCTCGTGCTCGATGGCCAGCCCGAGTTCAACTGCCACGCGGTGCTCCAGTGTCGCGCCCCGGGATTTCTCCCATCCCTCCAGCAGGTAGATCGCATCACAACCAAGCAGCGCGCGCAGGTCGTGACGCATATATTCCTCCCACGTCTTGCACTGGCCCTCGATGTCCATCGGGGACACGACGGACCACCCCTCCCGGCGCAACCGTTCAGCCGCAGCGTCGAACGCACATCGATTATTCTCGGGCATCCCAGTGATGGGGCCGCTGATGTAGATCGCTGTCTTCTCTGGTGGAAAAATTTGCATTTTACTTACAATAGTAAAATCTTTCAGCTTTCCTGGTGAAGCCCAATCAATACCTTTTATAAAAACTTCGTTGTTGTCTTTATAAATCTTAGCTAACTGCCAAGATGAACTAGTATAAAACTTTACCCAGTAAAATTCATTCATTTTATTTCTTAAAACCTAAATCAAATACTTTATCATTCTTAAAACTATCAAAAGCATTTGTATTACTATTCCATCCATCTGCTCACCATAAATATTCATGAACATTTGTTTTAATACAAACAGTAGAGTTTTGTGTAAACATAAAATAATGTCCAGCTAGCAAAATACAGAATGACTTTGTAATTGATTTATTTTCCCCAATTTAGAGGTGGTGGGCTCTGTTGGGTTCGAACCAACGACCTATCGCTTCACGTTTGTGCTAGTTTCCTAGACTCCGTGGACTATCTCACCACCTCCAGCTTTACCTGCTGAGGTGCGGGACGCTAATGTGGTAATTAAGGAGACTAAACTCCTCCACTAGTCTCTGCACCTTCCTATAGTGTACTATAGGCTTGGCTCAAGATTATCATAGAAGTCCATATGATTTTGCCCATTTTCTAACTGCATTATCAGATACATTATATTTTCTACCGAGTGCAAGCATCGAAGTAGTTTTTAGTTCCTCAGCAAGTGTTCCCTTGCTAGGTCTTTCAACTATTCTTTTGTCGAGTGCATTACACTTGGTAGAGCAATAAATGCTCTGATCAGTTTGCAAAGTTAGACCACAGACTTTACATACTGGGACTCCCTTAGACTTCCCTGAATTCATCCCGTTCTCACCATTTGATTTCTCAAATGGGGCACCTGCTTCAAGCCAGCTATGTAGTCTTGCGTGTTGTGATTTAGTTAGGATTAGTAAATTAGAGCACCTATTATCTTCCCTAATACCATTTAGGTGATGTACAACTTCATCTTTATGAAGTTGTCTTCCTAATGATTGTTCGGCAAAATAAATGTGTTCATATACCCATCCTAGCCAGTTCTCACACTTCATCGAGCTTGGGTGATCTGGCATATATATCACCCGATACCCGTTTAATATTCGGACTTTTATAGCTAACTCGTTAGATTCTTGTTCTTTCATGCAGATATTATCGTAACATCTACATGTGAACCTTAAACCTAAGTTCAGATGAGGCGATTGCTCTAACCGACTGAGCTAAGAGCCCTTATTTTTAAAGATCTTACTACGATTACTTAAAAGAGTATACCAGAAGGAGAAATTTTCATTCGTTAAATCGTTTCATTAATCATCATTCTTCGGACCATATTAGTAATACCAGGATTTACATATGATTTAATTACTGGTACTACATGACTGCGCAAATTAGTGCGCAGATCGTCTCCTACGCTACTAATAGTAGTAATAGAATTGCGATCGCACCAACTGATAAACCTATACTTAGGAGTAAGTCTAAATGGTCTAAAGATGAATGTGTCATATTTTTCAGAGTATCTAAAGTACGGGATAACACTAGAAAACCCCCTTTTTAGTGTGCTAATAATATATTCTTCTACACAGTCATCAAGATGATGACAAGTAATTACTGGTATATTTTGACTATGCAACCATTCATATCTCTCTTCCCTAAAGTAAGCTTCAGAAGTATCTGAGCTATCTAAAATAACTCCTTCTTTATAAGAAAGATGGTGCGTACCACAATAATTTAAAACGATTTCTCTGCCTTTCCTGCTTTCCTGAGTTCCATGGTGAAAGAATAGTGCGGTTACTTCCTTTTTCCCCTTTCGTAAAAAGTCAAGTACCGCCATACTATCAGGCCCACCACTAACAGCTACTCCTACTTTATTAGGGATGGTTCCTTGGATTTTAATCATTTTCTCTTATTCCTTCCTTCATCCATTAATACCATCGCTTGGCAAGCTTCTAGCAATGTTTTAACATGATTAGGATACAAGAAAAACTCTACTATTTCTCTTTCACATTGTCCACAATATATTACATTATAGCCCATTAGTTCTTCTTCAGTCATACTAGGAATGAAGAATATATCAGAGTTCATAAAGCAATCATCGTCACAATGAGCAGATAGTATTTCTGGATATTCTTCTTGTAACTTGAATAATGCTTCTGCTGCATCAAGTGGAGATAAATCTTCTATTGCTCTTTTTGCTTTATGAATTAGCCAATGTAGTTTAGAAGTTCTATCTACAAAATCTAAAGGGTTATCTTCTTTCATTTATAATCTACCCATTGTTCGATGTAAATACTCTCTCCGCCAGTAGTTCCATCCTCATTAAGAATAACATTACCTATACCTGTAAAGGGATATACTTTTGCATAATATCTCCCTTCCTAGTTCACTAGGCATAGGACATTCGCTTTCTTTCATCCAACGCGGGCTTTTTTGTTCATTTTGCCTTGTTAATCTTTATTATAATACTTATATTCAAGTGGTTTTTTCTTCTAAAAGATCATTAATTTGATCTTTTAGCTTTCTAAGCATTCCTTCTGTAGTAAAAATAGATTCGTGTCCTTTAGGAGAGTCTTCTGCAATATTTTCTGGGACTTCTCCAAAAGGGAACCAGCCCCAAGAAAGCTGGTATATCTTTTCTGTTCTATCAGAATATGTATCCAAACGCTCAAATCTTACATAAATAGGCCAATAAAAATCTCTATTAGTAAGTTCTACGTAATTATTTTCTTCTTTATTCATCTTTAGTCCCACAAATCAAAAATGTCCCGATAGCTTTTTCAAAAAAATCCAGTTTATTTCTCAATTTTTCTTAGATTATCAGGAATATTATTTATGGAATCCACGGTCATTATTAAGATAGTTAACCATTTCCTCTTTACTCAAATTATTCCACATACTATTTTGGTCTCCAAAAATTCTATAATTATTTAAAAGGAAACCAGAAATATAAAACCTTCCACACATTTCAATTAGATACCGAGGATAACCCTTCATAAAGAACTTAAAACCAGGTTTAATATCATCAATAGAAAATATAGGTTCTGCTTTTCCTAATTCTTTTTTAGCTTCTTCTAGTTCACGCTCAGCGGCTTCAATGCGTTTTTTGATTTCTTCTACGTTCTTCATTAATTAATCTCCGGGAAAGTTACACAATGCCTACACCCTTCAACCTCAGTAGCCAAAAGCTTTTCTCTAAATCTCTTTACTTCTGTAGAGTGCCAGACATCAATAAAAGAATCAAATTCCAGTACGTTTACAGGTTTCCAATCTAGCTCATTCTCTGAGAAGCTGCAATTCCAATACTCCCCAAGCACATTAATATAAGCAGAGAATAAAGAACTTTCACAGCTTTCAGAGAGAGAAAGGTATCTTTGTAGCTCCCCTTCATTTAGTTCCCCTGAGATATTTTTAATAGCGGCTTCAAATTTTGGAGCAGAGCAACTATCAAAACCAATTAGCCTTCCTTGAACTTTTCCTTTTTCAGTGGCTACGATAAAAGAACTACTAGAACTGTTACTTACAAATCCGTTTCTAATTTTCATAAATTTTATCCCAATTAGCAATTTTTTCAGGAAGACTTTTTGCTTTAATTAGAGTTAAAGTAGAAGAATAGCCATCTGACCAAACTAATCTATCATGCATGATTAGGTTGTTCTAAAGTCCAACCAGAGCTTTCTACAAATATTAGAGCTTTGTCTATTGCATCCTTATAAGTATCAAAAGGCCCATAGCGTTTATCGTTATATATAATTACATACATTTTATTTTACCTAGTAGTGGTGGCCAGTGGGGGACTCGAACCCCCACGCCCAAAAGGACATTAGATTTTGAATCTAACGCGGCTGCCGATTACGCCAACTGGCCACATTACAAATATTTTATTATCTTACTATCTCTCTAATTATTTTGCCATTTTTAGTTGTATACAAAACTCTTTTGATACCTGCCTCTTTAATTCGTTTCATACAATCTTTACATGGTCTACTCATTTGAGTACCATTTAATCTACAAACAAAAAGTTTGGCGCCTACCAGAGAAATGCCGCGATTTTCCGCCCAATCAATTGCCATCATCTCGGCATGTCTACCATTAGAATAACCACCACCTCTTGGGTGAGGCGTATAATCATTGTACCCAGTAGATAGTATTCTACCACCCTTGTAGATTACACAGCCATGTTTAGATTGTCTACACGGGTCACCCTCCTGTTCAGCTACTTTCTGTGCTTTGTTCTTGATCTTTTTCTTCATGTAATTTCTTTTGTTCATTCCAATAATTCATAGCTGATATCATATTTTCATCTTTAGCTTTTCTTTCAGGGCCACATGCTAAAAACAATTGTTTTACTTTATCTGATTTAATATTATCTAAGTAAGGTGCTTGTGGCCTCATTCCTCTTACTTTTGAAGCAAATAGATCAGACAAATAAATATATGCATAATCAAAGTCATCTTTTCCGTCTTCATCTAGAGCATTCCTTGCTTCTTCTAAAAGATGGACATTTTCTGGCGTAACTTCTTCACAATCTGCAGAAGCTACACCAAAAAGTATCATTACAAATTGCTAAGATCCTAAATTTAGTTTCATCTCTTGGTCCATAACGCCAAAAGAATTGTTCTCCACAGAATGTGGTAGCATCAAAAAAACCTTTGATAAGGTTCTAGTTTATCCATGATATAAAATTAGAAGACCCGGAGTAAAACTTCCGGGTCTTCCTTCTAAACTATGTAGATGATGTTCTAGGTCCCGTAAGTTACAATAACAGTAATTTCTTCAGTACCATTATTTGATGCTGAGAAAGAACCACCACTAAAAACGGATTTATATTCACTTTCTGCATGGAGATACAGTCCGTCTCCATTCTTCAATCCGTCAAGGATGGTAGAGTCTGTAATTACGGATCCTACGGTAAAATCACTAATAGACTGCTCAGTTTGTCCACCAGAACCAGTAAAATCTGGATTTGATCCATCGTAATCTGTTACACCATCATAAGGCCCTACAGGATCATAACTTGCTCTTACGGTTACGCATTTTTGAACATCAAAGAAGTCTTTGTGAGTTGCTAAAGTATTAGAAGGACTTGTCCAATAAGCTCTATATTTAACAAAAGCATCCCCCTCAGTACCTAATTCAGACGGGTAAGGGAACCTTCCCCATGCTTGGTAGTCCCATGATTGATATCCTGCGGCAGACGACATACCAAGGCCTTCTACTCCTGACCACCAATATACATCTGCTGCAATAGTAACTTTGACCCAAGTAGCATTTGCTGGAAGATCTCCAATATCTACCCAAGGGTCTGAACACCAACCAGGGTTACTAAGTGTTACCCTAATTGTTCCTGGAATAGGTGTTGGTGATGTAAAAGAACACAAAGTGAGCGTAGCCGTAGTTGCTAGCGTAGCAAGTGACAAAATTAGTTTCTTCATATGTTAAACAGAATCCTCCCAAACTTCTCTAGGTAGATAGTTCATTGGCTGGCTACCGCCAGCATCCACTTGTCTTGCAGAACCCATCGTTAACCAATATTCTAATGTTTCTCCAATAAGATCTTTGAACATTAAATGTGTAAAAGGAACCTTATCTCCAGTACGCCTACCATCAGGAGTAATATATTTCTGAGGATAGGTGCCAACAAAGTTCATTAAATTATCATATTGAACTTGTAAACCTGGTCTTAATTTCATAGCTAAAGCTAAGAAATGTAATTCAAAACACGCAGCTATTTCTATTCCAGGCATAGATGGTTGCATAGTTGTCATATATGGAGATGGACAACTACCAGATGCTGCAAGTTTCACTATATCTTCTAATAATTGAGAAAACTCTGATTCTGGTTCTAATGTCCATACTAATCTAGCGACGTGAGCAAACTCACGTCCTAGTCTATAGCTGGGGCCGGGATTTTCCTCTAAGTGATCTTTTATTTGCCTAGCTGTCCAATAATAGCTAGGTTCATAGTCTCTATTTGGATCAGGATACCAAGCTAATTTTAAGTGATTCATTAGCCAACTAAGATAGTCTTTGGCAAATGGATCATCTTTAAATATTAAGGCGGCCCGGTATGCTCTATGGAAATGCTGGCCGTCATGTCTTTGGTACTCTGCTAAATTCCTAACTCCCTGCCACCATTCTGCAGCACAATCTAAATCATAACTATATCCAGCAGGTGGTATAATAGTTTGTAGACTATACTTTGGTGAAGATTTCCAACCTGGATTTGCATACTCATCTAAATAATATGCAATTGGATTACGCTGTGCTGTTGCAAGCATTTCATCCCAGGCTCTTTTATAGCCTGTTGCATGCATACGCCATCCAAACCAGTTTGGGTCTATTCCTTGTCCGCCATACATCCATCCTAAATGGTGCCAATATAAATTATATGGACCAATAGTAGCTAATGCTATTGGATGTGAAACCATCTTCCCTTCAGACCATGTCGGGCACTTTAAAATAGGATACTTGGCTTCAAAGTAATTTTTTGGATTGCCCGACCAGAAGGTTTTTGTCCATATACCTCCTGGCAATATACCCCACTTATCACTATGGATATATGATTCACCACCATCTATCCTAATTGAAATCCCTTGTAATGGTGCAAAATCATTGTTTTCTTGACCATTAACAATTGCTATTGTGTGTTTATATGTTCCACCAGCTTCATCTCTGTAAACTATGACGTTAAGACCGTTTAGTATTTGTGCATTACGTTCTGCGTTTCTACCAGTAGTTATTTTGTGTCTTTTGCCAAATTCATCAGTAAATGAAGCCCTCAAAAGGGGCTCTTTCATGAATTAAAGTATTTCCTGTTTTATTCTAAGATTATTTTGTTTATCAAGGTTCAATAGATAAGAATCTCTATCCCAGTTGTTTGTAATACGATTGCATCTATCTACTAATTCCGCTTGTGATATTTCATCGCTATAACATGTATCGTTAAAAGCTTTATTGAATACATCAGCATCTTGTTTAAAAACATTTACCCAAATAGAATGTGCTTGTTCTCTTGTTAACCTATTAAACTTAATAATATCAAATAGTCTGCCTTTGCGCAAAATAGCATCGTCTAGATTGGATATAACTTGGTTTGTTGCAATAATAATCTTGTTATCAAAAGAGCTAAATACACCTTGGCCAAATGTAAGTATGCTGTTTAAAACATTATTTCTAGAAGAGCCATTGGCTGGCTTCTTTAATAGAGAAGCATCAAAATCATCAAATATCAGTAAGTGAGTATCATCTGTTGCCATACTTGTCCAAAATTCTTGGTTATTAATGACATTTTCATCTTTTGTATAGGTACATACAATATCTCTTTTGTATGCTTCTACACATATTTTCCTAATAAACGATGTTTTACCCGTACCTGGTATGCCTTCTAAGATTAATATAGGTGCATCACTACTAAAAAATATGCTTATTAGTTTGTCTACATTTAGCTCTGGATACAATTCATCAGTATATTTAAAAGCTTTAAGTTCTTTTAGAATGGAACAAGTTTGTAAACCATAATTATTAACATAACTTACATTTATACTAAATGAATTTTGTTTATCTTCTTCTTTAATTTCAAAATGTAAGGTTAAATATTCTAATATTTCACTGCCAATAGTTTCATTATTGCACATTACAATAATGGGGAGAACTGTGGTTTCTTTTGCATCTTTATCAAGTAATACTTCTGTATTCCCCAACGCTATGACAAAATCAACTTGATGCTTGTAAATATTTTTAATGGAGACTCTAATATATTTATATTTGTTATCGTTTAAGTTAAGGGAGATTGGATCATCATAAGAAAACTTATCAGAATTAGGACTTCCTACGTCTAGTCCAAACTTTTGACGTATATACTTTACATTTTTATAAAGAAATGAAAATGAACTAGCATTTTGTTCTTTATCAATAAATGATCTAATATATTTTAATTGTGTATAAATAACAGACCTATACCACAATTCCCTATTAGGATCAACAGTTAGCGTAAACTCATTATTAAATCCTTCCATACTATATGTGTATGAAACAGAGTTACATAAAGGAAGTGATTCTTTGCTAATAAAAGTATTAAGTAAATCAACTGCATCTTTGTCGGTCATTTTAAGTTTCTTTTTTCTTTTAGTTGACATATTGTATGTTAATAAAAATAGGCAGGACTTTTTGAATCCTGCCTATAAGTGGAGTTTTTCTCTCCACGGCGAAGAACCTTGCCTACGAAGGCGAGGTTAGTTTCTATAGTAGATTATTTCTCCCTTCAGTGTTGCATGTGAAGCGTAATATACTTCAGTCAACCCAATAATTGATGCAGTAAATGCTGTCCAGCCTTGACAATCCAATTGCAGTCTAATGGTTGGAGTGGTAACACTTACTTGTATTGGTTCTCCATATACAAATGGATCACTACCTTGAACATCATGGTGACTTCCACCGCTAGTTCCTTTGTAGTCTTTTACTCCATCAGCTGGTGTATAAGGAAATACATTTTCGCTATTGTAGGCATATGCAATTTTGCCATATGATCTGGCTGCATCTACCAACTGATATGTGGTATTCCCTACTACCATAGATAGCGTACAATCCCAATGATTGTCAGAGATTTCATCTAGGTCATCTCTGTCAGGCCAATGTTTATTATTATGATTTGGCCAATACCATCCTGCTGCTAGCTTTCCTTTAGCGTAAGTATCATAGTTCATATACTCAATGCCAATAAACCAGTCTACCTCTAGATCTACACCAGCTTGTAAGCTAGTATAAGTTCCCCATTCTGGTTTAAAACCTGGAAAGACTAGTGTTGTAGGAAAACAACAAGATGCTGGATCATGTACAATAAATGGGATTACTACTTTAGTTGGATCAGACAAGTCTGGAGTACCAATTTCTACATTTTCATTACTCCATTCTTTATTACTTTGTAATTGAATAATTTCAGACTCTACTCTTGGTAGAATAGAAAAATATGTTTTTGTGTTAACTAAAGGTAGTACAGTAAGTAGGCTTAAAAAAATCATTTTATTTTTTTTCTATGGGTAAATTCATAGGTGTAACTTATGATGATATGCTGGTTTTATGCAGTAAAACCAGCAAAACTGCTTGGTTGATTTTTAATGTAAGTGACCCAGACGAACACCAAGAAACTTGGGTTTTACAATAGTAGGGATGAAGTTAACTTCAACCTACGCTGGAACTCTAGAAGTGGAATAGTGTATCGTTTAGGGGCTATTCCTACCCGCCGTACATATTGTACGATCTTTCTTATACCACAACTTCTAGAGTTATTTGGCGGCAGCCTTAGCTGATGGTAACACTGTTATGATGACCATGGAATATAACTATCTAAATACCATCAGCCTTATACAGGCTAGCATGGTCTAGGGCTGCCCACCTGTGCTAATTGGTAGGACCCGCTACGTCAGCGCACTGACACCGGGGCTTAGGGATTTTGCTGCATCCCTGCTGCGGCCGAACCTACCTCACCCTCCTAGTTATCCCTAATTCTAGGTTTAATGGCTGTTAGGGCAGCCTCCCCGTTGTTCACCCAGCAGGGATCTGGGAAGTTGAGAAGATACTAGCCTTATCCATCCTCTTGTGGACTAGTTCATCAAGAGGCCTCGCTCTCAACTGTGTCATTAGATGTAAAGTAGGCTGAGACTACACCTACTAACTGACCGGTCTTGGTGCCCGTATGATTATAACTTAGGCCTTATCCACCAACCTATGTTGGTATCCAGTCACAGCAGCCTTTTTGAATAGGTGGCGGTTCCTATGTGCTGTCAAACTACTCAATAGCTTTCATTAAGCCAACGCTGCCGCGCTGTTCGTATTGCTACCTACTACTCGCTGTCCACTATCAACACAATCATCCTTCCGGGAATCATGTGCCTGTATTCATCCGAAGATGTACAGGATTATGCTGCTTTCGCTTGACATCCGGCCAGGTTTGTGGTTTCTTCTAGTTTGTAGGCAGGACTCGAACCTGCAACCTATCGTTCCTAAAACGACTGAGCTACCAATTGCTCCACTACGTTTACGTGAAGACCCCCTGGCCGAATGGTTCCTATATCTTTTGGATATAGAAATGCCAAGGATCTTCTAATGGCTACCTATTAGCTATAGGTTTAACCGGTTAGTATGGACTTTGTCTCCGACTTCATAAAATCCACCGGAACCAAAGCACCAAGTAACTGCACTTCGCCTTTTGTTGCTATCCTTCAGACTCTGTGCTACCCTTTGTCTCTCATATATTCACTAGTTTGCATCCTATCCTCCTTGCGGGAGGAAATTGACCTGATCACCGTTGGCCACAGGCACTTGTCGGCTAGCGTCATATTTATTCACCCCAGGAGGGTAAACTAGGAGACTCGGCTTGCATGAATGGACCAAAATTAATTGGCGGGTTCCTCGTAACGCAGAATCCCTTTGGGCATATTACTATGCTTGTCCTTAGCGACATCATGCTGCCGTACACTTACTCGCATAAGTGAGTAGTGTACTAGTTGTCAAAGAGTTTATTCACGCTCTCTCTTTGAGAGCTTAATTGAAAAAAGAATTTTCTTTAGTGAATATCGTTCTATTTCCCACTCTTATTTAAGTTCTAATACTTCTTGACCTTCCCAAAAATCATTTTCATATGAATCCTCCCATATGTCCACAATCTTTGTCCCTATATCATCCTTTTCTTCAAGAAGTTCAATTCGTTCACGTTCTAGGATAGCCTTAATAATACTATTGCGTAAGGTTGCTCTGCGATTAGTATCCATTTTTAAATACTACTTAAGAATTAAATACTTGTACTTTAATTAGTTTAGGAAAGCAAGTGTGTGAGAGCCACTGCCAACCAGCAGACATATTAATGTCTTCGATTGGTTCAGCTGGTTCAACTATATTATTCATTACTTTTAGGGCTTCTGCCCTTTGTTTTTCATTCAGATCCTTACATAGGATTTCTAGTTGTTTTACTACTCCTTCCCTAGTTGGCTTACCAAGAGTTCTTACTATCACATTCCCAGTACTAATAGGAATTGTAGTAACAAATTGTAGTTTGTAAGTCATTTCCTCTTCCTTTTATCTAAGTACAGTCTTACAAGTTGTTCAATAGTATATTGATCATTTTTATTGTTTATTACAGTATAAAATATTTCTATTGCCTGAAATGCGGTAATGGGAGCTATTATAAGAAAATAAATACCAACAAATATTGTAGTAATACTATGAATTATTGCTATAATAAATAATATAGCAATAAATATAGTATCAATCAGGAGTTTTTTCACCTTTTTTAGCATCGTCTTCTAACCAATTTAAGCGCATATTAATGTGATTAATGTCCATTTTTACTTGTTTTAAGTCTTCTACAAGTTTTAACACATCAGCAAACAATTTAGAATGTGCTTCTACTTGTTTATCAAACCTAAATTCAAGCCTTTCTAGTTGTTCCATATTAGGGCGAGGTGCCTTTGTAGATAGTAAAAAAGTTGCTATTACATTATCTTAGTAGCAGTACATCTACTATATTTAGTAGGCATCGTGTTTCTGTTAGATCTGGATGGCGTAATCGGTAAATTGTAAACAATACGCCGATGTAGATAATAATGGCCATCATAAGCTATGTTATCAAATCACGTTTTTTCATTATATTGTTACCAGCTTACCTGGCCCAATAAACTTTCAGCTTCTGGCGAGTACATATACCTAAGTCCAAGAAGCAGGACAGATAGTACTGTTGCTTGAGTTACTGTACACATAAATGCTGTGGGTCCAGGACCCAAAAGCATTGAGAACATGACGAAAAGTAGTGCAGTCAGCGCAATGTCAGCTGCTAGCATATGTTTCGCCATCAGTCTTTTTAACCATACTGGGAACTTGTTGACCAGGAACCACAGGGCCATTGTTGACACCAGGCCCATAAACATTCCTGCCTGGATAAAGCCCCCAACAACAGTTGCGAAAAGGAGCGAAGCTCCAATTACAACAGGGAAACTATTCTTTAGCAGTAGTTCTTTCATTTTCCTCCGTTCACTTGAAAATAAAAGTAGCCTTCTACTTTTACGCAGAAGGCTACTGTGTAGGCTGGCGTCTTTTATGCTATTCTCTACACCTACCGATAGAGGCTAACAGGGTGTTGATTGCTTATGTCAGCACGCCAATGACCTAATGCTACCGTATTTTGGTAGCATTAGGTCACAGGAAAAAAGAATGGTGGACAGACTATTCTTCGAGTTTGTCCATCTTTTGGTTGGCAGCATTGCTGCTGCCAGTCACTTTCAGGTTAGTCCAGAAAGCGGTCTCGGAGTCTGGCGAACCAGACGGAGACAAGATGACCAGCATGCGCCCCGCACTATAGCGGGGTTTGCTGTCGCCAAAGAAGTCCTGATCAAACCCTTGAGTAGAGGGTATCTCAAGGATCGCTTGGAGAACCTGGTTGGTCTCAGCGTTGCACATCTCGATTGCCTCACTAAAGGCAATCGCGGGAACGCGCGCATCTCGGAGCTGCTGGGCAAGCTTTTGGGCGTGGACGCCACGTTTCAGCTCAACGAGCGGAATAGACCACCAAGTTCCTCGTTCGCGTTTAACAGGATTTAATGTGGCAACGTCAATATTGCGCATGCCGTCTCTAGTCATCTTGTTGATAGACAAGCTACCAACAAGTTTTTGGTCATCACCAATGATTTTGGCTGCTTCATTCAGCAGCCTGACACGCCGTGTGGACATGAAGATATTAATACCTTCATGCCCTTCCGCAGCTATCTGGGGAGCGGACTTGGAGAAGTAAGCTTCGAAGGTCTTTGCGATCTTATCAACAACGTTCATCAGAGGTTCTTGGTTAAGAGTTTTGGAAGAGCGACCAAAGCCGCTCAAGAAAGTCGCAACAGAAAAGGGAATTTTCAAGGTAATTCATTCAAGGTACACAGGTCCAAAGTTGCTAAAGAACTCAGGATCAATTAGGCTATTTAGCCATTTGTATCCCTTGCTAACTGCGAGCTTATTTGTGAAAATATCAAAATATCTCTTGATATAGTGATAGTCATCTTCATATGATTCACATAGAAGCTCCCATGCGGTCATTGGATCATTTGCAATTACGATGATTGCTTGACCGTCGTTTCTATTGAAGGCAAATCTTTTCATTTATATCCTGCTATAGCCTACTGTTGTTTGTGGAATTGCTTCCCCGACAATGTCACAAAACAACACTATTTGGACATTCTCACGCTGTTCTTGTTTGGGGAATCTTATCATGAATGAGCCAGGAGGGATATTGACTACCCAGTAAGCTTGGCGCACATAGTGTACTTTTTCGCCTACTACTTTCCAGCCCCAGTTAACACCTGTCCAGAATGGCTCTTTTTCCTGTGCAGTTTCCGACTTTATACACGTTTTCACTGTTCCTTTAGCAACCTTGCTAAGGAACGTGCTCACTAACGTGCTACCAAACGACGGACAATAGCAATATTTCCCTTGTGGATGGTATTCTTTACCCTTTTCGGGTGAAAGCTGATAGCTTCCCACGAACGGAATACCTCCACTAACGAACTTCTTGAAGATATGTCCGTTGACTGCTTCTTCTTTGAACTCCTGTTTGGGAGTCCACCATCTGTCAACAAATAGTGGATGGTTCCCGTCAAACAAGATACCCACCCTGGGGTACCAGGCACCTGCTCTATTGTACATAATAGGTAGATACTTTTTTTTCTCGGGTATCACATCAAAATCATCAATATCAACTCCGCTGAGTTGGTATTGGATTCTGCTAATCAGGGGTGAAATGTACCATTCGCCCTCTGATTTATGAATTGAAACAATGTTGCGGTCTCGCATCCAACGAAGTGTTGGAACGAGTATTGCATTTACTGGGTGGGCTTCCTTGTCATACATCTTCCACTCACCTGTCAGAAAGTCAAGCTTTCTGAGTGGGAGTGACGAAAGAGCTGTTTTCGGTTTACCCTTTTCCAGATCCTCTTCCTGGTTCCGCCATAACCAAAAGAGGATCTGTTCCACATTGGGGCCAAAGCCTTTCTTGGGGATTATAACATCACAAATGGATGTAACCCTGTAAACATTGGCGGTTTCTGCCCCATATGGCTCATCGTTGTTCCAGGTGTTTACTGGAGTGTTAGGATACAATGCTTGTCGCATTATACTGATTTCATAATTGGCTTCCGTGGCAACAAGCTGCCATCCGTCCTTAAATCTATGGAATTCTCCATAGTACTCAGGACCATTTGGTACTACAGAGTTTTCACCCAACTCTGTAAAGACAACAGACTGGCTGGTAATATCCCAGCAGTCGTCTTGTTTGCCACCATCAATGAATGGCAATTTATCCTTATCAAGAACCCAAATGGCTTGTTTTAGCAGCCTAAGAAGAGCGTTGGCTGCTCGGAGTTCTTCTCCCCATTTCAACAAAGACGCCAAATCCTCTGCTGCTACAACGATTTCTTCAATCGTTGTAGCCCATTGCTTAGCCGCAGAGTATTTGGCGGCAATGTTTTCGATGCACGCGTACTCGCGCCCAACGACATCCTTGACTAGATTGATTTCAATGGCTTCTTGTTCTTTACGCTCAGCTACTTCCTCATCAAAGAACACGATTTCCTCCGCCGCATCGAACATTACTTTACTCCTCTTTTTGATTCTCCTCGACGCTATTTCTTTGCTTGGCGGTTTCTACAAGTTCAACCAAAACATCCCCATGACAACTATTAGGTTTGCACCAGCAACCTAGTATTTTGCCTTCCAACTCATGCAAATCATTGAGTAGATGTTTACCATCTCCCTCAGTGATCCATGTTCTGTATGCTTCTATGGCATCTTCGCGCGTCCCTACTACGTACTGAGCTTTTGTACCAGGTTTATGACTAAATGGGTTACCCCATTTACTTGGTCTACCTATGTAGACATCATATTTGTCACATTTACAGTGTACTACCTTCACGACTTCTCCTAATCGCGCTTTTTGTGGTTTCCCAGGTTATTGTTTAGCTCCTCTTACTGTTGCCTGAACAGTGCCTCCATAGCACAGCTCTCACAAGCACAGCAGAATTATGAAACAAATATAAATGTACAATATATAAATATATTGTACATCTACATACCCGACTATTCTATCTTCTTTGTGGTCAGCTTCTTAAGAAGCTTCATTCTCAACCCAATACCTGCGCAAAAGCCTTTACAGGCTATCACGTGACCTTTGGAATCCCTTACCGCCTCTCCTGGATAAATAAGGTCGTACCTGTTTATTGTGGAAGGATGTTCTGCTACTAAAGCAGAAACGATAACCCAGGTTCCCGCCTCTTGTTTTGGAAGACCTTCAGGTTCTCCAAGTGTAGTCTCTACAACAGAGAAGTCTTCCAAGTAGCCCAAAGGCCTTCTTCTGGCCTCTAAACGGGGTGCTGCCCCGTTTGGTGGGTAGGTCCTACTATTACCATCATTGTCAAGCACTATAATAGAATGTGGAGTAAAGTTCTTGAACGTGGGTCTGAAGACCGAATCTACCCATGCAATATGGGCGTCTTCATATTCTTTTGAATCCTCCCCATATTCCCTTATGAAGTAGTCGAGATCAATCGGAACTGCATTCACGAGGCCCAAATTACTTGAGTATTTCATGTTATCTTCTCCTAGAGTATCTAAAACCTATCTAAACCACTTCAAACACCCAAACACCTCATAACACCCAGCCCCCGGCTGTGTCCAGGCGAAAAGACCTTTTTCAAGGTTTTCGCCAAGGTGATTAGCAATACTAACACACTATATGTTGTGGTTTGATTTCAGCATACTATTAGAGGTAAAATTGGTATTCTACCCCTAGAGCAAACCTTCCATTTCGCTATCAAGAAATAGGAAGTTGCATATTACAACAGGCCCCAAAAAGGGCCTGTTTTGTAAACTGACACCACTATATATAGTGTGTTCACCACCTATTACTGCTGGTTCGTGTTATAGGTTCTGCATGCTAACAACTCCGTTGTTAGGGAAGAGGATACAAAGAAAGGAGGGTTTTCCAACCCCCCCAAAGTATTAGCGCCGGAGCCTACTTTAGGTCCTAATACCGAAATATATTGAATTTCGGTACTACTACCTAATTTTTACACTTTTGCTCTCACCCTACAAGGGGAGAGGCCGGAGCCCGCCTTTTTTCTTTTCGCGGGCTCCTTTGTGTTGTCCCCGTCTCTCCTTGGCGGCTTTCGCCGCCTTTGTTCTTTTGTTTGCCCTTTGTTCGCCGCTGTCGCGGCTCTTTGTCGGGCTTTTGTCTGTTGGTTGGTTGTCGCTCGCCCCCTGTTGGGGGCTCGCTATCCCGCACCTAGCCACAACATCACCTTAAAGGCGATGATGGCCATGATCGTTGCTGCAACAATGAAGCGCAGCACGATCGCCGCGGCTTTCCGTGCTCGCATGTTATACCTTCTTGTAGTTGTTGTCAACCCACCACTTCCGGTAGGCTCTCAGGCTCCCTCCGTGTTTTGCTATGGCAGCCCTGCTTGGATCAACAGGGCACCAGAACGAGTGAAGTTGAGAGAGCGTCTCCGGCGGTCCACAGACCGGACACGCGAGACGGGGGTCCTTTCTCTCTAGAATGGGCCACATCAGGCCCCAATCCACAGTGATCACTTCATCCATTTTCAACTCCTTTCGGACGTAGCGAGGGCTACTGGCTCCTCTTCAGGCGCATACAACCACGTATGCGCTAGGAGAGGAGGAGCCCTTGCGGGCTCCTCCTATGTTAATCAGCGATCACCGAGGTAATCCCCGGTGAAGGCGTCGAACACAGCCACTCGCTGCTGGCCGTACTCGACAAACGTGACGATGGCCGCCCATCGCCACAACCCGTCCATGTCCTGGACTTTGTCCAGGTGCATGAACTTGCTCTCCGGCATCTTCCGGAGAGCCTCCTCTGCCACGCCGTCGGGGCACTCTCGCCCCAGGGCATCTTTCCTCATTTCAGTCCACCATGTGGCGAATCGCCACGTAGAGGGTGAAGCCGACCCAGTACCCGAAGAGGAACCGGGCGTGCTTCATCCTGTAGACGAACGTAAGGATTCCCAGCGGGAACCCTATCAAAATCCCTAGCAGCATTGCTACTCCTCGCGGGCATAGGCCCGCCTCAGGTTGTAGAGGGGATACCCCCTCCGGTTACGCGAGACCCGAGTGATCTCCTGATCACCGTGATGAACGGTGATCTTCTTTGGCTCCAGTTCGGCTCTGAAGCTCTTCGTGGAAGCGGCCTCAGCCGCGTCCATTCCTGGTTGCAGTGCAGCGGGGTCGATCCCCACCGCGTTGCAGAAGTGGAGTACGCGCGCGGCGTACCCCTGCTGGGCCTTCTCGAAGGCATCACTAGTGACGCCCTCGAACTTCTTGGGTGCCGTCCACGAGACGTGGACGTACCTTCCCAGGACCCCTAGCGTTATGTAGACTGATGGTAAAGGACCCTCCCCGTAGACGCGCGCGTTCAGGAGGAACGCGGCGTAGACGCCGCGGGGGAGGATTTCGCCCTCAGAATGGGCGAACGAATCGCTCAGCATGTCGTATGACATGAGCAGTCCTTGTGTACTATGTACACTTTAGTCCTGTGACTACGCGCCTGCACGAAATGTGCTTACACCCTCACCTCTAGCCGTAGTCGCGGAGGGCATTGGAGGGGCACCCCCCCACAAGAGGATGCCCCTGTTGCTATGGTGCTGCTGTACTTGCAGTAGCTCAGGACTTCGATTCTAGTTCTTCTTGTAGTAGTCGTCAGCCTCTTGACGACGCCATGTGGTCATGATCCCCGTATCCTGCAGGAAGGTCATCACCTTCCCAAGCATGCTTCCGAGGAAGCTGGTGAAGCTGACCATGTAGTCCTTACAGGCCTTTATGTACTCAATCTCCACCTCCACATCCACCTTTTCCAGGGTGAACTCGGGGGTATTGGTCTCGGGGTTGACAGAGATGTTCATCTTTTCGATCTTGAAATGCATGTGAATCCCTTTGTGCACTAAGGCACTTAGTAAGTTGTGACTGTCCACCTGCACTATGTGTGCTTACGCCACTACCTCTAGTGACAGTCATGAGTGGCATTGAGGGGCACCCTCACAAGAGGATGCCCCTGTAGTACTAGTCCTTCTTCACTTTGGCCTCGTTCCAGGCCCTCTTGGTGTTGTCCATGGTCGCCTTGACAACGGGGGCCACGCGCTGGATGCCCTTGCACACCAGCTTGGTGAACTTGTAGGCACCGTTCTTGACCGACTCGCCGACCTTACTGGCCAGCTTCTGCCTCTCGCGCTCTTGGAAGCGCTGAAAGGCTTCACGGCACTGGTCACACCAGATACCGGTCTCGATCTCCTTGTCACATCCCTGGCACTTCATGCGTTCTCCTTGGTGTGAACGCCCAGCTTCCACAGCTTTAGGGCGGTTTCAGCCTCTTCCCGGCTGCCAGCGCAAACTCCTCGCTGGCCTTTGTGCCGTTGTAGGCCATTAAAAAAAGAGTAAATAAAAAAAATAGGGATCCCTACCGCGAAGGCAGGGATCCCTATGTTACCTAGGCCAAATTAGAAGGGCGACCGCGAACGCCTGCAGTTGCAGGGCCGCGGCTTTCCGTGCTCGCATGCCGGACAGTCCGGCGCATGGGCCTTGAGGGCCAGCCCCTCAAGCATGGCGACGCCCATAATCGCTCCAGCCGCCCAGTGCTGGGCTGCCCCAAAGCTCCCGAGACGCCCAATATAGGGCGCTCTGGCCCAGCAACGGAGCCAGCGATACGTCTTGCGGGGGTGTTCCCCGTGCTCCCGGCGATCTCTCAGGACCGCCTCCACCGCCGAACGGGCCAACCAGGCCTGCGGGCTGTTCCCTGCTGTAAAAGACTTCGTATCCATAATGGCCTCCTATGGCTATGCGTGCTATGGCGCAGACTTGGTTACATATCCAGCCCTACCGCGTGGAGGTGTCTGCATAGGGCCATTGGGCACACCACAAGGCATGCCCAAGCATGACCTGAGGGCTACTGGATAGTGGCCCTCAGTCTAACCGCCTCCTCCTTGAGACGAGTAAGCTCGTCCATTTGGGGGTCAAGCTGTTCCCTCATGGCTAGGTCCTACACCATGAAGGTCAGCAGGATTAGCGCTGCCATCACTAGCAGCACCACCGCCTCGTTCATGGTGTTTAGACGCCTGTACTCGCTCACCGAGTATCTCCTTGCACTCCTCTACGAGTGCGGCTATGGCCCTGTTTACTTCTTGCAGGGCCGCGATCTCCTCCTCCAACACGTGCATGTGTAGGCACATGCGAACCTCCATGTTGGGGGCCTTTGAGCACAGTAGCCGATGTGCCACTGTGCTCAATAAAAAAAGAGTAAATAAAAAAAATAGGGACCCCTAGTGTATACTAAGGGTCCCTATGTGGGGGCAGCTCTTAGTAGAGCTGCCTTACCAAGCCAAGAACCCGCTGGTCCTTGACTTCGCCTGCGGCCAGCTGCCTCCTGAGCAGCTCAACCCCCTTCCGGGCCCACTTGGGGTCCCGGAGGAGGTTCACTACAACCACGTTCCTCTCGTCCGAGGACAGGAGGGTGATGATCTGGCCGATGGTGTGGAAGAACTTGGAACTACGCATTGTATTGCCTCCTATGGCTATGCTTTCCATGTACACATTACCTAGTGTACGTGTGCCATCGTACAGGCACAGGCTATAGCACACACTGTGTGTACTATAGTGCAGGCAGTACTTATATAGCACCCTGCCCTTGGCGCTTAAGCATATTAGAAGGGGGGGGGTGGGCGTGAAATGGGGAGATCCATCTCACAAGAAGCCCAAGTAGTACTATCCCTACCAATTAAACTACTATTTTCCAGGTATTAAGGCCTCCATCTCTCTTAAATTACTTTTTATGGGTATTAAGGCAAAATTTATTGTTTAAAATAATAAGAGTGGTGGAAATTTATATATTAGTTGTAATTTTTAGGGCATTAAGCGTTTATACCGATATCTTTTTAGGTTGCCCGCCAGTTTTTAGGGTTAATTAGCAATGACAGAACAATCAATAAGTTATCTTCCATTTTATCCATTTTCACAGACTAGTGATAGTACTTTTTATATAGATAGTACTAGTAATAATAATACATTTACTATTGATAGTACTAATCATATTACTAATATAGTTTGGGGTGAAATGACAGATACTAAATATAATACTTATAATAATAGCCAGGTTGCTATTAAGTTTAGTAGCCTAGAGGCTATTATAATAGCCGCCAAGTTTACTTTGTTTATGAATATTAATGATTTAATGGAGATACCATTAGATGATTTAGTAGCACTGTCAAAAGAAGTAATGGCGGATACTAGTTTGCATTTAAAGAAGTAAGCGGAAATACTACTAGTGTATAATTAGTCTGCCTGGTTATCATGGATAATATTATATTTGCTAGTAGTATCATGGAAAATAACCTATCAACAACTGAGGTGTATGCTTATTTTACCTGTGACAAAGCTGGGTGCGGGAAACAAAATATTAGACTACTAAAGAAGTATAGAAGTACGGGTAGTGGTAATAGGCCTATTCTTAATAGCGATGACGTATGCGACTTTTGTGGTATGCCAATACATGAGCCAGCGTATATTGAAGTAAAATAAATAAAATGAGTGAAAACAAAGAATTGAATCAAGTAACCAGTGTATATCCAGTAATACCTGCATCAGTAGTCCCGGTACCAACTAAAAAGGTCGCCGACCTTGCTAATGGGGGGATGAGGAATAGAAAGTATGCCGCGTATGTTTCGGCAGCAATTATAAGAGACTTGGTAGATCACCAAGATCCTGTTATTATACAAGGTGATCTACCTAAGATTCTTATTGATGGGGATACTTTACAAGAAGTAAAGGAAAGGATGTTCGAAGAACTTAGCGCGGTTTTCCAGAATGCACAAGACCTGGTAGATGGTAAGATTACCATGGAAGATCTTGATAGACAGGCTACGGAACAGGCTAAGATATACGAGGACGCAGTTAGAGCAGAATTTGCTAAAAAAGATGGAACCGAAACTAACTAGTATTAACTTAAATTGCTATCGGTGTGGTATGAGTAAACCATGCCTGCTAGATGTAAATGGTCCCCCTATTTGTAGGAATTGCTGGGAAACCAGTGCCCACATACAAATTAATGATGAGTATGTAATTAAATTTGCTGGCGATAGCACTGCGGATGTATTCCCCGGGTATAGCTGCTAGCTATAGTGTAATAGGAAACCCGGAAATTAATATAGCCGGGGAATATTATGTTTACAACCCCGATAATACGTCGGGGTTATTTTATAACAAATATAATGGATGTTAACAAAACAAGAAGTATTCTTAAACAGTTTTTTAGAGTAAATCATACTAATAATACTGTTTTTATTGACTTTGACTCAATGTGTATGTTTTTAGTAAAGGACTGTAAAAGACATTTTTCGCCCAGTAGGTTTGAAAAAGTCTTAGAGGTTGAAGTACAGAAGTTAAAGGGCAAAATAATTTCACCTGAAATGTTTGATAGGCTTGCTGAATATGTTGACAATATGACTCTGTATATACAACAAGAGGAGCGCAAGCTAGCCCTGGAAAGACAGAAGAAGGTTGAAAATAAACTAGTAAACTTTCATAAGAACAAAAGAAAATAGCCATGGAAGACTCTACGCTTAGGCTATGGCAGTCAGTGTTAGAAACCACTCTAAGGGATTACCTTACTAAGAAATACCCTGGAGAAATGGCCACGTATGATAGATTTAGGAAAAAAGTTGGCTTACACTGCAACTTTACGAAGGCAGCGGCAAGATTGATGTTCAAGTCAGAGGCAGTGAGTAAAAGCGACTTTCTTAGTAGGTTTAAGAGTAATAATTGGGATGGGTATACAAAGTAAATGGACTTTTTTGAGATGAACGAAGCGCCGGACAAAGAAGAGCCGGAGCAGAAGAAAGAAGAGAGTATTGTAGTGGCAGATAGTAAGCATGACTTACTTACTGCTGCTGCAATAGAGGCAGGTGTAGTTGTGCCTCATGATAAGGCGGCTATACTCAAACAATTTCTTAAAAGTTCACAATATGGGCACCAGGCCTCTCTGGCAATGAAGTGCAAGGGAACCCAATGCCCATATCTTGATATTTGTCCTCTACATGCTATAGGAGCTAACCTACCCAGAGGGAAACCGTGTCCGGTAGAGAATAGCCTTATCGAACAATGGGTCCAGCAGTTTATTGAAAGTATGGGACTGGATCCAGATGAACCATCTAATGCAGTAGAGATGCATATGGTGTATGAGTTAGCAGGATTGGAACTAATAAGACGTAGAGCTGCAACAGAATTATCTAAAGATCCGCTATTAGTTAAAAACTCAATAGTTGGTTATTCTCCTCATGGAGAACCTATTTTTGATGATAAGCCTTCACAAGCTCTTCTAATATTAGAAAGACATTCTAAGATAGTAAACAAATTACGTGAATCACTACTAGCTACGCCTAAGTCACAATCTCAAGCTGGGCAGGTATCTAGAGATATATCTACTAGAACTGCTAATATAATGGAGAGAGCTAGGAAGATTAGGGAGGCTAGGCAAAAGGGTGGTTCAATAGCTGATGCGGAGTATATACTAATTAATAATGAAGAAACAGAGAAGCAAGGTAAGGGATCAAACGAAGAGGACTAGTTTAACTACAGCACCAAAGACTAGGATAAGACCTCATCCAAAGGATAAACAAAACTGCCCCAAGGTTTAGCAATGCTAGGATTTTTTGCGCGTACATTTGAAGAGCTTTTACCAGTTAACCCGCTAGTGCTCTTTAAGAAGGAGCAAGCATCAAAGTTAGGTAAAGTTTTTGAGCGCGGTTTAGGAAGGTTCTCCACTAATGCACCAGAAATGATGAAGGAGTACTTTGCTGGGAAACAATACGGGAGTACTGCTGATCTTGGAGCAGAACTATCTAGAGCTAGAACTAGGAAAGTTACTGCAGGTATAGGATTAGGTTTAGTAACAGCTAATGCACTTGGTATAAATCCTCTTGGTGTTACTGATGCTGCTACTAATACAGCTATGCTTGGAGTACACTCTATGATTGGTAGTTCTATGATTAAATATGGAGCTGGTTTAAGTAAAGGACTAGGTGTTGGTTATTTAGGCTTAACTGCTCTAAATACTTTTAGGCGAGGCGAAAATGCTGGGCCTATGTAAGGAGAAATAATGGCTAAGAAAAAACAACCAGCAAAGAAGCCCATGAAGGGCTCCGACGCTAAGAAAAAGAAAAAGTGTTAAACTATTATGTTTGGTACATTAAAAACATTATTTGGCGGGCTGACTAAAATAGCCACAAAAGGAAAGGGTATTTCTACCGGTGCGAAGGTCGGTATGGGCGTATTTGGAGCTGGCTATGCTGCTAAAAAGGTAGCAAGCTCTGATCTATGGTCTCAGTATGAGATGTCGCGCTATGGTAAGAAATACCTTGAAAGCAGGGGCGCCCTAGGTACTACTAGAGGCGTCGTAAGAGCTGCAGGCACTGCTGGTATGGCTGGTGGTATTGGTATTGGTGTAGGTGGAGGTAGAATAACTGCCAAAGCAACTAAATCAATATGGTCTAAAACATCTGGTCTGCCATCTAAAGCCTGGAAGGGAGCAACTACATGGCAGCCTGCAAGGCCATCTTCTCCATTACCTCGCACTGCTAGACGTGGCTCGGCTGCCCCTACGTCAAGTATGGCGGCTATGAGAAGTGCTTATGGACACATAATGGATAGACCGGTAAGATACGGTCTAGCTACAGGAGGAGCTATTGGTACTGGTGCTGGCATAGCAACTCTTAAGAGAACCAACGTAATGCGCGAAGGTAGAATAACCGCGATAGGTCGCGCACCACTTGGCGGCATATCTCCTAGTATGCAGTTTGGTGCAGCACAATCAAGATTTGTAAACAATAGATTATCTTCTAGAATTAGATAATGTTACTAGATAACTCAACACTAGACAACTCTATTGATGAGTCTATGTTCGCGCCTGGGATTGAAGACAATCCTCTTCTTTCACCAATAGCTATAGCTGCTGACCTTGGCTCTTTCTTTGTAGGCAAAAGCCTTATAAAGAAATCAGAAGCCCTATCAAAAAGAAAATCAAGGTTAACCAAACAAGTACGTACCATAAGACGCGCAACTAAAAAGCTATGGCGTTCTGGAAGAATAGACCCTAAAAAAGCTAGTCTTCTTAGAAAAACTAAGGCAGACAGAATAAGTGAACTTAAAAGTGTAAGAAAGTCAAAGATAACTAAACTATCTAGGGCAGGTAAAACTCTTACTGGAATATCAAAAGGTCTGCTTTTTATGGGTATGCTTGACCTTGGGTATAGTATGGGTAAGGGAATATTCTCAATAGCAGAAAGCTATAGAACATCAAGAGATAGTTTAAACCAGTCTATTTCTGCAGGATATGAAGATACAGCCTACTATGATAGTAGGAGAGCTTTTACTCAAAGACAGAGAGCTATTCAAGCTATTCACAATTCACAGCTATCAACGAGGTTCGCTTTTGGTGCGGAAGCCTCGTATTTGCATCAATGATGAAAGGAATATAACATGGGCGAGTTAGAAGAAGATAAGGCTTCTAAAGAAGAGAGCTATATTATTTCAGCAGGAAATGGGGCTGGCTTAAAAGCCATTGCTTCTATAGCTATATTCTTTACTCTTTTAGGTGCATGTATAGCACCTTACTTATTTAGCAAGCAGGAACTAATGTCCGTAGAACAAAAGCTACTTCATCAAGACGAAACTCAAGATGAAAATTCTAAAAGAAATCTTGAAGACATACTAAAAAGACTTAATTCTATAGAAGAGTGGAGACTGGAGCATGCTGCTATTGGGTCTGCAACTAATGCTCGCCAAGATGCTACCGATGAGTGGATGAAACAAATAATAATTACGCTTTTTGATAAAGTTTATTGCACAAAAGAAATGTCCTACAATATGGTGGACAAGGAGAATAAATAATGATTATTCTGGTGTCTTTTTTTATGATAAGTGCACTAATTGTATTAGCACTTGCATTAATAGAGCCTGCTCTTATAGCAAATCATTTACCTCATGTACTTGGGTTACACAAACTATTTCCAGAGGTATTTGAGCACCCACATTTGCTAAAGAATAAACATAGCAAAATCAAGAGGTGATCCATATTACACGAAATAGACAGTGTGTATTTGTATTAATGCGCAAAATTATATTGCGCTATATAGCCTATTATAGGTCAAATAATGAGTAAGAATAAGCTTAGATTAATAGACAATTTAATATCAAAAGGCTTTGGCAGAAGAAGAATAGCTGAAGAACTTGAGATTACAGAATGGGCTGCTCGTAAACTTATAGCAGAATTAACAGAAGCTTTACAAGATAATTCAGATAGAACTATAACAAAAGGAAGTCCTTCTTCAAAAATATCACATCCTTATCATAAATTAGTTAATACAAGCGGCAAACCATCAATAAAAGTTACTCCTAGTCGAATGTCGCACGGTGTTGAATCAATTGATTCAGATAGAGTAGTAAAAATTCAAAAAAGGCCAACATCATATTCGGTAGCAGTATTAGGTGATTGCCATTTTCCATATCAAAATGATACTGCACTAACAATAGCTAAAGCATATTTATCTGATAATATACCTGATTGCATAATATTTATAGGTGATATATGTGATTGCTATTCAGTAAGTCAGTATAATAAAAATACAGAAAGAAAACTTACTTTCCAAGATGAAATAGATTATTGCAAAGAGAAATTACAAGAATGGGTAGAAGAGTTTCCATCAGTTAAGTTTTATTTCATAACTGGCAATCATGAGACTCGTCACAAAAGACTAATGCAAAAGTATGCAAACCAGCTATCTACCCTGAGATCAATGAAGATAGAGGAGCTTCTTGGACTGTCTGATATGGGTATACAATATATATCAGATGATGAAGATCTTGAGATAGGCAGTCTTACATTTGTGCATGGAGAGTTTGCGCGCAAATATGCTGGCTCATCTATTCGCGCAACATTTGAAAAGATTGGCGCATCAGCAATACAAGGGCATGTTCATAGGGGCTCGCTAGCATTTAAAAGAACAAAACAAGGAATACATACTCTTATTGAAAACATGTGTATGTGTGACTTAAATGTTGAGTATGATAGATTTCCTGACTGGGTTAATGGTTTTACTGTAATTCATTATGATGGAGAAGATTTCCACGCTGATTTGCTGCCAATACCTGGAAATAAATTAATTACTAATGGTTTAGTATATACTGTATGACAGATAAGCTTGTAAAAGAAGACGCTCTAGTAAAATATATACCAGAAAACGACTATGAATCTCGTGACTTTAAGCCGTTTTATAGTCTTTCTGGTGATATGTGCACTAGGTGTAAGGCATACTATAGTATGCTACATGAGAAAGGACTAACAAAATATCCTTTCCCGCCTAATTGCAGCGGCAAAGTTCTAGATTCAACTATATCTGTAACAGAAGACGATTTTGATACTCTAGAAGATTATGAAAACTATATTATAGCCTCAGATCCAGTATCGTGGGCATATAGATACTTAGGATGGGAAGCCCGGTGGTATCAAGAAGAAATACTAAGCTGTACTAGCTTACGCATAGTAGCTAGGATGGGCAGAAGGATAGGAAAGGCCCTAGATATAAATACTCCTATCCCAACTCCTAATGGCTGGAAAACTATGGGAGAACTCAATGTCGGAGATAAGGTTTTTGATGACAACGGAGATCAGTGCAATGTAACATTTGTCACAGACGTACAATATGGTAGGAAGTGTTATGATGTATATTTTTCAGATGGCTCTAAAATTACTGCAGACGAAGACCACCAGTGGACTGTTGTTAATAAAAACTCTAGAAAAGCACTAAAAGAGCCTCATAGAATATACAGGCCAATTACTCTTACTACCAGAGAAATATTAGCTGAAATAAAAGTTTCTAATAAAAAAGAATGTAACTATGCAATAGAAGTTGCAGGTGCAGTAGAATATTCAAAAAAAGAATTAGCGGTACACCCGTATGTTTTCGGTGTGTGGCTTGGTGATGGCAGTTCTTACTCTGGCCAGATTACTACTGAAGATAGCCAAATTTTAGATGAAGTATCTAAGCTTGGGTATGCTTATCATATAAACGTACCATTATCTAAAAACTGCGGAAATGCGAATGCATACCGCATTGACAGTCTTACTAGTGATTTAAACAAAGTAATTGCTCTTAAAAATACTAAAGATGATCTTCCATCAAAGTATATACCAGACATTTATCTTCAATCATCAATTGAAGACAGAAAAGAGCTTTTAAAAGGACTAATGGATACAGGTGGATGTATATATGGCAATGGAATATGCGAATTTTCAGTTACTTCTAAGAAATTAGCTGAAGGGTTTCATGAATTAATATCAAGTTTAGGTATAAAATCTAAAATAAAAGAGTCTGATGCAAAATTATATAGTAAAATCATATCTAAACGATATAGGATAACATTTTGTCCAGATTTTAGCGTATTTAAACTAAAAAGAAAACTTTCCCGGCAACGCACCTATTCTAATAGAGTTAATTTTAGATATATAACTGATATAGTAGAGGTAAATTCTGTACCAGTAAAGTGTATTTCAGTAGATTCAGCTTCTTCACTATACTTAGCAGGGAAGAGTTTTATCCCTACACATAATACTATTTGCTTAGTTATTAAAATAATGTGGCTTCTAAACACAAATTCCAATTTCAGTATCCTTGTAGTTGCCCCATATGAGGTTCAAGTAAGAAAAATTTTTGATGAAATTGATAAGTTTATAGACTCATCTCCTGAGCTTACTAACGCAGTTAAGCGTAGAACAAAAAGTCCTTGTCGTCTTGAATTCATGAATGGGTCAAAGGCACAAGGATTTTCTTCTGGTTCACAGTCGGCATCGGGATCTGACAAAATCCGTGGTCAAGACGCTCACTATATTGCAATAGATGAAGCAGATTACCTTGATGAAGATGATATAGATGCTATTTTAGCCATTTTAGCGTCTTACCCAGATTGTGGTTTGTGGGCATCATCAACCCCCACCGGTCTGCATAAGAAGTTTTTCCAGTTTGTACAACAAAAAGATTTAGGATTCAAAGAATTCTGGATGATTTCTGCAGAAGCTCCCAACTGGACACCAGAAGTAGAGCAGTTTCTTAAAGAGAGTACAGCCTCAGCACAGTATGAACACGAGTACCTTGCATTATTTGGTATACAAGAATCAGGCGTATTTAGAAACGACTTGGTGGATGAAAGTATAAGATCATACAAGCTTCCTATGAAACAAACTCCTGGGTCTATTACGTGCATAGGAGTGGACTGGAATGGACAGTCAATAGGTACGCACATAGTTGTGACTGAATGTGTAAGCAATCCTAATGGTGATGTTTACTACGTCTTACTAGAAAAGATAATAATCAAAGGCGTTGAGTTTACACAACATGTTGGCGTAGAGAAGCTAATAGAGCTTAATAATAAATATAATCCAAAATTTATCTATGTTGATGCTGGATATGGAGAAGCTAATATAGAAATGCTTCGCAAATACGGCAAACAGCATAGAGCTTCTGGTTTACACAAGAAAGTTGTGCCTTATATGATGGGTAGTCTTATAGAAATAAGAGACCCAGTATCAAATCAGATAGTTAAAAAGAATGCAAAGCCATTTTTAGTAAATACAGCAGTAGTACAGCTAGAACAAGGCAGGGTAATATTCCCATCCTCAGAAGACACGAAAATACTTGTAGATAGTACTGAAAATAAAGAAACTGGAGCTATAAGTGGTATTGTACAGCAGATGAGAAACTTTTGTATAGAAAGAGTTTCATCTACTGGGCTGCCATCATATTCACAAGGAGAAGATCATAGCTTGACTGCATGGATGCTTAGTATTGCCGCATTTGTTATAGAACTTTCAGATATGAAAGGGAGGATACATATACAAACTCCAATGATAATGCGCAATATGTTACTGCCACCTACTACAGATGATGCTCATCCAACTAAACAAGGAGACCTAGTTGCTACTGCCGCCCGCTCATTCTTGTTAAATAATAAGAATGTTGATATAAGAGATGCACGTAGAATATATTCAAGGGAGCGTAGTAATATAGCAAAAGGTGATGAAAAGACTATTAAGAAGTACTTTGGTAGAAAATCTGTTGACAGAACATCAGCACTAAAACCAGGCTGGCCTTTTAGAGATAAAGGAAGAGGTAGATTCTAATGTCATTAGATTATAACGGTATACCAAAACAGTCTTATACCAGAGACCTAAATGATACCAGTAGGTATTCAGGGAATCTACAAGAAGATATTAAGCCAATAAAGGACGATGAGGCTACAGAGTTATTTAATGATGTTGCAAAGGTATTTATAAAAGGCAATAAGCTTATTACTGCACTAGGCCAATTAAATCCCGCCGCCTTTATACCAGTAGAAGAAGATTCAGCAGTAAGATCATCCTTAGCAAGACTTGATGAGCTACAGGACAGAATAACATTTGGATTATTCCAAGATGCGTGCAAATTTATTAATAGTCGAGGAGAGGCTATTGATGAAGCGTTTATTATAAACCTAAAAACCATTGACCCAATAAATTTAAATTCTGACGTAGTCAGAATGCATAAGGGGGTGGGTAATAGCTCAAAAGATTGGCTTACAGAATTTTTGACTAAATTATCCCCACTTGCTGGGCTTACAATAATGGGATTCCTTAATGACTTGGCTTTTTCTAAATCAGGGAAAAGTCCAAATCCTGACGGAGAAAATTCTGGTACGCAGTCTATTATGTCCCATTTGCAGGGAATTGGTATTGGTATAGCACTACTTATTGAAGCAGGAATAACGCTAGCTGGTTTAGACATACTAACAGAGCCATTTAAAAGCGATGAAGCTAGCAATGAGGTTGCTAGTATGTATAACCAGCTTAAAAGTGACCCAAATAGGAGAAGGGAAGTCCTAGAAAATGGCGGGTATGATTACGAAGCTCTTAAAAAGAATAAAAAGTATGATGACTATTTAGCAGTAAAACAATATGCTTTAGAATATATCTCTAGACTTATAGACAATGTGCAGTATGATCACTGGATAGCTTTTGCAAATGTTGGTGATAACCAATCACTTTTAAGCTCTGCGTTATCTATGGCTCCTATGTACTCATTAAAATGGAGAAGATTTAACCAAACTAATGATGTCGCTACTCTTGAAAAAGAGGTGTATGAATACGAAGAAGACTCTTATCTAGAACAAGCAGTAGCATCTGGTCTCAACAGAGGGCTCAGAGATTACTTTAGTAGTCTTTTATCAATTAGCAACGACCATTATGATAAAACTCTACAAGTATATTCTATGCAAATAGACGCGCGGGTTATATGCTGTTTAGTATGGTTTTTAGGCCCAATGAACCTAGATAACCTCAAAAAGATGGCAAATATTTTGCATATATTAGGTGCTAGGTCGACATTAAATTGGAAGAGTTTGCTATCAAGGCTAGGAGAGGGGATGGCGAGGTCAATCGCCAATATGCTTCTTGGATATGTCGGAGTACTGGTCGAAAGCGTATTTGACAAAATATTGAGCGCGATGTTTAAAATACCAGACTCAGACCTAGAAGTTGCACTAAAAAACTGTATAGGACTTGAAATGCTTTTTAATTTACTACAAGAAGCATGGCTGGAGATATTTGAACAAGTAAATAAATTGGTTACCCAGCTTAATAATATGCTTAATGATTTAAAAAATAAGGGCTCATTAAGCGTAGAGATAGCCGCAGAGAGAAGATATCTTGTTACTTTGGCGGGTATTTTGAGAGCAGTAATAAATAATATAGAAGCAGTACAACAAAACTGCTCATTTAATAGAAACCTAACAGAATCACAAATAAATGATATAGCAGCAGAAGCAGCTGTTGATTTTGTCTCCAGTCAAATAGTTGATAATACATATCCAACTATAGAGCTATCAGAAGATTTACGGAGGAAATTCTTTAGTGGAGTTCCTGAATTTACTACGTCTAGACTTAAATTACCGGTACCAGGCACAGATGAAGCTGGAAAACAACAAGACCTTACAAGGGATGATAAAATATCAGAGTGTGGAGAAGGCGGTAGAGCCGCTGCTGGTATTGCTATAGGCAAAAGAATTGCTGATATAATGAATAGTTAATGCAATGAGTATACTAGACTTTATTAGGGGAACATCTCACTCTGCACAAATAGAGGAACTCCGTAAGCGCGTTGAGCTTCAGGTGGCAGAATTAGAGGACGTAAGAGCGCGCCTTGCTAATACTAATGAAAGAAGTAACAAACTAGAAGAGTACCTAAGAACAAGAAGAACTAATTTACCAAAACCAATACAATATTCTTCTAGGAATATATTATCTGGTGGCGATAGACGCAACCATGCGCCATTTGAAGGGCCTATATACGACCTAAGTGAAATAGCTAGAGCACTAGACGTAGAGGCATACATAGCTACATCAGTCAGGAAACATAGAGAACAAATACTAAAAGAGGGCTTTACTATTACTGGGCAAACTCAAGAAACAATAGACTATATAAACAAAAGACTATTTGAGTTTTCTCTAGTAACTGGATTATCTTTTGACGAAGTTGTTCGTGAATATACTACCAATTTGGTTCAGTATGCAACTAGCTTTATAGTAAAGCAGAGAGATGATGAAGCTAGCTCTGGTAAAAGGCATAGATGGGGAGGTAAAGAATTATCTCCAATCGCAGGGATATTCCCTATGGATCCATCTACAGTTGGAGCACAACAGAATCAACTAGGCCACGTTGCTAATTGGATGCAAAAAGTATTAGATCCAGTAACGGGTCAGCCTACGGAAAAAAAATACAAAAAAGAAGATATTGTAGTAGCTACTATAGATAAGAAATCAGGGTTTGTGTTCGGTACTCCATATATATTGCCAGTTCTAGATGACGTGAGAACGCTAAGGCGTATTGAAGAGATATCTGAAATAGTAGCTCAAAGACACGCATTCCCTTGGGTACACTGGAGAGTTGGAAGCGACGACAGGCCTGCTGATATATTTGAAGATGGTACTGGCGAAGTTGATCTAGTAAGAGCTATAATAGAGACCACTCCCCCAGAAGGCGGGATAGTTACAGATCACAGAGTAGAATCTGAAGTTTTAGGAATGAAAGGAGAGGCGCTTGACCTTGTCCCATACTTAGAATATTATGAAAAACGGGTGATGGCTGGTTTGCGCCTCTCTTCTATTGATTTAGGAAGAACAGAAGGTTCCAAGAGTAATGCGGTAACGGTATCAGAAACATTACAAGATGCGTCAAAAGACTTCCAAGCAGTCATAGCCAATTCTCTTAGTCATCAACTTTTTGTTCCTCTTCTATTAGAAGGCGGTTTTGATGTAAACATAGAAACTATGGTTACATTAGAGTTTAAACTAATAAACAGAGAAGAAGAGAGAGCACGTATTTCTCATGGCCAAGACCTATTTTTAGGCGGATCAATAACTCGTAATGAGTTCCGTAGAGATTACATTAACAAGAAAGATATGTCAGAAGAAGAAGACGCTGATACACTAATAGGGCGTAAAGAGCGTCATGACATGGAACTAGCTAAGTTGCAAGCAGCCGCTAAAGCGGCTCAGCAGGCAGCTACTGCAGCCAAAAATAAAACTGGAAATAAAACCAGGCCAAAGAATCAATATGGGCAAAAGCCTGCAAAAACAAGAGTAAAAGCAAATGACTCTAATAAAGAGATATATTTAACCAGCCTAATAGATCAATGGAAAAATACACAATCACTATTAATTGATTATGTTAAAAAATACTCTGGAGTTGTAGAAGATGATGGTTCTGATAATTTAGATGTTACTACTAGAGATATTGAGCTCACTTCTATATTAACAAGTTTTGTTACTCTGTTTTCTGTTGACTCAAAATCATTATTGCTACCAATGATAATTGATGGCACTAAAAAGGCCGCAGATGACGCTTCTTGTGAAGAATATACTATAGCAAACAAACTTATTGATAGATTTATAAAAAATAATGTTACTAAATCACTAAATAAATTTATATCATCTGTAAAAGATGAAATACTATCCAACGATAGTATAGCTGGTATTCAAAACAAGGTTCACCCACAAACTGCGTTGGCGTCTATAGTAGACAATAGAATTGCCGATCTAGTTTTATTATCTTCTAAACACATAAATATGGCGTTTAGATTTGGCTATGTAAAAGCAGCTCGCTCATATGGATATGACTCTGTAATACTCTCACCCATAGAAGAAGGCGCATGCGATGCCTGTATTGAAGCTGGAGATAAGGCTATTTCACTAACACAGAAAGATATACCATACAATATATTGCTTGATACTCATAGCACATGTAAATATGAAATATTTTTCAACGAAGAATAAAATTATGCGTCGGAAATAAGTTTAGGAGATCACATAATATTATGGAAATTATTGACACTTTCGGTATAGGGTTAGGCTGCCTAGTCGATGATGCCCTAAACTTGCTTACCGACGTTAAAGATTCCAAGAATAAGCCGGTATTGCAAATTAATATAGATGCAACACATTCAGGTAGGCTTACAAATGATAGAGTATATCCAGGGATACACGTGCGCAATGCTGCTGCCACCTGGACCAAACCTGCTCAAAAACCTGTCTTAAAGAACCATAGTTCTGATGCTGATCCAATAGGCAGGGTTACCTCGTCAAAATATATCCAGTTAAAAACAGGCAAAGCATTTGACGAGGACTACCTCCGCCCTTCTACTGGTGTGGGCTCTGGCGTAATACAACTAGATATAGACATAATGGATACCGACGCTATGGAGAAATTCCTCGACGGTAGATTTATGGAGTTCTCTACTCGCCAGCAGTTTTCAAGTATGATCTGCTCATTCTGTGGTAATGACTATGTTAAAAACTATTGTGGGCACTACCCAGGAGACGTAGTAAAAGTAGAATCAAAAAAGAAGGGCGGAGCCGACAAAGAGTACAAAGTATATGGAATAACTGGCCCATTAACCTATAGAGAGGTTTCTGTGGTAAATATTCCAGCAGACAGCTTTACTCGTATCAATGAGATGAAGGCTGCCGAAGATGCTTTAGGAGATAGTATTATACTATCTGCATATGATGATACAAATCATGATATATCTAAAATATCATTAATTAGCAGCGCTGGTACTGACTCTGTTGATCTTTTAAGATCCGGCAACCGGCAGACAGTTACATCTAGCGACAGAAGAAAACTAACCAACAAATCAATTTTCTGCGTTGCCGGTCCAGATTTCCAGCAATTTATAGAAGATACAGATATGAATAAAGCTAAACTAGAAGATCCTCTTAAAGAAGAGGAAAAAGAGAACACTACCGTTATCGAAGACCAGACTGATAGCGATAGCGAGTCAAGTCAAGAAGGTCAAGAAACTGAAGGCGATCAGGAAGGTGTCGTAGCCCCTGACGGCGAAGGGACTGACGAAAATGATGAGACTATCCAAGACGTTTCTGATGAAGAAGTAAGAGAAGCTTCAATGAAGGCTCTTACTATTTCAAATAAGAAACTTGAACGCGATGTTAAAGAACTGCGTTCAGAGATAGAGAGATTGAAGGGTGACAATACTCATAAAGATGAGGAAATTGATCGCCTACGCACTAGTGCATCTGAGTTCCAAAGTAAGCTAAAGCAAATAACTGCAAAGCAGCTATTGGATACTAAAATTATGTTAGGAAAACCTGATGTTTCTGATGTATCAGACAAAGAAACATACCAAGAGAAACTATCAGAACTAACAAAAAGATCTCTTGATTCTCTTAATGACGCCCTTACTGATATTTCTATTGAACTTTCAAATATGAAAAAAGATAAGGGCCTAATTGATTTTACTGAAAAGCCTATTGAAAATCCAACTGTTAATGGTACACCAAATACAGAGAAGATAATCAACACCGACAGTAAAAGCGAGAATAAGAAGGTTAAACCTACTCGTAGTCAAATAATAGATGCACAATTAAATTAGTCTTATTGTAATTAATTTGGAGCTGAAACACAAGGAGTCAAACAATGGCTTATAGAATTCCGAGGGGGTACGCAGTAAATCGCCCCCCATATCAGGAAATCTCCGAGGGTATCAGACCATCAGCTAGCGCAGTCCCAATGGGGGCCTGGACAGGGCTTCCTCCAGTCCGTATAGACGATATTACTCATGATCCGATAGTAATAGACGCCGGAACGGTTGTTGGTATAGCCACAGGCGGCTTTGCCGTAGGAAAGCTATTCCCAGCACACCAATTAACTGGTGCTACTACTATTACTCTTGAGCACCACTCTGATGGTGCTACATGGGGTCTTCCTGCTACTGATGCTGCTTTTACTAGTAACGTGCTTACTGGAGGTCCTGTACTTCCTCTTGGAGTTGTTTTCCAACCCATATACTCATTTATTCTTCAGGCAAACTTTACCAACTATACCAGAAACGTAAACGTTGGTATTGTTACTGATTATATGATACAAGTACCTGCAAAATGTGCTGCAGAAAAGAACATTAGAGCAGGACAGATGGTAATGGTGCACTCAACTGCACAAAACTATGGTGTTATTGCTGCTGGCACAGCCAGCATGGGTGGATTCCAAGCATGGGATGGTACTGCAGGTACACTAAACTTCGTTGTTGGCAGATGCTTCTCAAACCTGCACTTCGCTACAGGTACTGCAACCAACACCATACTCTCTGATGATACTGCAGCTGCACTAACTACTAGTGGTGCTGCTGAGTATAAAGACCTAGCTAGGGTCAATACTGTACCAGGCCTAGGCCTCGCAGGCTCAGGCACTGGTGGTGTACCTTCATGGCTTATGAAAGCACAAAGTGATGCCAGTGGCTATTACTATGCTTTAACTATTCTTATTAGGCTCTAAGGGAGGTAACTGATATGGCTAAAAAAATAAATTTAGATACACAAGATATCGACCTTACTTGCTTTGATGAGAATCAACAGAAAGTAGTTCTGCAATTAGCACAAAAAATTGCAGATCAAGTAACCGAGGTTAACGACGATAGCCAAGAATATCTTGATATGCCTGTTGAGCATCAAGCATTAATTGCTAAAGATGCCCGCAAAGCTAAGAAGATGACTGAGCTATGGAAATCAGGCGGCTATATTCCAGGTCTTCGTGACAGAGTAACTTTCAAAGAGTTTGCTGGTCACTCACAGAAATGGGATGAGCAATTCCAGCGCGAAGCTGCAGATGCTGGTTTTACTAGTACTGATCATCCAATCCTCATTGCTCGTACTATCTCCGAAGTAGTAAAAGAAGCTGTTGAACCAAATATAACACTTACCCCACTGCTTCAGCGCATTAACTACTCTCACGGTACAACCCTAACTTTCCCCGCTATGGGCGCTTTCCCAGCAGCTGATATCGCGGAAGGTATGGAATACCCAGAGAGATCTATCGACTTCGCAGGGCAAACCGTAGCGACTATTGGGAAGAGCGGTGTCGCAGTCAAGATGACTGAGGAAATGATCCGCTACTCTCAATATGATGTTATGAGTATGAACCTTCGCGCAGCTGGTAGAGCACTTATCCGCTGGAAAGAAAGCAAGGTTGCAAGTATGATTACAACCAATGCGGGTGGAAGTAATACTATATTTGATAACACATCTGCTATTTATCCTTCAACTACTGGTCGTGATGCAGGAGGTACCTACAATGGCACCTTAACGCTAGATGACCTGTTTAAGGCATATGCTGAAATGATCAATAGGGGCTACAACCCCAATACTTTGATCATGAACCCATTTGGATGGCAGATCTTTGCTGATGAAGCAATAGCTCGCGCATTTGGTTTCATTAACGGCCTTGCTATGTGGCAGCAGCTACAAGGCTCTCCAGCTCAAGTAGGCGCCTTTAGTGGTCCTTCACCACTACTTTCACAAAGTCAGCCAACTAGCCCACAGAACCTTGCTACTACATTCACCAACGTACCAACCCAATTCCCAGTTGCATTTAATATCATAGTTAGCCCATTTGTGGACTATAACGCCACTAACGGCACTACTGATCTAATTCTTTGCGACAGAAATGAACTTGGTATTATAGTAGTTGATGAGGAAGTTACTACAGACGAGTTCAAGGACCCAGCACGCGATATTTACAAAGTAAAACTCCGCGAGCGTTATGGTCTGGCTTCTCTAAACAACGGTTCTGGTACTGGTCTAATTAAGGCCGTCCACCTGAAGCGCGGTTTTGACTTCAGCCGTAGTCTACAGGCTACTATAGCTTCTACAGGACTTGGTTCACCACTGACTGGTGATGAAACTAACTATTCAGTAATTTCTTAGTAGTTCCCCCAGCGGCAATAATAGCCGATAATACAGTGGGACCTTTGGGGCGAGTCCCTGGAGGTCCCACTACTAATATGTAAATAAAATAAGTTGAGATATAGTTATGGCAAATGAGCAAAAAAAAGTAGTAAAAGTAACACGCAACCAATCTAATGATTCTCCTTCAAAGAAGGAGAATACTGGAGTACTTGGAGTTATGAACTCCTATAAAGGTCAATTTATTTCTTTAAATATGAAAGTTGCTCCATTCTTTGGGATAGGTACTTTAGAAGATGGGTCAAATAAAATTTGGCTGTCCGCCAATAATTGGTTTGATCAAGTACCTGATAATCTTACCGAAGAGGAAGTTGATATGCTCACAAGAGCGATCAGGGATAAAAAGGTTATTCTTGGTAAGAGGTGGATACCAGCAATTGATAAAGATAAAGAAGTAAAGAATAAGTATATTAAGCACGTAAAATCTTTTAAGTTCTGCACTGAGGAATTTAAAGATATTGTGCGCGGGTTAGTTAGAAGAAAGAAAGAAGGTAACTATACTGCTATAGAACTATTAAGGGCCATGATTGAAACAGAAAGGGCCGCCAATAATAGACCGGACTTTGTCAAGTATCTAGAGGATGCAATTGACCATTGTTCTGGGCCAGTATCTTTAGTAGAAGATTACCCAACAGATCCTGAAAACTTTACTGTGACAATAGATCCTTTAACAAAGCAAGTGGTAGAAAGCACTAAAAAGATTAAAGAGCCCACCATGTCTGATGATCCAGTAACAAGATCAGCCAAAATAGAAGACGCACTAAATTAGTGAATACGGAGCTAACTGATGGCAATACCAGTATTAAGTTCATCTACGCCCGCAGAAGGCGCCACAGATGTATATATAAATATACCACTGGATATTACATTTACTGATGATATACTTGAGTCATCAGTTAGTTCAACATCTGTATTACTAGAAGATGTTGGCGCAAATGATCTTGTTCCGATAAGTGTTGAGCTAATAGAATCAAATAAAATTCGCATTAGTCCAATAGGGTCTCTTCCAGAAGATACTCTATGGAAAATAAGTTTTCCAGGCACTGATATAGCAATAAGCGCAAGCTATGTAATTCAGGGGCTCGCCGGTACTTCGGAAGCCCTTGAAGATACTATAACAATAACTTTTAGAACAGGATCTAGAACATACATAGATGATACTTCTATAGATAAAGATGCAGCAGATTTATCTTTAGAAGGAGATCTAAATCTACCTATCCACGTAAAGGCTTTAGGAGATTTGGCATTAGATTATGTTGTACCAAAAAATAACTCATACGATGTAGCAGTAGATACAACAATAGTATTTACATTTAACCAGGTACTTTCAACTGGTGACTTTACACAAAACTGGTTAAATGTTGATATATATCCAATGCTTGATTCTACGGCCTACCTTGCATCTGGAGATACCCTTGGTAGCGGAAGTATACCAGACTATGGGGTTACTCATAGTGACAAAACATTGACGGTAACATTTTCTGGATATCTACCACAAAATGCTGGTATTGAAATAACACTAGATGATAGCATAACTGATGTTGATGGTTCTGAGTATGGGCCAAATAATTATAAATATTCAATAACTACTGATAGATATCCAAGTGTGTCTGGTATACATGTAATACACAGAGAATTAAAAGCTATTTCCGATGAACTTACTAATGACTATATAGCTGCGACATTATTATCAAGCACTATAAGATATCTAAATAGCTTTAGAAATCCAGATATAGATTCACATTTAGCACTTAGGTGGATAACAGCTAGGTCAGTAGTAGATATCCTAGATGATAAAGAATTAGAAAAAGCAGTAGTAGCTGGCACAAGAAGGCAGCTTGGCGATATGAGTGTATCAGTAGATCCAATAATAGGTCTGCTAGCACTGAAACATAAGCGCGCCCTTGATGAATTAGATAATATATCTAAAACAATATGCAAAGTTACTGCGGTTAATTATTCATTAGAAGCACAGGTTGGTATATCCAGAACGCCTAGACTTTGGTTTGGAGTAAACCAGAAGCTTATTGAAGCTAGATTCGTCTATTGGCAGCCAGATATACCAGCCTCTAATATAGCACTAAACCGTGGCGCTAAAGTGCCACCATCATATTATTTTTAATCATGGCAAAACCACATAAATCAGTAGATAATCCAAAACTAACCAAGATAGCCAAGCAAGCTGCAGAAGAACTTCTAGCAAAGGGGTCTAATATTAGTGGCAAAGTATCTACTACTTATAAGCCACCAATAAAGAACCCAAAAGCAAATAAACTAGTTCATGGTACTGACCTGTAGTAAATGAGAAAAATTGAATTCATAGACCTTAGGGGTGAAGTAGATTTTATACAAAAGAGATACTCATTCTACTGGGTAGCTCTCAGGTCTATGTATTTAAATACTAAGTGCCCATGTTTTGATGGAATTCCAAACAAGAAGTGCTCTAAATGTATGGGTACTGGTTATCTATATGTAGATAAATTAGTTAAGGCACAAAATGCTAGAACCACTCCTGGATTAGATTTTAGTACTCAAATAGGGAAAATAAATACACAAACTATTACCTGGATAATTCAGCACGACAAGAGACCTAAAACTACTGATTGGATATTAGAACTAGATTTAGATGAATCTACGAGAATACCAAGACAGCCGTTTGTGGTAAAAAGATCGTTTGCCATACAGGATGCTTGGCCTTATAGAGGCAAAAATGGCGAAATAATATACTGGTATTGTCTCTCTGAAGAGCGAAACTTTGTGTCTATTAATTAAGATGACTGATTTTTTTAGAGAGCGCCTAGATATAAGAAAAGAGCTGCGTGTTCTTGTAGAGACATCTGGATTCAGATGGGTAGCATTAAGGTCCGCACAGCTTGATCAGGCGTGCACAAGGTGCATAAATAAGATATCACCTCAATATGACAGCCCTACAGGAGTATGTCTCAAGTGCCTAAATACCGGCCACCTATTTGCAGATAAGCTCGTAAAAGCCTATAGCTATTTACCAGCAGCTGGTAGAGACTTTCTATCAGATATAGGGATAATAAACACTGAAACAGTAGTATATATATTTGAACACGGCTCAAAGCCCAAAACTGGTGATATAGTATGTGAATTAGACCTAAATGAAGCTACGGGTACTCCAAGGCAACCATTTTCTATAAGGCGGATGTTCACTATACAAGACTCAAAAGAAATGCGCGGAGATGATGGTAGAATAGAATTCTATAAAACATATTGTGAAGAACTTAATTTAGACAAGGGTCAAAGCATACTATAATAGCGGAAATATAATAGTGAGTACTACTAATGACAAATATGGCATGCCTGATCTAGAATCATCAGATCAGCCATTCTATATGAAACATATTGTATCATCTACAATGCCTTTAAGCGTATTCCCGCGCCTTAAGGCAGATAGGTGTGCATCTTTGTCAGACTCTATGATGATGATAGATATTCTGATAAAGAAATATGAAGCACAATATTATACCGCTACAAAAGATAAAAATTTATTAGTACTACCAAATTTATTTCTTAAGCCCTTACAGGGCACTAAAATTAAAAACCTGAACACTGATGAGGTATATGAAATTGCTGATGTAATCAGCAATCCCGTAACTGGTCTATGGGAGGGCCTTATCAGAATTAATTCTATTACACCACCCAATAGAGATCTGCAAGAAAAACTGCAATTCCTTACTGATGATAGATTAGTAAGATTTTCTGCAGAATTTACGCGCTCTCTAGGTGTAGAGAATCAGACTGAAGATGAGTTATTAAAAGACGTTGGGCCAATAAGGCCAACAATAATATATGCGCTCATTAAAAAAGAACCAGGGTCAATAGGCAAAACGCCTTTTGGTCCTCAAAAACAAGCCAAACCTATGCACCGCGAATTTATTCGCGATCAACACTGGGCTGGTCACTCTGTTGAGATGCTTGGTCAATGGTTTGATCTGCTTGTAGAGTTTGGGTGCTTTACAACAGACAACCGCTCTGCTGATCTGTTAGCTGATTGGTTTGAGCGATTTATGCGGCAGAATACATGGGTTCTAAAGCTAAATGGTGTACAAGAACTTATGTACTTCCAAAGACTACGTGATAGTGCTGTTACGAAGTGGAGACAAGATCTTATAAGTAGGACAGTCCAATATTACTTCAGGTTAGAGGAGATTCTGCCAACCGTCGTACGTAATATTAGAAAGCTAGATACAACAGTAAACCTAGCAACTGAAATTGCTGAATCAGGAAAGCGTTGGATTGCCGGTAGAGAAGTGACTGGTCCACTTACTCAAGAGGAATATAATGCTTTATTCTATGGTCCAGACGGTACAAGAATCTTTGACACTATCTTAGTAAACGATAACAATTTAACATAATGGAGGTCCTAAATGGCTTATCCGCATCTTCCTGGAGTTACGCTAAACTTAGCTGACCTAGGACTTAAGATTGCGCCACCGCCTGCTGGTCCTAAAGTAACTTTACTTGGTGTTACATGCAATACTGGAGTTCCACTACTAGAGCCATTATCAGTAACCAACGTAGGTAAAACTATTAATGCTCTATGGGCTTCTGGTGCTACATCATCATTAACATTCCCAAGTGAACTTGCTTTAGCGGTAGAAGAAGCATCCGCTGCTGGCGCTGAAAACATTGAAATATTAGTCATTGCCAATCCAACTGGCAATGATTATGACTATTGGATTGATCCAACAAGTGCTGTTGGACGATCTGCGCGCTTCTCGGCGCTTAGTGGAGCATATGATGTATTGCTTCAATCCAACGTAGACGTTGTTCATCCAGTAAATGCCTGGATTGATAATCCCGGTAGCACTATTAGATTTGGGAGCCAACTAGCTAATTTCTGTCACCAAAAATCAAAAGAGTTTGATAATACTTGTGTTGGAGTTCTTCCAATGATGACTCCAGTAGAGTGGGCTCAAACTATGACTGGCAGAATAACCGGTGGGGGTTTTAGCTTCTCTGCCACAGTTTCTGGAGAAATGTCGGATGTTACTGGTGCAGCAGATAGATATTTTGGTTCTGCTTCAAGTGCACTAGTAACAGAATGGGCAAAATATGCTTCAAATGTTTCTGCAGATCCAACTTGCTATTATACTCCTGAATTCTCAGGTTACTTAGCAGGCTCTGAAGATACTACTAATACTTATTATCCAACAAACTATGAAAACGAAGCTACTGCAGTTAACTCTGCTTACTGGACATACTGGCAGGCGGTTGATGCTGATGGTACTGCAGCTACAGACCAAAAGGGAAATAAAGTTGACGCAGGCAGAAGAGTGTGCGTATTTGGATGCCCAGTAGTTACTAACGGTACTCAAACATCATTGCTCGCGGCTGGAGTTGGAGCATCGTTAACTAATACTGTTTATAACACCAATGGCGCTGCTGCATATGCTGCTAGAATAACTACACTAGCACCACAGTCTGCAACTACCAATAAACCAATTTACAACCTAACTTATTCGCGTCCTCTTTCTGGTTCGCAAGCTAATAAACTTGCAGGAAGACGTATTACCACCATGCACAATAGAGCCAATGGCTTCGTTGTTACTAGTGGTATAACTGGCGCCCATAACGTTAGCAAGTATGTAAGATCTGACTTCGTAAGACTAACCACGATTAGAATCGTTGACTCAGTCGTTAACCTGACCAGATCAGTATCTGACAAATATATTGGCGAGCCCAATACTGCAACAGCACGTAATGCGCTATACAATGACATAGAAAAATACCTGAAGCAGATGCGCGTTGCAAATGCATTAAGAGGTTGGACTATGTATATTTCTTCTTCACCAGATCAACAAGTACTAGGTGAAGCTACCATTGACCTTACCTTAGTCCCAGCATTTGAACTTGTTAAGATCGAATGCAACATAGCCCTCGCTAAGAGCGTATAAGGAGGATTGAACTATGGCTAGTACATTAGATAGTTATACTAAGAGCTATAACTCATTCTCTGGTGCTGATATGGTTGTAACCTTCGGTAAATATATTATCGGAGAGCTACAGGGTATATCATATACAATACAAAGAGAAAAGGCTCCACAGTATGTACTAGGTCAATCTGACCCAGTATCATTTTCAAGAGGGAAGCGCGGGATAGCAGGTTCTTGTGTATTCCTGGTATTTGACCGGTCTGCATTACTTGATGCGTTCCAGGATACGCCATTCTTAGCATGGGAGCATGAATTTGCTGCACTCGTATCCGATCCAATAGTAAGTGCGCCCGTCCTGATAACAGCAGGATTAAGCAGTGCTTCTTCTGGGTATGGTCAACCTCAAACCGCCAACTCTTTTGCGGTTGCTAATTCAATTCAAATTAGCAAAATACTTGCGCGCCCCGCTTACCATGACCAAGTATTACCATTTGAAATAGTGGTTACTGGTGCAAACGAGTATGGTGCTACAGCATCCATGAAAATACACGGTGTCGAAGTCATCAATGTCGGCTCCGGGTTCTCAATTGATGATATGCAAATTGATGAAGCTTGTACTTGGATAGCCAAGGGTATTACCAACTGGCGTCCAGGAATACAAATACATATTCCTAACTATACTCTACCTACTACTATCGCTGGCTAGATGCTATAACTATTTTGGGTAGACCCAGAAATGGGTCTACCCTTTAATTATAATGCCTTTATTTGATCCACAAACAGTTTTAGGTAAAGAAAAAGTATCATTTTCTGGTACTGATGTTAGCGTTGTATTTAGTATTCATGGCAGTATGCCATCGTACATAGCAGATAAGCGATACTTTAGATCAGCACAATTACAAACTATATCTTTAACTTCAGCAGCATCATTATTCCCAGTTCGCAGATGCGGAGAAGCATCTGCCACAACGCTCACAAAGGGTGCGCGTACGGTTGCGGGTTCTATGGTATTTACCATACTAGGACAAGATCCTTTACAAGAAATATTTTCTATTGATGCAATAAAATCTGCAGCCAGAACAGATAGTTTATGGCACATAGATCAAATGCCACCAATAGACTGTTTGCTAATATTTGCTACTGAAACTGGCGGTAGAGGATTACAAGTAATCCAAAACATGCAAATATCTAACTGGGGAGAAGTAGTAAGTATTGATGACATGTATATTGAATCTAGTTATACTTTTATTGCTGAACATATAACTCCATTTTTGTCTATGGATCTTATGTCAGCAAGCGGCACCAGTAGTAATAGGGTTGCTAAAGTATTAGAAGATAGAATGTCAGACATAAGATCTAATGCATTAACCCCAGATGATGCAGCTATAACTGCGATAGGTATTTCTCAGAAAGAAATAATAGATAAGTATGGATGGCATGCGCCTACTATTATGGCACAACTTGCTAAGGATGAATTAAAATTAAGAGCAGGCAAAGCTCTTAATTTAATGGATATAGGAGTCTCAAGACTTATAGATAATATAGAAACAGGTACAACAAAAGCTGGAGAAGTATATGCAATATGGACAACAGCACCAGAAATACCTTCAACAATATTTGATCTTACTAATTTAAAATATGTCACGCGCTAGGCATTATCCAACACCAATAACTACTACCTTTTACATAGGGCAGTATTTAATTGATGATGTATATAGGGTTGATTTTACAAGAAAAGTAACTCATCAACCAATATGGGGGTATGCCAGTAAACAATATGATTTTATTGCCAAAGGTAGAGAAATAGTAACTGGCAATATTATAATTAACTTTAGGTATCCAGGCTATCTGACTAATGCCATTAAAGTAGCAACTCAAGATTCTGATACAAATAAAGTTCTAGTTAAATCTGGAATTAAAAAGGATTCAAAACAATCACTTGGAAACCTACTTGATGATATACACAATGTTAATAGTATTTCATCGGTAATGGAAAAAATAAGCAATATATTGCTTGGCACTAAAATAAATAATTCGCAACAAGAGAATACCGCATCTCTTAGTAATATAAATGAAATAAACGAAACATATAATGAACTAAAAAAATCTTTAGTTGAGCGACATACTAAACAGTTTTCAAAACTCGATACTGGCGTTAAGCACTTAGAATCTCCATTATCAATAGAACTTCCTTTATTTGATCTTGAAATCCAGTATGGTTTCCAAGGAGTATCTGGTGGGTGGAGAAGAATATTTAAAGATATAACACTGGTTGGAGAGTCGCAAGTAATACAAGCAGGGGGAGATGGCAGCGGTATGGGTAGTAGTGCACAATGTTTATTAGAAGCATACCCATTTTTTGCATCTAGTACAATAGTTAAAAGGACAGTATAATGAATATGTTACCAGAAGACGTAAAGGAAGCCGCCGAAAAAGCAAAGGCCGATGGCTTCCGTCCATATTGGATTACACTTAATGGCGTTAGTTTTGTATATAGACCAATTAAGCGTAAAGAATGGAGAGAATTAACTAGAGCTCAAAATAAAGAGCTTGTTGCTTCTCAAGAAGATCCTCTAGAATTGGCTGAAATAAAGGCTAAATATGTTGAGGAAATAGTAAAAATGTGTGTTCTATGGAGCGAGCTACCTATTGATGACAATCTAGGTGCAGGCTATGTAGAAACACTTTCCGACGCAATCTTAATAGATTCAGGTTTTGGTTCTCCTGATGTTCCTTCAGTTGAAGTATAATGGAAAACAATGTACTGGATAAGTACACAGAGCTAATACTTCAAGGTAACAAAGACATATTTATTACCGAACTCGGGGGCTTGTCATTTATTTGCAAGCCCCTTACTTATTATCAGTATAAGCTTTGTTTAGATATAGAAAAGAATGTGGGCGCACCAGATTCTAATGAAGCCATTCTAAAATTATCAATTATATTTCCAGAAAGGAATGAGTTAGAAAATTGGATAGATAGCACAAACGCCTGTTTCCCAGATATATTAGCAGATAAAATCCTAGCTAAATCTAGTTTTAAAAGCCAAGAAGATATATATAGCTTATATCTTTCATCCAGGGATGATGTTGAAAAAGACTTTATTGGCTTAGCACAAATATATATTTGCACCGCATTTAAGGCCATATCGCCAGCAGATATAGATAAAATGCCAATGAAAGATATTATGTGCCTACTAGTAAAGGCAGAAGAAGCTTTAGGTAAAAAGATTAATATAGAAGAATTATTTAATATAGAATCAGAAGGTAAACAAAAAATACCTATTCCTCCAGGAATGGAGTCAACTGCTTTTGATCCTTTCTCTAAAGAGTATATGTTAGATCCAGATAATGCGAGCCCAATACCACCAGAGGCATTCAGATAATGGCCAGGCAAGGAGAAGAGCCTAGGTATACTGGTCCACGCGAGGGTGAACTAGAAGCCTATAATGCAGAAGTAGATCAGGCCAATGAGCGTGATGCTAGTTGGCTAGCCAAAATAGCTATAATAGGTTTTGGTACACACGTACTAGGAAGGGCAGTTGGGCGAAATATAATTGCTGATATTATCCACACTGGTGGATTAATGTCCAAGTGGGCTGGCGGCCTCTATAAGAGAAAAGGCAAATCTTTATTAAGACCAGAAGTATACAATAGAGTTGCTAGGGCTATTGATGATAATAGTGGCGTTTCTGGTGAGGTAATAAAAAGAACCTGGGAAGGTTCAAACCTAGAAGAAATAGAGGGCGTAAGAAGGCTAATAGAGATGTCCTCTATTATAGGGGATCCTAAAAATATTACTTCCCGCCCTAGACTAATAGAGTTTTTTAAAGAAGAGCTCGCCAGAGATGCGCGGGTTCTTCAAAGACCAACACCTTTACAAAAAGAAATGTCGCATAGCCTAGATAGGCTAACCTTTGGTGACATTCTAGAAAATGAATCATATTTCTTTAGACCAAAAGAAATAGCAAAGTCATACCAAATAGAATCTATTAATCTTGCAATAGATCAAGGGCTTATAACAAAAGAAACAGTAGTAGGACCAAAACTATTTAAGCGCCTCGATAAACAAGGCAAGTTTGCATCACTAATAGATTTAAGACTTACTGATCCAAGATATGCACTTGAAAGTGCAGCTAAAATAGTTGGCGACGTAGCTGGTATATTTAGGGGTTTCGCGTCTTTATTTGGTAATGCCAGAACATTAGCTGAACTACCAAGCGAGCATCCAGGTGGACCGCTAAGGGTATTTATAAAAGGACAAGCCGATTCTGCCGTAGCACCGCGCAGACCAACAATAAAAGGTCCATGGAATGATGCAGATGTATTAGCTTTTGATATAGAGACAAACAAAGCCAAAGCAATTAATGATGTAACAAAATTGCATATGGTTTCTATCGCCGCCAAAGAGAAGGGCGGAGCATGGAAGAGCTATACATTCTGGGATGATACTGCAGTAACCCACCCTGATGTTGTAAGATCTGGCAGTATACAAGACGCCTTAGATATACTAGAGGCTCATAAGGGTACATTATTTGGCCATAAGATTTTAGATTTTGACTTACCCGTAATTAAAAACTTACGCGGTGGGCTTACTATAGAAAGCGGCGCAGAAATAAGGGATACACTAGAAATGTCCCACGTTGCTTTTGGTACCTTTAAATCTGGAAAGCTACGCGAGATAGACAGACTAGCAGCTATAGGAAAAGAACAAGAGTTCTCTGGACAAGTTCTTCATAAAATACCAAGCGAAATGAGGGGGAGACATTCCCTAGAAGCTTGGGGGCAAAGGCTTGGTAAAACTGCAAAACTGGAATATAAGGGCGACTGGTAAGCCCTAACGCCAGATATGCTTAAGTATGGATCGCATGATCCAGTAGTAACTGGTGACCTATTTGACTTTCTCAAAACACTAGCTAAACCAACACATAAAGAAGTAAGCGCCACTGCTTCTATTGCTAAAAAAGCAGAAGACATTAAAGGAAGTGTCGGTAGAGTATATGAGTTTGTTGGTGATGAGCCTCCAAAACTAGTAGAATCTGGTGTTCGTCTTGGAGAAACCGGAGATATATTGTTCAAGCCTTCTGTTCTTAGAAAGCTCCATAGAGAAGGCAAATTAGAATCTATTTATACAAAACCCGGCCCTAATGCTACTTGGCTCCAAAAGTTACAACACAAGGCTGGTATAGGACCAGAATTCCAAGAGCGACCTGGTGGCTTTGTTCAAACACTATTAAGAGCAGTTAGGTCTATAAAGGCAATACATACTGGTGAAGCAAAGTTTGCTGGTAAAAGATATAAATCTAGTCCAAGCTCATTATTAAACGTTGTAGCTGGCAGCACAATACCACTAGAGGAAAGACTGCCTGAATATATTTCTCGTGGTAAATATTATAAACAAGCCGGTGAGCCAATAAAACCCGGGTTCTTTGATAGGATCAAAGCATACTTAGGGATATCTGAAGACGTAGATATAGTAAAAGCATCAGCTTTTGAGCCAGGTCGTATGCAAATAGAAGCAGCAGATCTGCTAATCCCTCCAAAAACAGGTGGATTAAAACCACTTACTAAATCAGCATATTCTGCTACAGAAAAAACAATTGGCCCAACTGGAACGTTATCAGCCAGAAGAACTTCAGAATTTTATACTTCTAGTGCCAATCCTATAGATAAGCTATATGATTTTGCAAACTATTTAACAATAAGATTAAATACATTAGCTAGCAGCCAAATGCTTGGCATAGGATACCGCGCATCAGGTAGCCTTACTGCTAATGCATTAAGATTGGCGGCAATCCCAGCAATATATATAGCTGGTACTGAAGCAATAAAATATGCTGATTATGAAATAGGCGAGCTAACAGGAGTCCGCCCATCATTCTTGGTATCAGATTTATATACTAAAGCTAGAGTACTACAACAGCAAGCAAGAGAAACCACTGGAATACGTAAAGGGGCAGAGACATTTGAGCTTACTTTCCCAGGCATAAGTGCCGGCCTAGCAGGAACAGGGCTAGCAGCCTTAGGCGCATTTGCTACCCTAAAAGGCACTGGATCATTTAAAGCCGCAGCTGCTGCTGGCGCCGCCATTTATTCATTGATAGGCGGCCCAGATGTAGCTCAAAAGCCAAAAGAATTAGAAGAGGAATATGAAGGCATACGCAAAGTGCCAGTAAGGTCATCTTCCTATTGGTTACTGGGATACGCTCCTTTTATTGGCGGCCACATAACCCACCATGAGCCAAGTTGGTATGTAAAACACAAATCGCAAGCGTATAAAACAAATATATATGGATCTGAAAAAGAATATTGGTCCAGCGGCACATTCTTACCAACGCCACAAAATTGGTTTGGTTTAAAAAATATAATTGATCCATATAAATTAGAAAGGGAAAACTACTACAGAAGGCCATACCCTACTACTGCTGGCTGGGGAGAAGAGTTCCCAATTATTGGCCCATTAGTAGCAGATACAATAGGTGAGATATTTAAGCCTCGTGTAAGAATGCATGAGGAAGACAACCAACGTGTTGTAATAAGCAACTTACAACAAAGAGGTGCGCCAAAAGATATTGCATCATATCTCGGTATACCAGAATTGCCAGTATCAATTGTAGAATATGGCAAACCTGAAGTATTAAGAGAAAGGCTTAAAAAATATGCAAATGTCGCTTTAGAGCCTGCTGGTATATGGAAGTTTGCTTTACAATACTTTGGTATTAGTTTTGACGAAGGATATGAGGAAGCTACTGCTTCTAATATGGGATCCATATCAAGAAGATTCTATGAAGCAAACCTGGGCGGGGCATTCGGAGAAAGTGAATTCCTTAGGCGCTTCCTACTATCTGATTATGGTAGGGCTTCAAAGTTCAACCAACAATTAAATCCAATACCAAACTATCTTCCTAGATGGCTACCTGGATCATTAAGCAACTTCGAAGAAGACAGAGCTGCATTCTATGATTTTTCTCTTGGAGATGCATATACCAAGATACAAGGCGGGGAATATAATTTACCTGGTGTTGGATATGAAAGCTATACTCCGCTACACGGTAAAGAAGCAGAAAGAGAAGAAGAGAAAATTAAATTTACTGCTAGAGTAGTTAAAGTAGTTGACGCTGATACTGTTGATATATCAATTAATGGCGGCAGACAGCGTATACGTCTAGCAGAAACTATGGCTCCAGAGAAGAATACGACAGAAGGTCAAATTGCTATAGCAGCAATGAAATCTTTGTTGTCTCCTGGTGACAATATAACAGTAGAAACTACAAGAGACGAATTTGATTCTGGTGAATCTCAAGGCCCTTACGGACGGACTATCGCGCGTATTTGGAAGAATGGCCTGTCTATTAATAGGGCAATGGTAGACTCTGGACACGCTACACAAATAGATTCAAGCTATGATGCAGTAGACAGATTCTTAATACTATCCAATATAGCACCATTCTCAAGAGCTTACAAAGATGCAGAACGCCAAGTTCGCCATATGCATCTTACAGAAGATTGGCAGGCCAGGGTTAATGCTGCCTATGAAGAAAGAGAGGCAAAAGTAGATAGGTTAGGGCTAAAAAAGTACCTACAAGAAGAAGCCGAAGCAGCTAAATTAAGTCCTCAACTAAGAGTCATAAGAAGTACATATCAATCTGTACATGAGAATCTACTTTCAGAAATACCAATAGTTGGATCAAAGTTTTTCCCAAAAAGAAATCCAGTTGATTTATATAGGAAGTTTGAAGTAGAAGGATCTGGCTTTGCAAACTGGGAAGAGCCATATGAAACCATATTACGCCCAGCTATATATGATATAATTGGAAACAACCCAGTAATAGCTACAGCAAAAGCAGGTGGTTTAACTTGGCTAGCATCATCCTCTATGGGTAAATGGCTAAATCCAATAAGCGCCTTAGCATATCCAGCAAATAGAGCTGCCACAATAGCAAGTGCCGCCGCAGTAGGTGGCGCGTTGTCAACTACAAGAATGGTTGCTACCGGCAAACTGGAAGGAGGATTTACCCCGCCTCATATTGAAGAAGAGAGAGAAGTAGAAGAATATTTTGATCAACTAAAATATTTAAAGCATAGAAACTTAGAAGAAGCCGCTAATGATGAACAGGCATACCATGTAGCAAACTATGCTAAAAAGCAATCGCGCAAAACATTGTTATATGGTCTACATGCACTAGAAACTAAAGGAAATATATTTGCTTATAAAGGAGCACTTAAATCTAAAGAGAGGGCTTACTTTGAGGCCTTTGTAGAGGCTCCAGAAGAGGACAGGAGTGACATCCTATCAATGACCCCTGACCATATGAAACGCGCGCTGGAAGCAATATGGGACCGCCAGCGTAAAGATAGACCGCCCGTAGAAGAACAGGCAGAACAATACTGGGATAAACATGCTATGCCAAAGCCGACGTGGATAGGTTGGCACCCAGATATTGATGATGATGAGGTAAGAATAAAAGCTATTGAGGGTGGCATAAATGGTATTTCTGATAATTTACAAAGATTTGGTTATTTCCCCTCACAAAGAAGAGAAGTAAAAGCCAGATTTGGCTACCTTACTTCGCCAGTAGATGATATACATCCAGCAAGTAAAACATTTGAATTACCATGGAAAGTTAAGAAGAGAGGAGGAAATATACTTAGCGAGTTCAATTTTGGTGCTGGCGCTGCAATTAATTTATCTAATATTAATATATCAGATGATCGCAGTGAAGAGATAGCCTATTTTGCTAATTATATTAGATAATGAGTATAATAAATGAAATTATAGCATCCCTGATAGGTGATGAAGGGAAAGCTGCAATAGGCTATGCTTCAGTAAGCACGAACAGGGTTAGACCTGCTCTAGACAAAGTAGGCATAGAGGCATCTCTTGGCAGTACCAGAGTAAAGTCTATTAGGGCAAAACAGTACTTGACTACTGATTTTGGTGAGTCTAGAACAGCGTCTACTTTAGTAAAACAGATTGGCATTAAAATGCCAGAGACGCTTACTTCTGTTATTGGGAAAACAACAGAAGAAAATATACCAAAAGCTCTGTTTGTATACGACGTAGAATTCTTTAAGAGAGCTGCTCTACAAACTGGCGCTAGGCCAAAAAGTGGTATGGCGCATCTTATAGATGTAAAGCAATTAGTTTTACAAACACTTCCAGAGCTTGCTCCCCAAAACACAAGGATTGAGAACGTATATAGGGCACTGGGGTTAAGGGGCATAAGCATCCCCGAAGGTAGGGAATTTTTTACAAATAAAGAACGCCTTCAAGCAGTAGAAGAAATAGTACAAGAGGTTTTTTCAAGATCTCCTGTAGAAGCAAAAAGATTTTTAGAAAGATCTGTCGGACGCCGCTTTGGGATAAATCCACTTGATAAGTATGCCTCATTAATTGATGAGCACCCTTTACAAAAGCTTATTGGCCCGGAAACGCTTAACGTAATCCCAGTTAAGAATAAGCTAAAGTCAACTGTACATGTAAGCAACCTAAAATCTCTTAATGAGGGATTAGTACCGATATTAGAATCTAGGTTTGGGAAACCATTTGCGGAAACATTCAAAACCTTTTCGCATAGATTATTTGAAAGCGTTGACCGCCCAGGAGACGTATCCTTCTTACTAACAGGCGGCAATAGACTATTTGTTGGTGTTACTGGTGTAGCCAGTACATACGAAGAGCTTCCTACCCAAATAGGCGGCCTTATAGGCTATAAAGGCAAACTGGCTTCTGCGCGCAATATTCTTATAGAGTCAAAAGAAGAAGGCGTTAAAGGAGTAAAAACACTAACAGAAGCTTTCTTTGATGAATTCATTAAGGGCGTAGAAGAGTATGGAGAAGGTGGTAAGAACGTTACCGCCGCCTTAGAAAAAGGTAGAAAACAAGCTCTTGGTACAGAGCTTTTACCAGGCTTAAGATTCAAAGATATCAAGGGAGCAGTATCCACATATGGCGATATAAGTTTCCATCAAGCTGCATATATGCAGCACTCTCTTGTAGTTGGCAAAGAGTCTATGCCACTGCTAGATGAGGAGATTAGGGAAGCTTCACTTAAGGCACAAACATTCCAGGTTACTAAGGAAAGTACTACAGAAAGACTATTAAAAGCACAAGAAGCAGATCTCGCTAAGCTTGAAGCCAAAGGTATAGAACTCCAAAAAATAACTGGAAGTGATGTTACCATAGGCAAAGAAGGGTATGAAATGATAAGCAATAAAACAGGCTTATCATTAGCCCCATACTCTTCAATAAGATCATATTTCCCTCCTGGTGCACAAACAGAAAGAGATCTATCAAAGGGAGCCTATCAACTAGGTGGTATCAAGGAGACGTGGGAGCCACTAAGACATAGAGTTTTAGAACTTACCAGAAGAAGGCTAGGTCTCACAAGTGCACATCCAGTAGGTACTACAATAGGAGTAGTGTCCGAAGAGCAGACTATGCACCAAATGCTTAAGTCTGCTACTGGGAAAGCTGTGATCGAAAAGCCGCTACTTATGTGGCAAGGCTTAACCACAGTAGTAGCTCCAGGAGAAAGCCTAAAAGTAAGGAGCATGCTTGGTGATCAAGGTGCTATACTTACTCCTATAGGAAGATTATCTACTCAGAAAAGAAGAGCACTAGTAGGTACTGAAGCCGCGCTCAATGCGAGCGATTTAATAGATACTATTCGCACCCTTGCTGGGGTAAGAAAAGGAGAAGAATTACCTAAACAGTGGAGCAATATATTAGAAAAAGCTCTACAGCAACAAGAGGTCTCTATTAGAGATATTGGCGAAGGTATAAAAATAAAAGGGAAAAGCTCTCTTGTTCCAAGGGGTGCAGAAGTACTTACTGGCATCTCATATGACGACTGGAATAAAGTATATAAATTTAATTGGAAGACCAAAGCAGGTAGCACATTAACAGAAGCCTTATTACTAGACAATCAAAGAATAACAGCTAGCGTAGCTGGTGAGTCTTTTCTAGAAGAGCTATTCGGAACTAAAGCCCTAAGAAGTGATATAATCACTTCTTCTGAAACCTTTGCAAAAGCAGGTAAAGCCAATATACTTTATACACATATGCTTGGTCTGCTTGGCACCGAAAAGCTACAAAAAGCTGGTGGTGTAGCAAGGTTCTTAAGGTTATATGAAAAGCATGGCGGTAAGGGATTAGAAAGGGTAGGCAGAAAACAGCAGATCATAGCGACTTCTGAATTTTCATTTAAAAACTTCCTTAGCCAAGGTGCTATAGAAGGGCCTGCTGAAAAAGCTCTATCTGAAATGGGCGCATCAGTAGCGCAAATATATGGACTTGCTAAAAGCTCTACAGAGTATGGGGAGAGTATATATGAACTTTTCCCGCAAGCTATTAAGCCTGGTCCTAAAGGACCAGAAGTAAAAGGCACTATTTTAGATGAAATAGGAGCAAAAACTCTTCCTACTTTAGAGGAGCTTAGAGAGGTATCTATGAAAAGCAATATGTTTGCTTTCATAACCAATATGGCAAATAGAACCTCTGAAGTAACTGACTTCTTAAATTCTGAAAAGTCATTTAGAATGAGACTCTTTACTTTGCATCAAATGGGTCAATCTCTACCAACTATGTTTGGCCTAGAAAATCCAATGCAACATCCTATATATAGGATGGAAATAGAACATCTACAAGAAAGTGTGCCGGGATTAATCTTGAATCCTAACGCCAAAGCAGCTATTGGGAAACCAGGAGGAGAAGCTTTCGTAAAACAATTACCAAGAGACATTAAAAATGTGGCATATGCACTCAAATTACCTGCTCTTGAAAAGCTGAAAGTACGTGGCGGCAAAAAATATTTTAAAGGTGTAGAGGTATTAACAAGACAAGAGGCCGCAGAAAGATTCATAAATGCTCCTGGCGGTATAAATGTACAAATGTTAGAAGGAGAAATGAGTGCCAAAGAGCTTTTTGAAAAAGAGCTCTTAAGAAAGGAAAGACCCGGGTTCTTCCTTCATACTGGAGATACGCCATGGTTTGCGCCAGAAAACCTCGAAGCAGAAGGCAAAGTTATGAAGGCCTTGCCAGTTAGGGGTACATATATACCGTCTGGTGAAGAACTAAGAAGAATGATAGGACAAGGGGAATTTCCAAGAGGATCTCTGCTGCATTCTATGGTATCATTGCTACAGCAACCTAATGCAGTATATGGAGCCAAAGAACCTAGCGCAGCAACTAGTGTTACAGTAAGAGGTGCATTTGAAAATGTATGGAGGTGGTGGGCTAAAGCTGGAGCAAAAGGCGGCTATTTCCATGAAACTAAGCTTACTAGCAAAAAAATGCCTGGCTCTGCCAGGGTCAGGCTAACACAGAAAATAGCAAGTAATCGTTCAGAGTTTAATCTTATAAACTCTATGGAGGACATTTATTCCGTTAAAATACAGAAAGATACTCTCCATAAAATGGCAAAAGAAATTGCAATAGCTGAGGGTGCAAAAACTCCAGAAGAATTACTTGCAATAGAGGAAGACCTTATTGAAAAAGCATCAAAAGGAAAACTATATGGCGCAGTTACGCCAAGACCTCAACATGCTCCATCACATCAAAGGCTGGTAAAATTACAACTTATAAAAGAAGAGGTTACAAAGAAATTAATATATGCTGATCAGGCTACTGCAGGAGTTAGTCCATACTTGGCACACGAACTAAGTAGAGACTTTGACAAGGACGCAATAGAAGTTGCAATAATAAGAGCTAGGCATCTCAAAGGAACTGTCGACCCAGAAGAACTTATAAAGAAGCAGTATGAGATGTCTGCATCACAAAGGAAGCAGTTTGATAGACTAAAAATAGAAGCAGATAAAGCTCTTTCCACTATAGAAGAAACATTGGAAGGGGCAACAAAAATAGAACAAAAACAGCTGCTAAATAAATATGCGCTAAAGTACTTTGCATTTGGTAGGACCCCGGCCCTATCACAAGTAGGCTCTTGGACAACCCTTGCATTTGCTCAAAAGATAGCTGATACGGCTACTAGTGAAAAACAAATTGCTGAAGAGCTAAATAGATTGTTTACAATTTCTGCTGGCGGTGAATATACAGAAGGAATCATACAAAGATATAGAGATATTTTAGGAGAAGGGTCCGAAGCTGGATTTGCTGGTAGAGTAGAGCGCGCCATAGAAATGTATAGAACTCCATTCCAAGGCGCTCTTACAAAAGCAGGAGAGATTAAAGACTTGCTTGATGATTTCCTAAATATTCCCGGCATTATTAAAGAAAGAGCAGAATCTTATGTAGTTGGTAAGGAAAAACCATTAATAGAAGAAACCATAAGTATGGTTGAAGAATATCTAACTAAAGCCCTTGGAGCTACAGATGAGGAAGTTCTTGGAAATATAGCCACAGGATATGGAGAATACTACGTAAGAGAGGCAGCAAAATCAGCAACTAGTGGAGTCAAGAAAGCCATCACCAGATTAGCGGCAGAAGATCTTGGCACCGTTATAGGCGTTTCTGCTATTGCAATGCAGAGACATCACGGCGGGAGAGTAATAGGTAACCCAATGAGAGACGCTTTCCAAAAAGTAAAAGGATCAATGGCGTCTCTGTGGTCGTTTGTTACTGGTGAACCAGTTCAAAATATTAGAGAGTCCATGGTAGAAATTGCTATGGAACATAGCGATAGATCTGCTGAAGAACTTGGCGAAAAAGCTGCCAAGGTCATGGAAAAGACCATAGACAAAGCAACCACTAAAGCCAGCAATATTCTGAAAGATTCAGAAGTACTAAATGATATCTCTGCGAAGATGAAAGGTAAGTGGGGATTAGTTGCTGGTATAGCTGCCGGGCTATTTGTTTTGCGAGAGTTAAGCGGAATAGTTTCTGATGTTGGCGGGTTTGCCGGCGGTAGTGCTCCTATCCCAAGACAGCCACTGCTGTCATTCCCAGAAGTGCATAATTTATTCGATAGCCAACAACCTACTGCCAACGTAATGCCGGTTGAAGGATATAACTCTTCACTAAACTATCAAGGTGGTGGCTATCAAGATGTTGAAGATATCACAGATAATCTAGGTGAAATCACAAATAGAGGTGCCAACTTCTCTAATATAAATATCAGAGATAGCAGAAAATACTCTAGTAATTTTGCTATGTCACAAGCATACAAGAAACAGGGTGTTAGTGATTTTACACACCAATATCAATATAATCAGTAATGACCTTAAATATATTTGATGAGACTGGTATTGAAAGATCTGAGCAGACTCTTACCAGTGAGCAGCTAGCTGCAGCGCATGCTTCTACTAGGAACCTTGGTACTCCTATTAGAAGTACGTATAATACTCCATCTACTAATAGAAACAATCCAGTACTACCACCTATCAAACATACTGTTTACGGTAAAAATCCTGGTTCATTAGCTGCCAAGGATCAAACCTTTTTACAGATAGGACCACATATATATGGTGGTGAAGTACAGGATATACAAATATTAGAGAATAAGGCAGTCGCACAATTTCTTGGTGTTAGAACATCAGCAGACTTTTTAGTTGATAGCGGAGATGGTGATGCAAATATAGTTATTAGTTTACTATTTTCTGGAGTAGAACATATCTACTCTGGTTTAGTACCACTTATAGCTTTATTTAAAATATCTCCGCTAACAAGTATAAAAAATGAGATGATAACATCATCTCTATCAAATGAATTTGTTGATAATATTGCTGATGGTGCGACAAAGCTTGCTCTAGATAAAGCTGACGAAATAATAAACAAAGCTTCTTTATATGAAGCATCAAGTATATTTATAGAGAATATTAGGCCATATTATGATGGCATACTCCCACAGGTTGTTAATTTAGAGTTTTTTAACAGTTTTAGAAATAATCAAGATTATAATAAACTACCCATGTGGGGTTACTATAACTGGGATACTTATGATGATTTTATTAACTATAAAGCATTACCAAGATACAGCAACTCTGAAAAACTTAAATTAGCTTCTTCGGAAGAATATACTGAAAAACTTAAGAAGAAGCTAGTAAACAGAAAGCCCTCTAATTTCGTTCCGGTAGCTTTTACTGATATAACAATACAAACACATACTGAACTATCTGATACACTAATAGCCCGCTTAGTGTTTAAGAGGGTAGATGTTTCTGCTTATAGCTCAACTAGTTTATTATATAGAAGTGCTAACAATACTCCTACAGATGATCCATTGAACGCCTATTGGCTACGTAGGATGCTAGATCTTTATATAAACAAGTATTTAGATAAGAGCTATGTATTTGCTAATATGGGAGATGGGATAAGTGAAGAAGTATCACTAAGGTTTGCAGGCAATGATATAGTATTAAATATATTTAAGAAAGAATATAATCTAAATAATCTTGTGGTACAAGATACAGGATCAAATAGAGATTCTGTTGTAATGCAAATGCAAATTGCATATGGTAATAAATTTTCTTTTGTAAGAAGGGCGGGTACAAGCTTCCCAACAGCACAGTTTATGGGCTATGGTAGTGGCACCTGTGCGATGGCTATAAAAACAAAGTCTGCTGAAAAGTTTAAGTCCATACATGCATACAAATCTGCCGCCGACTTCTTTATAAGAACACAAGATAGATTTGATAGATTTACTGGTTGGGAAATAAGATCATCAATAGTTAAGATGTTTAATACATCTAGCTTACCCAATTCTTTACCAAATAAGCCAGCAGAATTTAAATCAGCATGGTATCCAATACAAGTACAGTCATCTACTGATCCAGATTATCCTAATGTAAAAAATATATCTATAACATTTAAAGAAACAAACCCGGATTTCTATTCTGATTTTGGATTTTCAGTATATAGAAAAGGATATCGCCTTGATAACCTAAGAGATTTCTTTAATGAAATATGGGATAGAGCAGTAAGGTATAGAAAAGGTGAGGGAGATTCTTTAGACATTACTGCACATACAGCAGTATTTGGTACAGGAGATCCATATGAACTAGAATACAGTATGGTTAATGAAGATACTATAGCTGCTGTATTCTATAACGCATATAGATTTAATACAAAAAGTCAATACTTCTCTCCAGAAGCTAATGATATTAGTGAAAAACTTTTTTCAAGACTAATGTACAGTAAAAAGTTTTCTGGATTTGAAGGATCATCTGTTACACTACCAGAGCATTTAAATAATGAACTTGGAGAAATCTTATCTCCTTTTGAATTAACTAGTGATTTTGAACTTAATAATGAAACATTTGCAAATCTAGCTACTCTAGTAGCTGACTATTATTTTGATGTAGATGACACAGATGTATATAATGGTCTTGTAAATGCTATAAATAAAGTAGCATCTGGAGAATCTGGCAGAAGGAGTTTATATTCATATATATACCAACACATGGATATATTAATGAATAATGAATTTAGAGACTCTCTGTTTGCAGTAATCGCCAGAAGACCAAAGCCAGAAGTTAATGAGCATCAGTATAGCCTACACGGACTAAGTTCTGCGTTTTCGACACTGTCGCTTGTTTTGGAAGCAAAAGGTAAAGAACTATTAAGTGACGAATCCTACAGTGCACTATCTCAAACAAAAAGAGATGAAACAAAAATAATATTGGATTCTAATAATACGCAATCTAGAACAGAAACCGCAACAGCATATCCAGATTATTTTAGAGCCACTTATGGTGAGCTGTTTAATGTTGTAGATGGCAACCCATTATATTGGAAAAACTTTGCCCCTACATTTCAGGATATGGGCATAATAAATGCCGATCCAAAGTTCTTAGAAAAGTATGATAGTTTTACAGAGTCGTCTGTTAAAGATGCGCAAAATCAGACTATAGCTACTATAGATAGTCCAGTACCACCAAGTATAATATTCTATCACGAAAGATTATTAGACAAAGAGTTTATGCATCAGGTAGATGAAGATGTGTCTAACTATCATGACAAACTTTCTAAGATGCGCATGTATATATCTTTTGATATACAAAAAGTATTAAAAGATGAATATGGCAGATATCTTGGGGAGAATGAAAACTTTGACCAGTCTAAAATAGACGGATTAGCTGACGTAATAGAAAAAGGATTACAAAAACAAAACTCTTCTAAGAGCAGACAAGACTATATCAAATCAGGCGGTTTACTTGTAAATGATTTACTTGATCAATACAGTAAGCAAAGGGGGGTTGATAGAACCGAAGTAATAAAAAAAGATTCATCATATAGAGCTGAATTTGAAAAGCATATTAGAGATATACTTGATGGTAAAATAGAAAATTACAGTGATTATGATTTTAACAAAATATTGACCCCATTCTTAATTGGTACTAATATAAATGCTCCAGTAGCAAAGTGGAAATCATATTCAAGCGTTATTGGCGAAGGTATATCCAGAGGAATACTTAAAGGTGCTGGAGCAAACGTAGACTTGTCATCGTTTTTAGATAATACATTAGTAACAACTGAAAATGGTGGTGTTACTCTTTCATGTGCAAATAGAGATGAAGAAAGAGTATCTATGTTAAAAATTATGCAGCGAGTCGCTGATAATTCATACTCTATGATAAGAGCATTCCCAACTATGAGATTATATCTTATAGAATTTCTTGGGCCTAGAATAATAGTACAAGATAACTTTTGGGGATATAATGCTATTATATCTATGGACATAACTCTTGATAAAAATGATGCAGATCTAGCTGTAATAAGAATAGCCGACCCCTTCCACATATTACAAGGTTCCGCATTTGGTTCTGAATGGGCTGGTGGAGATACTGTGGTTGATCATATAGCTGTTCCAGTAACAAATGATGATCCATCACAAGGAAATATACTAGAAAGAATAAAACTAAAAGTTGGTAGAGCAATTCAGATACGCGGCGGCTATTGCGTGGACGATAGGACCGAAATTCTCACACAAAGAGGATGGCTTACAAAGGACGAGTTAAAGGTTGGCGATATGTCTCTAACTCTCAACCACAATACCGGCTTATCTGAATGGCAGCCAGTAAAAGAGATCCACGTTTTTCAGCATGATGGCCCAATGGTCTCTATAGATGGCAATAGGCATTCGTCTCTAACAACTTTAGGGCACAAATGGCCCGTCATCTATAAATCCAGAATGATAAATAGAAAGACCATCAAAAAGGTTAGAGAGTGGACTACTTCTGAGAAATTAAATGGCGCCCACATTCTTATCGGCGGGGCGAAGCATAATAGCGATATAAAAGAAAAAGTATATAGCGATGCCTTTGTTGAAATAGTAGCATGGTTTTGGACAGAGGGAAATATAAGAAACAATATAGGAATAAAAAGGGCTCCTATTATTAGGATATCTCAATCTCCTACTGCTAATCCAGATAATGTAAAAAGAATAAGTGCAGCTCTGGAAAATGAGTTTGGTAAACCAAGTGATAATATTAGTTCTGGTAATAGAATATCTCTGGGTGTCCCAAAATGGAAATCAAAAAAAAGACGTACTAGGAATGAGATTGTATTTAGTTTGAATAAAGCTGCTTCTGCTTTAATACTAAAGGTTGCACCAGGCAAGGTAGTGTCTAAAGAGTTCATACTTCAGCTTACCCAAGATCAGCTTGAGCTATTTGTCCAGATCTCTAACAAGGCTGATGGTCACAATAGTAAATTAAATGATAAAATACTATTGTCACAAAAAAATCCTAAGTTTTTAGATGCGCTGGAGCTCGCAGCTATTCTCGCAGGATATAGAACTCATAGATACTTTGCAAAAGCAAGCTGTCAAGATCGTAGAGGTAACTGGTATCATCCTGATAGACTAAACATAAGCCCTAAAGTCAACATTTGGGTTGATACTTCTAGACCTGAAGTAGTAAACTACAAAGGCATTGTATGGTGCCCAACAACAAAAAATCATTCGTGGATGGCACGCAGAAATGGACACTGCTATTTTACCGGGAACAGTAGTGATCCTGAAAACTTAGATATTATATTTACAGGTAGAGTAGCTGAAGTAGAATATGGAGATATCATAACTATAGCGGCACAAGGCTGGAAGTCAGAACTATTAGGTAGAACAGTAGAATTCCAGCTTAATAATAGGAATGAAAGTTCTGTTAAAGATTTAGTTGTAACGACTATTCAAAAAGCTTCTCCAGGAGGAATTGGAGAAGAATACTCTGGCAAAGTCACTGACGTTCTTACTTCAATAGGAGGTAATCTGCCAGCATCTCAAGCTATATTTAACTCACTACTAAACAGTAGCGGGACTGCCGTAGGAGTCCCAGGTTCTGGCGGGACAGCTGGTATAGGTACTATTATAGGCAGCTGGAGATTCCTTAAAAATCTAGGGATGGGCCTAGATACTAGGCTAAGAAACATATGGATACCAGATAAAGACAGGACGCGACTTGACTATTTTGCAGATATATCTGATACAGGTTGGGAAGGCAAACACTGGGTATTCCCGCCTACGGATGCGTGGGAGATATTACAAAAAGCCACTAATTATACATGGAGATATATTTGTCAAGTAGTACCATATGAAGGAGAAGCCACATTATTTTTTGGGAGACCAGATCAACTCTATTACCATAGAGACGTAGATACTCGCCAATATCAAGCACAGGATAAAAGAAGAACTGCTTATAAAACAGAGTTGACAAAACTAATATCTGAAGTGATTGAACAATGGTATTCTACGTTAAACCCTGTTGTATCAAATAAATATTCTGATGGATATGAAAATCCAGGCGTAACGCTTCCCGCCCTTAATAGAAATTCGTATTATCCTTTATTTAAAGCTAGCTTCTATAAAAATTCAATATGGGATGTATTTAAATCATATAAAGACTTAGCAACCATATATAAAGTAGAAAATAGCTGGATTGCTCAAGCATCAAAGGACATATTAAATGTAGATGTTTATAATGATTTTGAAACTATTATAGAGTATTTTGGTGATCCAATAATCATATCTAAGTTACTTCTTGTAGAGTTCTATGGGCTTAATTATGATTATGTAGAACAATATTTAGAACCTTATGTTTTATCATCTGTTATAGCTAGAAAGCTAACTGAAAATGACCTAATATCACTAAAGAATACTTTAGTTGAAGAAACTAATAATAACAAAGTTAGTGATGTTTTAGAAAAAATAAGTGCTTTACCACAACAAAAAATTATTGAGGCTCAAGAGTTTTTTAAATCAATTCCTCAATCTGTAAGAGATATTAGGATAATATCAGTAGAACCAGGAGGTAGGTTTGAAAACAATATAATAGTTAAACTTGAAGAGTATGATAGTGATTTAGATAGCTATATTAATAAAACTAATGATTTTATTAATTATGTACGGAAAACTTCAGTTGAAAATCCACATTCTATAGCCTCAATACAATTACGGAATCATCTTTTCAGAGATAAATATATTTCTGTACCATCAAATGCTAAAACTAAATTACATTATGATATATTGGCTGTTTTATCTGTAGGTTCTACATTTGGTAGAATTATACATATAGCAGAAGAATATGCTAGACTAAACTATAATCAACAGAACTTAGTAGATACTGTCAATATAGCGCAGAAATTTATTCCGCTATCTAACTCTCCTTCTATATTATCAAAAGATAATCTTGGTGATACTAAAGATACGTCAGAGTATATAATATACTATATGCCATTATACAAAGTATTTATACATAGTTTTGCCGAATTCTTAAGAAGATCATCAAGTAGTGGAAATACTAATGTAATTGACCCAATTAATAAATTTAGATCTATTAGCACATTCCCGTTTGATAAAGCACTAAACATGAAAGTGTTTAGGGATTATCATTATATTAATAACTATGATGATATTATAGAAAACAATATATCAGCAAGCACCAGAGAAATGTTTAATACAGTCTTGTTGAGACATCCTGGTGACTTAGAAACTACGAACTCTAATTGGTATGATATATCAGATTTTTTTGGCAGTGGAAGGCAGAACTTTGATTCTGTAGAAATATCTGGTGATACAGAATGGCGCACATGGCCAGAGTCAAAAGACTATGGGCAAATAGGGCTGCAATTCCAACCAAACATAATACTACAAGAAAAGAAGGTCGCAGTATATAGTGATCTAAACGTTCATAGGAGGGACCAAGCTTCTAAGGTAGCTACTAATGTTCTTGCAAAAGTAATGCGCCCAATGTATAGGGATAATTTGCTTATACTTGGTAGAGTTATAAAACCATGGGATGTAATATATCTTAAAGATGACTATAATGATATGTATGGCCCACTAGAAGTAGAAAGGGTAGTACATCATTATAGTGCAGAAACTGGATGGGTAACCAATATAGTTCCCCACTTAATGTGTGAAGCGAACCCCGGCAATAGTGCTGTGCAAATTGCTTTGTTTAATAATAAAATAGATAAAATATTTAATCTAGTTGATTACGGCCTTTGGGCGTTGACAATAGCATCAATGGGATCTGCCTTAGGAGTAGCTGGCATTGCAGGAATAGCCAAGAGCTCATATGCTGCCGGTTCAAATAGTTTTAAATATATTCTTGGTAATCTGCTAGGAAGTAAACTAAAGACGGAAGCAACAAAAGCCGGAGTGACTTCTGTTACTGCTGCAGCTGCAGGACAGTTTACTAAAAGATCTTTGTTCCCAGTATTAGGAAGAGAAATTGCTGGGAATATTACAATTAAATCAATAGGAGTACAACTAAAAACTCTTGGTATCGCATTAGGAGAAGTTAGCCCAGCATTCTTAAAATCATATGTAAAATATAATTTAATTGGATCATATGTAGCTGGAGCAATATCAAGATTGCTTATTCAGAATGCTCAAGTTGGTAATAAGGCTCTACCTATAACAATGATGCCACTTATCTTTAAGGGCGCTCCACTAGAGGCTGGTTTAAATAGTACTGATTACGGATATTGGTCATTATCATCTAAAATACATTGGGCTTATAAAGACTTTACTTCAACCGTAGGACGATTGTTCCACGAGCTAACATCTCCAAATGCAGACTCACAAGAGTATAATATAATTAAGGAGTTATCTAAATAAGATATGTCAGTAGATAATGAAAGAAGGTTTGAGTTATGGCCAGGCTTATCATATGAGCTATTGCCAGAAAAAATACTTAATTTTGTATTCCATCCTCTTGTAAGAGGTAAGATACTTGGGCTATTTTCTGGTACTGAAGGTGTATTTGAAGAGAATAGAAAATATATATACTGGAATACCCAATTTGGTGTGGCCGCAAAAAGCTCTAGCGATGAACTAATATTTCTTGGCGCCAGCTCTTCTGATATAAAATCAATAGTAAATACTATGAAGTTTTTAAACATAGAAGGTTTACTATCAAATAGCAGCGATTACATAAGAGATGCCAGCATTGAAGATATTAGTAACTCTACTTATACAACTGATTTTATCAAAAAGACTATTAATATTGCTATAACAGAAATAGGCAAAAGGATATCTCTTGTAACAGCTGCAAATTACGGATCAAAGGATTCAGCTTTGTTTATAACTGATCATACATCTCCTGGTAATGGTATTCAGCCAATAAAAAGGCTAACTGGATTTTATTCTAAAGATACTAATAAAGGGAAAATAATAGCATATTCTCATTTTACTGGGTCAAACAGATCAAATGTATCTGATTCACACGCTGGAAGAATAAAAGATTCTGTGGCCCATATATCTAACCAAGAATTTACAGGCCCATTTGCAGAAGCAAAAATGAGATATCTTATGTATAAGGATACCCATGAGTAATTTTGTAGCAAACCTATATCCAGATATTAATGGATATACACCAGCAGATATAACCAATTGGTTGGTTGCATCTACTGATGGCAAATTAATGGTATTGTCTCCAAACAGCGGGAAGACGGTTCCGGTCCTACAGGTTGGTGGCGCAGATAGTGAACTAGTATCACAAGCAGATAGTGAAACAGAAGGCACTGTAGACAAGAATTACTCTAAAGAAGGATTAAGGACTAATCCATTATCACTGTTCCCATCATCATTTTTTACTCCTATCCCACCACAATTAAGCGCGCTTCTTCCTGGTCCTCTATCTGTTATAAGTAATCCAAATTTATTGGTTACTATATTAGCCATATCTGCTGCTGCAACAAAGGATGAAGTAAAATATAGTTATAATGTAAAAACTTTACCAATTAAAGTTATTGACAATCAAGATCTTGAAGATAAGTTCTTTGGGAGAGAATAATGGCATATAATCAAGTTGATATATATATGGGTCTATCTGGAGATTTTCAATTAGGTTCAAATGGCGATATAATGCTTGCAGAATCATTTGAATCAACTAAACAGACAGTGAATTATATTGCGCGTACTGATAAAGGCGACTATATCCCTGATGGGAGAATTGGCGGGGACTTGGGGACCTTTGTTGGCGATATACTAGATGAAGAAATACTATCTAATATGGAGCGCTCATTATCGTCAAATTTATCTAGATTTATTCTAAATGAGAGCGATTTCAAAGTACATTGTATGCCAATATCTATAAACGACGTTGGAGTATTCATAGTTTTAGGCGGTCAGTATCTTGATAAAGACGGAAATATATTAGATACAGATACAGAAGTTATATCATTCTCCTTCCCATATGCTGAGGGATCATCTTCTTTAGAGTAATATGCCATGAGAGCGCTTAAGACGTACGATCATATGATTGCAGACTCGCTAATTTATTTAGCTGAGAATACTGATATAACATATTTATCAGAAGGATCGGTCGCGAGATCTCTAGTAGAAGCTACTATGCTAGAGATTGCTAAAGTACAAGAATATATAGCTGCTGGTTATGCCAATGTTTTTATTAACTCAGCTACGGGGACATATCTTGATCTTATAGGGGAGATGGTTGGGACAGCCAGACTTACCAGTGCTAAGTCATCAGTTTCAGCAGAAGATAAAAATATTAAGTTTAGCGTGGTTTCTGGCGTATTAAGGGACAAATTCCCTCACCCAACTGATTCTACATTAGGACAAATTCCGGCTGGAATTATAATACAAACGTCAGATGGTGCAATAAAATTCATTACTTCTGCTGCGATAACCTTCCCAGGAGGCGCCACAGAAGTCTTTGTAAGCGCAGAAGCGGAGGATTATGGCTCCATATATAACATAGGTAAATACAGGCTAAATACGCATGATGGGCCGTCTGGAGTAAGCGTCACTAATCTATACCCTATAAGCAATGGCGGATCAGAAGAGAGTGATGCCAACTATAGATATAGGCTAAGCAATATATTTGCTGCAGCTCCTTCTTCAAATGCGACATCTATAAGATTAGCCGTAGCTGGGATACCAGATGTTTCGCGCGTCATTTTAAATGAGTACTCAAGAGGAGCTGGCACTTTTGATGCTATGCTAATTCCTATTGGTAATAAGGTAAGCTCCAGAGCCAGAAGCTTGGCTCAAGCAGCCGTAAATCACGCATCTGCATTTGGTGTAAGTGCATTTGTAACAGAACCATCTTATTTGCCATTCAAAATAACAATACAATTAATACCAGCTAATGGTGCGACAGCAGGTACTGTGGATGTTAATAGAATTAGTGCTAAAAATGCAGTACTTAATTATATGGAAACCATCCCCATTGGTGGAGAGCTTATAATAAATAGGCTCCGCGCCGCAGTTATTGACAGCGTAATAAGCCAAATAAAAGACATAAAGATTATTGATATATGCTTAGAAGGTCGTTCTCGCGTAATTAGAAATTATCAGCTAGAAAGAAACCAGCTGTTCACACCAGACACAGAATCAGGCAGCGAAGCTGTTGTTATAGTATGACAGAGTATTTTAAGTTCTATTTTCCACAGTATAACCCTGCAGAATTAACTGGGGCAGTTGGTGGAGCTATTAGTTCAAAAGAACTTGCTTCATCAATAAATGAATTGTTTGTACCAATAGATGTATCATCTGGTGGGTACGCATCTGAGTTTTATCAATATAGGAAAATGTGGATCAAGCAAGTTTCGCATACCAGCTATTCTTATTTAAGTATGCAAACTGCAAATGTGGAATATAATAGCAGGTTTGCCATAGCAACAGGGAATCACTCAGTAGGTACAGGAACAGCAACAAATGCGCTTACCGCTCCATCAGAAGTAGGGACCTGGACTTCAAATTTAGGTGCTCAGGTAAACTTATTGACAGGAGCTACCAGCGAATATAATAGTAAATATTGTATCTGGATAAGGCAAAAAATAGTATCAGGTGATACACCCGATACTATAAATAGCTTAAACATTAGATTAATTGGCTATTAATGACAGTATCAGAAAACATAGGCGAGTACTATACATATAGTACTTCATCACCATTTCTTGGTAATATAACAATATCTACCAAGCTGGTAGATAATTCTATAACATCAATTAAGCCAAGATATGGTTGCCGCGCATATTCTACTCAGAAGATTATGAACAATCTTCCTGCATGGATGGAAATGCGCAAAAACCATGAGTCAATTGCACAACAATTAACTCACGCATGGGGTAAAGAATTAGATGATACTATATCACTATATAATGAGTATAGAGCAAATCAGTTCATAGGTACTTCTGATACCTTCTGTGACATAAGTACTGGTATTTCAGATTTATCTTTTAGTGAATATAAAGTTTATGAACCAAGATTAGTAAACTTATTATTTAACTCATCTTTTAGTATTAAAGGAGCAGCAAGGCTGCAAAAGCCAGAAGGCTGGCATGTTGAAAGAGATGAATTAAATGCTCTATCTTTTTATACAGAAGATACATTATTTGGAGAGAACTCCCTATTACTCGATGGCTCTATTGGAGAAGTTGTTTTAAAACAAAGCAGGGAATATACTCAAAGTGGTGGCTCCCTAAACCTAAGTATATTTGTAAAAACAATTGGTTCTACTGGTTCTACTACTAGTAAAGTACAAGAACATAAAGGTGGAATTATATTAGTACTACAATATGCTGATGGTGAAACAAGGTCGTATGGTATAGGATTCCCTAATAATACACAAGACAAATGGGCGCGCGCCACTTTCTCTGTAGAGGTAACCAAAAAAATATTTAAGTATGAAGTTCTAATAATAAATAGAACAGCATATATTTATGCAGTAGATCTACCACAGCTTGAAGTAGGTAAGTCAGCAACTAACTGGACACCTAGCTTATATGATACTCCTATATTCTTAAACTCTAATGTAAGACATATGGCGGCAGTACAAGTATTACTTGGGAAGTCTGATGGTGCTATAAATAAATTAGAGCTACTAGCAATAAATTCCTCGGATGAATTCAAGGATACTATTATACCAACAAGAATAGAGGCAGCTACTATAGTAGATAATCCAAGACATTCATTTAATTTAGAGTATCTACAAGAAGTAACATATGGTAAAGAAGAACTACCCACTAAATGGGTTGTCTATAACAATAAAATAAGACAACAAAGCATAACTACTCCAGATGTATATGGAGAAGAAATGCTACCAGTAGATTTATATATGAATGAAGATGGCGTATTATTACTAAATACTTATGATGCCGATAATGGTAATATATCAGTATGCGCTTTGACTATATATAACAACTGGATGTTTGTTGTAACTAAAGAATCATATATGGGCAGTACTAAGTATGTGCTAAAATTTGTAAGACCTGGAAAGCTTACGTATGATGATGTGTACTTGCAATCTTTTGGAGATATAGAACTACCATTAGATTTAGCGGGCAACCCACAACTTGATGAACCAGAAGATACAATAACAAGGATAGGTATATGTAAGAATATACCATTTACAATTTTCATAGACACAGATTTAAGAAAGAGATTCTACTTCAGCATGAAGTATGATTATACCTATGCTGATTTTAGACAACGTAAACTTTATTGTAGAGAAAATTACGTCGCTAACGGTAGTAGATTACAAGTAGTGTAGATCATGGCTTACAAACAGTATTCTGATTATGCATATACGGGCAACCAAGAATCCTATAAAAATAGGATACAAAATAATGCATTCGACACTAATTATGCGGAAGAAATCTCTTTCCCATATAAATATGATGTCTTTGTAAATAAAGAAAATACAACAGAAGGTCCATTCTCTGTTACTGAGAGCCACATAAGCTCTCAGATAGATGGCGGTGTATTATATTTAGACCACAGATTCGCGGTAGATGCTACCGGCGGTATTGCAAGTGTAACATGTTCTGATGGTTCCGCGACAATAGTCGGATATGATACGTATGTTGGTTCAATAGAGTTTGGTGTTGAACCAACAACTTCGCCTTTTACTATAACATATTCAGCGCGCGGAGATAAGACCTGGGACTCACATATAAATGCCGTACAAAACGCAGTAATGCGTATAGAGAATACTATTGGCCTACATGATAATGACCCTGCCCAAACAGGATTAATATCTCTTCCTCTTGTAACTACTTGGGAGCCAGCTAATCAAGCAGACCTTGATAATATGAAGCTGAATACTCTCAAGAATATAGTGCTACTTGAACACTTACAAGATGATATTAAGATAGGTAGTACCCGTGGTGCAATTACTTCTACTGGCCCTCATACAATTACAATAGGCAATCCTGGTGGTGCTGATACTGATAGCATAGTAATAGATGCTGCATCTATTACAGTTAATTCATCTAATACTGATGGCGGCACACTAATATATAGTGCCAGCACTGGAGACTTTGTATATTTTACTGGTCAATCTGAGTTTGCATCTCAGATGACAATCGGTAAATCTTGGGCGGTAACCGGCCTATATTCTGGGGTTATCCCATCACATATGACCGGCTTCTACAATGACGCAATGCTTAGAGTAAATGGGAACATTTACTTTGGCGGCAATATGTCTGGGAATGGTTCCATAACCTTCGTTTTATCGACAGGAGAAATGGTTGATGTTGTTGGTGGCAACATGTATATAGACAACCTTACTGTAGATTCATCTCTAACAGTAAATGCGCCATCTACTTTCTCAAAAAGATTATACGTACAAGGTCCTGGATATTTTGAAACAAATAATGATATTACATTAACTAATAAAACAAACTACAGCCCTACAAAAATTGATGGCCTAGATCCCAGCTATGCCGATGCAGCAGTAAATAGCAACGCAATGTTGCCAGGTACTATTGGTACTCCTATATATAAAGAACCATTTGATGGCACTGATTATAGTAATCCATATATATCTGGAGCCAAAGAACATCCTATACTTAGAAGCTGGATGTATCCGATGCTAGGTGGGTGGATGTTTACAGGCACAGTAAATTACGAAAAAGCATCCTATTATTCTCATAAAAATGTACTATTAGTTAATGCTAATATGAGAGCTGCCAGTGGTGGCTATGGCGATGTTGATGACTATTTTACATATTGCCCTGGACTATTCTCACCTGGTGATACATATATAGAAATAGAAAATTCTACATCAGATGCTTTTGCATACCCAATATATTATCACGAAGCTCTTACTGGAACAGTAAGTACGGTTGTAACAGCAACTGGGTTAAATTTATATGTAGTTGCAGATGACGATGCTTTTGAGGGAGCAACAATAGCTGGTAGCACGTATAGATTATTCCAGCCAAGCAATGCACCAATGGGGTATTTGTCAGGATGGGGAGGCGCTACAACTTCTCCTAATGTAAGCTTTGGAGTACAATCATATAGCTACTATGGAGGATCAACGCAAAAAACTATTGATATTAAAACGCACCCATCACACATTGGTCCATCAGCTGGAGCTACTCCTTGGCCTATATATAGAAGGATAAAAAATAATTCTATATTGACTTGTAGTGTAAAAACAGCACTACAAAGGAATATAGACCATGAAGGAATATCTGACTTACCTGGAGGGTACGGAGATATAACTACTCCCATAAATGGTATTGCATATATATATGCAGCTAGCCATAATTCATATGGAACACTAGATGAAAACGTAACTTTAATAGCATCTCCAAGTCCATATGGTATATGTGCAGAAAATACTTGGGGAGTAGGATTAAACCTAAATCCTGGTCAGTGGACTATCGTTGGTGAGGTAGCAGCATCTACTTCAGATGGAAATACCTGGACACATATAGAGACAGTTGGCTATAGGCCAAATGGATTGTACGATTCTTGCTGGGTACCTATTACTCAATATAGAATGACGGATTTATCTTTACCATGGTCTACTATACCATCAGAACCGGTTGAGAATATGGGCAGGTGCTTGCCTATTATTGTACATGATGATTGGATTTCTGTAGCCGATGATTTATGGAGGGATAATGTATATGAAGGGAGGATGAATTTTTATGTTGAACATAACTTAGGCCCAATTAGAAATCTCTCAGATGTTTCATTAGAAGTATACGTTGGAGATATAAAACCAGATATATTTATGCATCCATTATCTGGTGCATCTGCAAATGATTGGGGAAGTTTCCATCAGGCATCTTCAACATGGGCATCAGTATGGGGCGGTTTAACATCCCCATTTGGCGATCGACATTGGCTTGGTGATGGATATAAACCAACTTGGAATGACAGAAGAGGATTCTTAAGACAAATACCTGATGCTCAGCTAGCATTTTTTGATTCAAGATTTGCTAGGATATCTATCTTTGATGAAGAATATATGAAAGCATATGATGAATCTCTACCTCAATATATTAGAGTTATTATAAAGAGAACTAAGTAATGACTGCAGTAACTGGATTTTATACTGGTCAGTACGGTGGTTTCGTAACTGGCGCAAGCACTTCATCTAGTGCTTGTGGAGAATATTGGCGTGATGTCTACGGCGATGCGACCGTAGGCTATATACCTCCGGTATCAGGATATAATTATGTTGAAAATATTCCCAAGCGCGGTCCTTATGATGGCATATTTCGCTGGGAAGAAGTAACCATACAACTTGAAAATGTGCAGTCTGGTGCACTATTAGAATTCACAGTACCAGATTCATATACTATACAAATTACTCCTGACTTAGGCTGGCAAAGTACAATCGCCATGTTTGGCGATGATCCAGATGCTAAAGCAAATAACCCGCACCTTAAAACTGCTGGGGTATTTTCTATACTTGAGGGAACTCTTACTGATAATGGTGATGGTACAGTAACAGCAGATATTAGCGGGAATGCTTTCGCTAATGCTGCCACAGATGGATATGGCCCCCATTTATGGCGCGCAGTTCCTTGGGCAGATGGTAACCCAGGACTAGGTGGCTATCCCGCTAGGTTTGAATATTACTCAGATGAGTCTCAATTAGATTTTACTATTGATAATATAATAAAAGAAACAAATCATCCAAACCAAGTAATAACAGGGAAGAAATCACTCAGGGCTACTATATCAATAGAGGACGAAAATAACCCCACAGTATTTATAGAACAGAATAATACTGCTTGGAGAGTATGGTTTTCAATTGATAGGCCACAAGTAAAATTTAAAATAGTTGCCTCTGATAGTGGTGGTGGAATAGTTGGCTACCATAGTGTATCAATAGACTATGATAGTTTTAACCAATATAATAGTCACATATGGAACTCGATAGATAGCTTTGCGCTATTTGCAAGCTTAGCCAGATTACCAGGTGAAACCAGCTATTCATTAAAAGAAAGAATAGTAGACGCCTATAATAATAAAGGCGGCTCCCATTATACTGGGCTTATTAGAGCTATCAATAGAGAGCTTGGTATTCATAGATTTGATGAGGCCCTAAATATATCAAGAGCAACTGATCAATTTGGCCAGCCTAATGTTGATATACTTTCTGTTATCACAACTCATACTAGACTATCACTATATTGCAACTCTCTAATAAGAGATGAAGAAGTCAAAGTCGTAGATACATACGAGCATTTAGTATATACAGATTATAGAATAAATTCTATTGCAAGGATTACTACTGAGCGCGGCGATCTTTTGCCAGAAAAAGATTGGTATGTGTACAATACTCCTGATTATAACTGCATAAGATTTGCTGATTATGTAGAGGGTATAATAAAAATAACATATCAATATTATATAGACTTTAATTATGAAGACTATTCTACACTAGTAGATCTAGTAGATGCAATTAATTTAGCCGCTAATCCATCTGGAACGCTAATAGCAGAAGCCTCGCTTGCTGATAACATATCTGGTATAGAAAATCCAAATAGATTATATCATACAACTATTACATTAGATATAAATAACACAGAAGATACTATTGGATGGTCTACTATAAAGCTTAGCAGCATTGCTGACCAAGAATGGAAAGAATCTTTTAAAGACGAAAGTCTTATGTATTTTGGCAGTGCATTCTATAAATATATATTAGAACTAAAAAGCCAAACAAATGTTGAATGGGGATTTGTTGTGGCTGATAAAGATATATGGGATGCTGTTGAATCTGATACATATGGCCATACACACCTACCACTGGTATATGATATAAAATTATCTAATTGGAAACTAACTGCGCCTGTTGCTATAAAGCATTCATTTGATATATGGGATGCATTTAGAATGGGTTTCTATTATGATGGCAGGCTAATTAAAAATACTGGTATGAACAAAGAGTTGTTCAGATCAGGAGTTGGATTTAAAAAAGACTGTATGGTATCTCTTAAATTTACAAGCGTATCATCAAAAGATAAAAGAATAAATTTAAATCCATATTTATCTCTCCCAATAGATACTATTGATATAGATGATAGCCTAATACAAGATATTATATTGGATATTTAATGGCAGACAAGATCAAAAATATCTATAACGTCGGCCCCGGCTCACCTTATAGAACAGTAAATAAAGCATTAGAAGAAATAGCTAATGCTTTATTTGGAGGTGATTTTGAATTACCATCATCACTATTATCAGATGGTGGACAAATTAATATAGTACTAAGAGGCGCTAATAAATTTCTGCCATTCTCAGTACCAGATAATATGACATCTATTTTAGTAGACTATAATAGATATCTTATTATAAAAAGAGAAGAATATACAACTAGTGGCCAAGTTATATCTGATAAGCTTGCAGTAATATCTCCAGATGCTCCAGAGGCAAACTTATTAGATAAAGAATATTTAGTAATAGGATGCGACCTCGGTACTAATAATCCAAATATAATATTAAGAGGACTTAGAGTACAAGAGTTTGTGATAGGAGTTAGGTCAGGAACAAACAATAATAACCTGCACATAGACAGATGTTTTATTACTAATAACTCCAACGTACAAATATATTGCAGAGATTCTGATAAAGTAACTATTACAAACAATATAGCTGTCGGTGGACAATACGGAGTTGTTGCTACTAATTGCAAGAGAATTAGATCATACCATAATACGGTATTTCTTGATGGATCAACTGCCTTAGGTGGAGAGATAAAGGCTGGTATGATCCTACAGGGCGAGCGCTTATTTGGTAATACATCGCCAAGCACATTATATAATAATGGCAATCTAATATATACAATAGGTGCGCCAGCAGTAATATATTATGATGAAGATATAAAACAAGGCAGACTTATATCTGATTATAATGATATATTTGCTTTAGACGCGCCTTTAGTCCAAGTAAGACAAGACAGTGCTCAACTTCCAGACGAAGCACAGATTATAGGGAAAGAATTCTATGATCTTCTTTCGTGGACTAAGGAAGCACAAATGTCTAATTTTACTGATGATTATGGTGCTCCAATTGGATTAGATCAACATTCCATATCTGCACATCCAATATTTATAACATCAGTAAATGACATAAGCTATGAGAACGTAAGTATATTAGATCTTACATTACTAAATAACTCGCCATTATTAGGGAGGGTTCCTTCCTGGTATGATGAAACTATAAATGGTCCATATATCCCAAGTGATTTTAATACGGAGCATATATGGAAAGACTGCTTACTAAATATAAGAGAAAAACCATTTACTGCAATTGGTGCAAATGATTCACCATCTTTAAACGGATTCTTCGGCGACGATATTTTCACATCTCCACTTGATAGCGCAATAGAAAATGATTGTGGAACTGACCCACTAATTAGTGCCGCATCACAACATATTAATATGGCTTTCCCAGAAATACTCCCAGGGTATTTCTATTCACATGAAAGAAAATATTATCTATATGCCAACAAAGGAGCATATCAACTTGGCTACCTAATAAAAGCAGAGTTTAAATTACCAGGGTTCCTTGATAAAAATAACTTATCAGTAAAAGTTAATGGTACAGAAATCCCAGAAAATGATTATGACATTGCTGGTAGAAGATTATATGTATATACAAGAACTAGTGGATTAACTACACTAGATGATGAAGTACATATAGACGGATATATTAGAAAATGGTCTTCTGGTGGATTAGCATTAGCTCCTGTATACTATAGATATAAATTTAGTGATGCTATAATAAAATATATATTACCAAGTAACTTTGTGCCAAGCGGTCCAGTAGTAATAACTGATGATAGAGTAAACTATAGAGATCCAATAGATGTAGTAAGGAGAGAGTTTAAAGTAGAGTTTAACGAAGATACACAAGAATCTGAAATAATATTTGGTGGAAATAAGAATTGGATTAAAAATGCCCAGTTTGATATAACAATAGATAATGCTACTCCAGCATACTGGATAACCTCAACTGGTTCAAGAGTAGTATTGGCAGAAAGAGACTTTGCTCATATAGGAGATTGGAGTTGCGCACTATTAAATGGTAGTGGTATAGGTACACTAAAATCTAATTATGTACCAGTAGAAAGCGGTAAGCCATTAACATATTCATGGCATTCTATGTTCCCTTCTGTAAACCAATCATCTATAGTTGTAGAAACTGGGATATTAGATGTAGACATAAACTTTTATAAATCAGATTATACGATACTATCTGGATCTGGAGAAAGCTACTCGTTTACATGCGAACCAATATCATATCAGTTTACCAGGTTCTATGCTACTCTAGAAGATAGCTCTGGAAATATACCAGACAATATATTTGAATCAGAGTATGCACCACTTGAAATGGCTACTGGCATAATGCAGATACCATACAATGCATCATACTCGACTATAAAATTCTCTTCAAGAGATTCTGTTGACTGGGATCCACCAGGATGGATGGTTGTTGATGCAGTTATGGCTGAGCAATCTAATTATCCAACTGCCTTTATTCAAGAAGAAGATCCTCTGCATATGACCGTAGAGTTTGAAACTTCTACTGGAAAATTTGTTGATAAGAGAATGAACTTATCACCAATAATAAATGAAAATCCAAACGGATTCCTATATATTTCTGATATGCCCGCATCAATTTGGGGAGGACCAGAAACTTTAGAGACCACTACCCTTCATGAATATAGGTGGCCAGAAGGTAGATTATTTGTAATGCCTTGGGCGCGCATGGTAGGGAAAGATAAGTTAACACAAAAATCTTATTTCTCTTCTACTCCAACTGAGCCATTAGATATAATAGAAGTATTTAATTATCCCAAGAAAGCATTTCAAGCACATTTATATCCATCAACAGTAATAGCAGTACAGGGTGATACAAGCGCATATGGTATCAACGTACAAGTTCTTGATGACATAGGCAACCCATACGCTCTTAGGAACTATGTTCTTTCACTGCACGAACAAAATGATATGTTCCCTGGGTGGCTATCAAAAAGAAAGTTTGGCGCCAAAGAGCAGCTAGGTACAACAGTATATGGACAACTTAATGAGCGCGGTACGGCTATAGCATATTATACTCCGCCATCAGCAGAATCAGTTAGGTGGGTTGGTATGACTCCAACACCACTATCAAACACTGATGCACAAAATAGTTCTGATACTATATCTTCAATAAAAACAGCATACGCTATTAATCCAGATAACAATGGAAATATAACTATCTTTGGTAAAGATAGTAGATATATAAAGATATCTGATGATACCCCAATAACAGGAACATATAGTATCATATCAGACAATAGTACTGGGCCATATGTAACGCTACAATATCCACCGGTATTTGGTACAGTTTCTATATATGTTGATAACACTAAATACTTTGAAACATATGGTGATCCACAAAATCTAGAATATTTAGTTGATTATGAAAATGCGCAAATAGTATTAAGTAGATCAACTGATACATTATCAGAAGTATATGTATCATACCTGCCGCGCTATGCATATAAAGATCCAACAGACGATAATACTATTGTGTTTCATCATAATAAAATATTTAGCGGATATTCTGGAGCAATAGAAATAGATTATGATGCTCAAATAAGACTTGAAATAAACGCGCACCTACCAATGTCAGGGGAGTTTGTTGATAGTTATTATATAGTAGCTCAAAACAGTAAGCTATCATCTGCCTTTAATAACAGCGATGCATTAGAGTTCTAAATGGAACACAAAATAGTAATACTAGATATAGAGCACGTAGAATATGCTGGTAGGATTATAATTAGATACCAGCTATTGTGGGATACTGCTAACTATAATTCACCGGGTTGGCTATACATATCAGATGGCTGCGGATATAGAGACATATGCAGTAATGAGTGGATGTGCATAGAACCAAATACTCAACACCCACTTCACTCTGATACAATAAAGCAAGCTGGCGTATATTATTTTGTTTGGGATTATCATGGCATAAATGGATTATCTAATGAAGATTTTTCTAGTGAAAGAAGCTTCCTAATACAGCTTGCATTACAAGATAGCGGCGTAGGCTGGGTAGATCCTTGTATAGAAGATCCAAACCTATCACCATTAGATGGATCACCAGTTACAGGAGATGTAGGTACTCAAGGCAATTGTGGAGAAGGATATCTAATAGATTTAGATTGGAGAGGTTGTCCAATATGCGTAAAGCAGGATGATCCTCCTGGTACCACAGGAGATTATGCAGGTACGCTCCCACCAATTACTGGTACATCTGTGCCACCAGGGCCACCTCCACCTCCTCCAAAGATACCTAAAAACCCATTACCAAAGCCGCCATTTATTACAACTATAACACCAATAGATGGTGGAACCATTGGAGCTATAGGCTCAGAAGGCTATGGCGATACTAATGACCAAGGCGGTGGTGGGACAACAGAAACAACTCTACACAGAAACTATTTTACAAAACCAACAGTAGGGGATAATTCTAATGGTGGTGGCAATGATAATGATGACAACATTCCCGGAGTTGAGGATATCCCACCAGAAGCTACAAATCTAGATAGAGGCCTAGTAATTAAATTTGAGTCAGTAGGATCTGATGGATCTCCATTGGGCCATATCCCACCATGGATGGTGCAAAATACTCCAGACGACTCAGACGGCGATGGCACATACAATATCGGTGTCAGCAAAATAACTACGCCAGCTACCTACTTAGATAGGGGATATTTTGCCGGTAAATCTCCACATATAAATAATATTACGAACCTCTATTATAATCAAAGGTATAACCAATATATAATAAACTCCTACGGTAAGAGTAAAATTGCCCCATCAGAAAATGAGGCTAATATAACTACTAGGCATTTTAGAACTGCTAGCAATACAATAAATTCTACTGCTAATAAACAAATTGTTAGAAGTAAGTCTATGCCATCTAATGCTATTTCTGTTAGTAGCATGACCGCAAAAATATCTTCTCCAACAAGCGCCTCATTAGCAAATAGTATTTTAAGACGTACTAGTACAAAAAATAAAATACAAAGAGAAACATTAGCTTCAGTAAATCAAGCTGATAAATCAGTAGAATCAAGAGCAGCAAAATTTGGAATACACAAAGAAGATGGGGTAATTAACACCAAGCCGGGATCTGCAAACAGAAAGCCGACCACCTCTTCTTTTGAAAGAAATATAACAGTAGCAGATAGATCACCAAAAAGATTAGTAAACACAAGAGATAAGGAGAAAGCAGAACTGTTTAATCTTGTTAGTAACGATAATAGCTTTACTAACTTAAATAGGGTTGGTCTTTCGTGTGTACCAAAGACTGGTCCTGTAGGATCAAACTTTTATGCAACTTGTTATGCAATACCACATGACAAAAACAACCTACAAACTTTTACATTATCACTATATATCAAAGACTCCGCAGGTAAAACAGAAAAAGTAGCCTCTACTAATTTAGAATCTACAGTAGGTATGGCAAGGAGAATAGCGGCAACTATAGGTACATCCAATTTGTCATCAGGAAGAGCAATAGTATATTTTGTTGCAAAAGATTCTACTGGGTATCCAATATTTACAAAGGGACAGCCAATATATTTATATCCACCTGGACAAATTGTTGGAATGCCTGATAGGGCCATATCAAATTCTGGAGTAAGTTCTGGAGGAAGAAACTTTATATCTGGTCTGACAAAAAAAGGCATATCATCATCTATAGATATCCCAATTGGGGGCGGGAATAGCCCCGCAAGATTATTGGCTGATTTAACCAAAACATCTGGAGTAATTGAATTAGGAGCACAAACAATATCTCTTAGGGGAAGAAAACATCACATACTAAACATATATGATGGGTTTGTATCAAACCACACATCATCTACTGGGAAAATACTAAGCGCAGAGCTGTTCGCAGCCAATAGCCTAAATAACTACGGACAAAATATATTTGGTACATCTGGCTATGTTTCTAGCGCATTATATCAAGAAGTAGACTATAGCAGATTTAGTGAAGAAAGGGACTTCGTTCTAATTACTATATCAAACACAGAGGATACTAAATTAAGTTACGTTACTCTAGAAGTTGGTGGTGATCTAACTCTAAAAGAAACATATATATATTCAACAACAAACAATGGAGATGGGACATATACTTTTGTAATGTATACCCCATTTTGCAGCACTGATTTGATAGCCTTCCAAGCTGGCGGAAATAATATAATAAGTTCAGATTCTTCTACTGTTGGTGTAACTACAAATACTGGAGGCAAAATTACAAGTCTGACCATAGCACTAGATGACAATGCATGGCTTGCTTTAGCACTAAAAGAACCATCAAATGCCCCATTAGCTAGTAGAACATTTTTCTTTGAGCAAATATAATGGAATGTAATTTCAGAGAACTGGGTACTGATATAATCTATAACGATCTGGATGATCGTGATGATCCAGCACTTGCTGTTGGTATTGGCGGCAAAATAGTACCAGAATTAGTAAGCATAAAAGAAGTATGCCAAGATCCAGATAATGTAAATATAGTTTATCTACTCGTCGATGTTAACGGAGTATTTAATTATATTCCAAAAGTAACTATATATTATACAGATTTTGAAGATAAAGAACAAGCAGTTGATATATCATCTGGTTTAATATTAAACTATAAATCTTCTCCAAACTCATTACAAAGTATTCCATTTAGTACAGCTTGTGGGTCGCAAACTATCCTATTAGCATATGATGTAGCTCAATTTATTCCAAGCTTCCCAACGCTATATAAGTTTACAATTGTACTCAAATTATATGGAGAATTTGATACTTCAAAGTTTGACTTTTTACAAGACTTCCCAGAGCTTGTTGAAACAGTAAATATATTTAATTCATCCAATCCAAGTGATACAATAGTATTTACTAAGGGCATACAAGCGAAACCATATAAGCTATATTATGACTCTACTACTGGAGAACTGAAATTACAGTTCTATACAGTTGGATCAAATAAATGCATATGCAATATAACATGTGTAGACGTAACTTTTGAAGATCAAGACTTAACTCCATGCGAGGATGAGATACAAGAAGTTGTTGTAAACACAAGTTCATTAGTTGGAGACCCAACATATGTTAATATAGTTATACGAGATTCAATTGGTAATATATCAGATTTATCATATCTGATATTATTAGGCGTGACCCCGCTGGCCCCCGGATTATTAAGGAAAGAATCTCCAACTAGAGTAGATGTTGTTCCACATATAGCTGCTGATGATTTAGACTATATTGATCCTAAAAAAGTACAGTACCAAATATGGAGATACATAAACAATACTGGTACAGCAAAATTAGTATTGGATTGGACCACAAAATCTTTTAAGCAATTCACTGATACAGACATACAGCCAGGCAATACGTATGGCTATGCAATAAGACTTCGCGGCGAATTTAAAGAAGTAAGTAACTTCTCTAGTTGGGCTACAGTATATATACCATGACATTTCATCCGCAATACGGACATTGGTCTAGAGAAACCTTTTCAGATTCTGGCGGGGCAATATATGAAAACCCCGGAGAGTTTGAAATACGTGGTGGCGTAACCAAGCTTATACCAGTAAATTTTAATACTGGAACTTATTCTTTTAATGCGCCCTGGGACCAAGTACCTGAATGGCATATTAATTCTACAATGGATTCCAAGTCCATTGTAACAGGAGACTTTTTTATATATACTGGCACAACTACGTCATCCTATGGTAATATAGGTACATATTACAATAGTGCATTTTATACTAGCGGTAATCAATCCTGTTTTGTATTAGGTCTTGGTCCAGACGGTTTAGGATCTGGTGTAACAATTGAACTTGATACAAGATCTTTATGGGCAGCTCAAAGCGGTAGCTTAACAGGGACTGGAGACTGCGCCTTTTATCCAAGTATAATATTTGCGAGAAATGGTACCGAACTTAAATATGCGCAAATAGAAATTCGCCCAGATGGTTTAAGGATACCATATATATCAGGTGCCTATATACCAGGAGACTATAACGATGCACTAAGAGCAATTAGAATAATTAAGAATGGCGACGATATTATACTAATGACTCAAAAGGATGAACAGGTCCTTTATGTTAACGATGGTATGCAAGATTATTCTTCGGCAATTCCTAATGTAGAAGACTATATCGCATTTGGTAGTTGGCCACAAGTACAAAGTAATAAATATTATTCTGGAGCAGCAGGAAACGCAAAGTTTATAGATTTTTATACTTCTCCTAACTCATCTGGCTTTCAAGGTATGGCCTTATGGGATGATGTTAAAATAAATACTGGCTTAGCTGTTTCAATTAGACCAGAAGATTACTTCCCGGATTATCCAGGCGGGGATAAGGTTATATACACTGATGAATGGCATCCAAGCAATAGTATAACATCATATCAAAATGCTTTTGTTTCTGTTATAGGGACAAGTGGAGGTAGAACAAAAGTAGAAGTAGAATATCTTGAACCACTTGGTGATTACGGCGATAAGCAGTGGACTCAATATTCTGAATACTTAAATATAACTAGTGGTCATAATGAAACCTATTACTTAGGCTTAACTGACATACCAGTTCAAAGTGATAAATTTGGTAATGCATTAAGATTTAAGATAACTTCTACAAAAGCCGCTTTTGATCGTGGCGTTCCACCAGAAGTAGATACTATAACAGTAATAGCAAACAATAATGCAAATGTAGGTATTATAAAACCAAACTGGAAAATGTCTGCTCTTCCAAAAGAGCATATAGTATATCCAGACATTATAGCTCACGATAAGTACATACCAAAACCAAGCCCCCAAGATATTTGGTTCTTACATAACGAAGATGGTATAGATAATATAGCTTGCAATACCTATATAAGTCAAGCACAAGTAGGATTACTTAGTGGATTAGTTACTGGTACTTTAACAGATTTTGATACTGTACCGCAGGGGCTTGTCAAAATAACTGACGGTATATATGGTAATGCATGGAGTAACTTTGGATATAGCGGTGAATATGTAGCAGTATGGGAATCTACTAATTCATATTTTACCGGCTCATCCGGCGATGGTGGGATGGCTGAAGGCGAGCTACTTGATATATATTCTATATATCCCACTGGAGCTATGACATTAGCTTACGGTACCCATTCAGTAAAATATAGTATTTATAAATATAGTGACTTTGATGGTGTAGAACGTAAAGCTCAAAAAGTAAGAGTAATTAACTATAACAAAGAAACTACAGACTCAAGCTACTATGATACATGGGTTGGAATGCATATTAATAATATGCAAGTTCCTAGCAAAACTGGTACGCAAAGGCAATTTGGTATAATAGAAGGCATAATCAAAATACCAAAAGGTCCTGGTGTTACTATTGCTCTTCATGAAGGAGCTACAACTTCAAAAGTTTTCCTTAAAGGATCTGAGTATCGTACGCCAAAACCATTTGCTTGTGCCACAAAATATTTTAAAACACATACAGGAGAAGGGCAAAACGGTCCCACCTACGCTTCATTTGGAGTATTACCAAGAAGCACTGGACTCTCAATTCCAAACTACTATGAATACGGAGAATGGACAGAGCCATTTGATAGAGATAGAGTAGACGAGTTTATACTATATAGCGTTACTGGATATATAGCAGACCACTCATATATTATATATAGTGGTGGTGACGTAACTAACTGGAGAATAGGCGCTGGCATTACTGGTGGCGCTCAAATAGCTCTCAACTGGGGTACTGGTTGGGGAGAGTCCGGCACACTAGGTACAGTACAAGAAATAAATGAAAATTTCAATGAACAAGGGTATGTTGTTGATTACGTCCCAGTAAGGAGAAATTCATTATTGTTCGAAGGCTGGTTCAGGCCATATGGAATTAGAGATCATACCGAAACAGAGCAGCTATTAGCTTCACTAACTGACAACCATGCTTCTGCGAGAGGAATGCATGTATACCTATCAAGAGATGGTTCAATAAGAACTACCGTACAAACCGCTACGTGCTATGCATCATTTGGATTAATGGGCGACAGCGTAGTTGCGTCACCAGTTACAAATGAACTAAACTCAAAAGAGTATAGAGTTTTATGGGGCAACTGGAATCATATAGGGATATGTACAGAATTTGCTGCAATAGGAGATGGTAATATAGCATCAAATCAACCTGCTGCACCAATAGATCCATATACTAGAGAAGTATTGCATGGTGCCAGGGCATCAAAAATATACTTAACTCTTAATGGCAGAATAGTTGATGAAGTAGATTGTTGTTATGATACATATAGCAAATTAAATTATAATAGTGGAGCATTAGCTGCTGGATATCCTCCAGTAGATGCAGTAAAAGATTCTTTACCCCCATTAAAAATGTTAGCCGCCAGGACTGGCGCATTTATTTCTACCATTGGGTCTGGAGTATATACAGATTTTGACCACGTCAGAATGAGCGTAAGAGATAGTGCTGACGTGCTTACAGACATATTTACACTTGGTAGTAAAGACACACCAGGTCTCCTATCCCATAAGAATGCGCCAAAGCCATTTGCTCCAGTCGCTAGTGGAGTATCCCATTGGGAGCTTGCACATATATATAGATTTGATGAGCAATTAGATAAATATAATTTACTGGATGACGGGTTTGCTCCTGGCCACGCATTATTAGCGGGGTGGCCGACATTAGCCTCTGGTACTTCAGAACTTGAACCATATGAAGCAGACCCAATATATTTTATAAGTGAAGATACTGGTCCAGATGGAAGGAGAGCTCTTCGTATAGGTCCAGGTGCACGCATTGATATTCCATGGAATTCATTTGATGAAAGACTATTTAACGGTCCCTATTCTATGGATTATTCTGGTAATTATATAGTAACAGGTACTTCTCATTATACTGGCTATATGGCAGATAGAGGGTATGCTTTTAGCAGACAATGCTCCGACTCTGCTCCAAGAATGGGAGGATGGTTCAAGCTTAATAAATATCCAACCACAGGTATAATGGATCTTTGTACCTTTGATGAGTTTGGAGCCCCGGAAGATTATGGTAAACATCAAGTTTATATGGGAGTTGATTATACTGGAGGCTTTAAACTTGGTACAAGATATAACTTCTCTACAACAAATGAGGTAGGCCCATATCATGCCAATGTTGGTGTGCTTGACTTAAATACCTGGTACCATCTTGGTCTCAACTTCTCTTTAAGAGAGAATATGATTGAAGTAGCCAATAGAAACCTATGGAAACTATACTTAAATGGTGAAAGAGTCTGGCAAGCAAGTATAAGCGCAGGAACCGGGGGTGGTTCAGTATTAAGCCAAGGGCGGGCAATGGCTTACCAGGGGATTCAGGGCTATGGAGCAGGCACTAATTTCTCTAAGTTTAGAGTAGGTGGAGACCTTCCCAGAACAGGAGCAACCCATTCTTGGTCATACTGCTATGGCGATATAAGCGTACAAGATTTCGTTATAGGATACCAGCTACAGCTAGATGCCACCGGCGATTCAGTAGGAGACACCAGCCAATGGGACTGGGCAGCCTTAGCAAGCACCGGGCAAAAGTATGGACGAGATGAGATAATGGTAGCCAATGGAACCACAGTAGCTACTATATCTGGTGGTCCTGGTACTGGTACTGCATACTATCCCGCCACATTATATGAAGATGCTGGTGAGCAATTAGTTTTCTTTACTGTCAATAGAGGTAATGATTATGAGTCTCTATTAAATAGAGGTTTAGCACTATACCCAGAGGTACCATTTGTTAATGCCGCATCATATTATGTAATATACCAAGATGACAATTCAAGAGAAGTAATAGGATCTACTGATTCCCCAATACAAATTGGGGATACTGTTCCAAGTGAAGGAGTAAATCTCGCACTTGTAAATATAAGCTCGTGGGATCCAGAGAAGTCTATATCAACATTTAATTTGTCAGATAGGACATATAGTAATATTACTCCAAAAATATTTGGCGATAGATACCTATCATTTGATACTATATCTGGTAGTATGATATCACGCCAAGCCACTATGACTGATAATGTTAGGGTATCAAGTATCCCAGTATATTCTAATAATAGTAGTATATCAAATCCTGGTTACTTTATGCACCAGATAGGAGATGATAAAAAGGGCGTATATATTAAGAGTGCATATGGGCATGCCAGTGCTTCAGGTGATTTAGTATTTAGTAATCTTGATAAGATCAATAACGCGATTTCAATAAAAGATGTTGATGGTAATGAAATTGATTATGAAACATTCTCCTATAAACTAATCGCAACTGGTAGTTTTAATAATATTCAACTTCAAGACGGCACTTTCGCTGTTACCTTGGTAGGCCAAAAACAAACTATTGGCCAATCTGTATTCATTCATTATCCATCAATAGACTATAGGAATGGTTACATAAACCTACAGGATAAAGAAGTATATAATCCAATACCAGTTATGAAGCATATTTATACAGATATGTCTACTCCATTTAGTGGAGAGTTTTCTACTAATTATGGAATATTTAAAAACAAATTTGATATAACAATATATGGAGCTACCACTGGCGAATTAATGACTGATAACCAAGGATCACTATGATATCTAATAGAGCAATAGCACATGCTAGGGAAATAATTTTGCCTCATACTACAAGGCCTGTTGGGGTTCTATTATTTACTGATCCACTATATCCAAATAATAGTGTTGATTATAAAGTAAGTTTAACCACAACACAAATTGGTATATATACTAGTGGTCAAGATCCATTTATGGTAGACTACGTTGGTAAAACTATAAAGCAAGTAGCTGCTGAATTAAGCAATTCGCCATTTCCAATAGAAGTAAAGTCACTTGTAGATATATCTTATTTACAAGAAGGAGAGCTGCTAACAAGTGGGACCACTATACCATCTAGTTTTAGCCTAATAGATAGAAGTATAGACGGGAAAGGCGCTATAATAAGAGCGCGTCGCTGGTCAATTAGTTATAATAAACAAACAACAGTAGAAGTAAAAGCGCCGTACAACACAGGTTCTGTGCAGCCATGGTATGCAAGAATTAGCAATGGTTCATTTTCTAAAATAGAGAATGCCACATTATATTACTTTGGCGTACCAGAATATAAAAACCAAGCATGGTCTACCAGATTTGGTTATCCCTTTGTAGACGTAGAAGGAGAGAGAGTTAATTTAGTAGGTGATAAAAAAATAAGAACTAATAGGTCACCTATATATTGGAAAGGTAACAATATAGTTATTACAGATATATCTGGTAGTAGAGTATATCCATCTACTATTATAAAAGATGTTGATACTATTAATGGAATAATCTATTTAACAGATGGTGCTAGGGTTGGCAGCAATGCATTAATTCACTATACATATAAAGAAGATAATCTAATATATAGGGGGGTGAATTTAAATGCACATTTCTCACAGAATCCGCAGATTCTTGATATGTATGTTGTATACTATGCGCTACCAATAAAATCTACTGCAGGTGGGGAGAGAGAAAAAGGTATATATCATTCTATTGGTAATAGTATACCAGAAGCAATTAATAATATAACAGATGTATCTATGGCAGAAGCTATTGCTATACTTGGAGCAATACATGTTACATCTAATTTGGGATATGAAGAATCAAATATAATTGATACAAGAAGTTATGGCGGCGGCCTTACTGAAGATAGAGTTGGTAAACTAGCAGAGAAAAGATTCCCGCAAACTCAATACTTTAATGATCTAAGCACATATGATGGTATACCATATCATGGATCTGCAGCAGTTGTGGTAGAACTACCAAAAGAAATTACTAACGTAATGTCATTGGAAGACTTGAAAAGAGCTACCAAAAAGTTTATTGCTGCAGGTGTATATGTAATCATGGACTATGAGAACATATCAAATATATGGTATCCAACTGAAAGAACGCCTGATATATCGCAGGTAAGTTTTGGGCTTAGAAGAAGGGCCGAACCAGAAAGAAGAAACTATCTTGACTTTACAACTACCTGGTATGACTCTGGTGATGCAATTGCTGCTGGGTTCGGATCAAGCTGGGCATATCAATATCAGGTTAAGCTAGCTGTTAGGGGTAACCCTTTATATTATACACTATATAATGATGTAGAAAGATCAGATGGACAAGTACCAACATGGAAGCTATGGATACAAAGCGGTCAAGGCGGCGGTCTTGATGCCTACCATGTTATGTGGGGATATGTAAGAAAAGATTGGGGGTACCCATATAACTGGGAAACAGAACACTCATTTGGTCATGATACTCCATACTATGATCCTCTAGTAATAGGATATGCAACAGATTACAATACAATTTCTGTAGAAGTTAAAGAGCCTGAAACTGATGCTGCAGAATATTTCTCTATTTCAATGGAAGTTAGGGGAACAACAGGAACCCCAACTATAGTAAAGAAAGATTTCTGGGGTGCATGTTTTAAATGGGTAAATGGAGTTCCTGTATGGAACAATAGTTTAGCTGCCGGTGCACTTAATAAGAACCTCCCTTCTGGTAGTTCTTTTGTTAAGTATGTTAGAGATGGTTGGTATAGATGCGGTATAACTGTACACTTAACAGGAAGTGATCTTGATTATTTTAGTGGTGATTATAGGCAACTATTCCTCCGCCCTAATGATCCAGGAAGCGTTGGTCCTGTTTTACCAGGTATTGGAGATTTTGGTAAAGGAACTTACTTTGCTAGACCTCAAGTTCAGGATACTCCAAACTTCACCTATTATCAAGAGATACCTGGCATGTGGGATGTTACTCTTAAAGATGATGATCCACGCAAAGATAGTTTTCATACACTATTAGATAAACAAGTAGGACCAACAGGTACTGCACCAGGTTGGATCAACTCTAGGTTAAGACTCCCTAATGATATAACAACTGGTTATAATGCATTAACATATGATTGTACTCCTGATGTAAAAAATAATCATATACATATAGAGCCGGGCCAAACTTATTATGTAAAATATCTGCGTAGCTCTCCACATGCGAACTTCTCTTGGGAAGAGCTAAATAATGAAGGTAAGTGGGTAAGCAAAACACATATAGATAAAAGAGATGTACCTGCTAATACTATAGCTGCTGGTAAGATAACTTTCTCAAGTAGAGCCGAGAAAGAGATCCGCAATTTTTCTGGTATTGCCCCGTTTAAAGCAAACACTATTGATAGCTTAATAGATAAAATAATACCAGAAGTACATCAAATATATTTAGACCTATCCGCGCTTAGTCTTACAGGTACTTCATACCAAGTAGCCACAGGTGTGGTATCAAATATATCAGACGGTACAATATCATTACCAAACGTAGGAACAACAACAGAACTGCTAACAGATTTGTCATACAAACAATTTTTACTTAATACCTATAACATAGGTAGTATGGTTGCTAACTATAAATCTGTTGCTCTTAGTACAAATCCTTTAGCCGTAGGAAGGGCGCTCTTATTTGCCAGCGGAGTTCTATACACAAGTGATTATCCAAGAAGATATGATTGGAACACTAAAACACTTATACCACATATAAATACTCCATATGATTTTATGGATGAACTATATACATATTCAAAATACACACAAGATGTAATTAATGAATATGTATATGGAAGATATTATCCAACATCTACTGCGCCAACAGAAGCAGATCCTTTATTAGCAGTTGTACAATCTGGTATATTTGCTTTAGCCACTCAGTTTGAAGAAGACACTACTGCTCCAGGCGGATGGGATATTGGTGGTCAAATAAGATCTCCATTCTTTAGAGCCTCATCTACAACAGAATATCCTTTAAGCGGAGATTACGCGGAAACAGCTGAAGACATAAGCAATATGTATCTATCAACTGATTACGTAAGAGCGTATGCAAAACTTTATACTGCCCAAGATAGACATACTAATGCAGAGTTTGCAAATGCTACAAGTATACAATATAATATATCACCGCTTAATATCGCGGTATCAGGCATAAATTCAGCTATACATCATTTTGAAAGATATTACTTTGCTCCTAGGTTTAGTGGAGAATACAAAACCCTAAACTGGCTATATACATATAATAGACACGGGAAATTAGCTGGCAGATTTGTAAGGAACATAACATCTGCTATTGATGATATCTATTTTGGAAATGGAGAATGGGCTGGTTGGTATGGCGAAAAAGGCGGCGGCTATGCAGGCCCTCCACAACAGTTTGAAGACACTAGATTTAGCGGCCAATTTAGTAGACCAGAAGGCGGAAGTGTAGTACTATCAGGGCATTTCCCGCTTATGATAAGTGGATATAAGCAAATTCTTGATGAAATGCGCCCGCTTGTTGAAGCAAATATGCAGTTTGGTGGTATTACAACACCTGAAATGGTAGACTTAATAAGAGGCTATCTATGGATACCAAGGCGTGCTGCAAGGAATTACCCGTACTTTGTTGATGCATTCAATCAAGATGATATTGATACATTTGAATTAGGTATGACATCATTACTAAAAGGGTCTTTTACAGAAGACGGACAATTCTTTGAAAGTACCTCTTTCAAGCATGAGCCAGTAGGGCAGCCATATTTCCCAGTAGAAGTATTTAAGGGAGCTGTTGATGCAGTAGAGTACTATAGACAAATAGATGATTCTTACAATGAAGCTAGGTGGATAGCCATATTAGATGGTATGTGGAATACAGCTACTGGCCTATATAAGAATACCTATGGATATCCAACAATGCTAACCTTTGATAATAGTGGTGATTCTGGATCTAAATTACTTGAAGCTGCCCTACCTATATTATCTCTTAAGCCCGATCAATATACTAGTGGAGATCTGTTCACATTAACTGGTGGTATGTCATCTAGGATATAATGGAAATACTAAAGAAAATATTTTCTGCAATACCAGCAGGACATCAAGCTGCAATTAAGCAAGTAATGCTTGCTATAAGGAAATCTAGTGAAGATAAAACTTCACGAGAATTACAATTTGATGCCAAAAGATTGGTAAATATGGTTAAGGGTAATAAATCAGTATATAATCCAATATATGCTAATACTCTTACTGTAATAAGTTCTGATGTACACAATCAGAATATGGAAGGTGCTTATATAGATCTAAAAACTCTATATACAGAATCTGCGCATATAGGGAATATACAAAGCTATCAGAAAGCATCAATTGAAAGTAATTTCTCCAAAGCTAGGGCGGCTATTCTTAAACTAATAAATGATGCTCGCATATTTACGCTTAGAACAAGATACCAAGAGTTTGATGATATTAAACTAGTTAATTTTAATATTGCACGTAATGAAACCAAGCTAACACCAACCGCAATAATTGATCAAGAAAGCAGACTACTTAAACTTCCCGAAGTAGCCAAAGTAAGAAACCATATTAAGAGGAGAGGCCAGCGCAATACAAAAGCTTCTGTTGAATTATTAAGCGCTGGTCAAAAGGGACTTCTTTCAACCCAGTTTTCCCCAGACTTAGCCCTTGATAGTAAAACAGAAACATTCTGGGGAGAGATAATATATTCTTCAGAACCACTTCAAACAACTTATACGCGCATAAATATATCTGGACATGGATATCAAAATGAATTTGTAACAGGTCCAGTAGTAAAATTCAAAATAGAATTCAGCTCTGCAGAATCAATAAATCAAATAAAAATTCTACCATTTGCACCAACAGCCGTAAAAGTATTAGATATAACATATAAACCATCTAGTGCATCAACCGTAAAATATCCAATACCAGACTTTACTGTTGAAGAAAGCTTAGACTGGATAGAATATAATTTTGATAGAATTTATGCAAAAGAAATTGAAATAGTTTTTGCACAAGAAAGTTACCGCGAATATATTATCCATGCACCAAAGCATGTTTTATACTCCACTGACTTTTTCCTACGTCTTTTAGAAGAGCGCAAATTACAACTACAAGAAATACCAGACTTAGACTCTATAGATATTGGTGGCAATCATGAAATTTATAATCAGGCAATAGAAGATTTATCTAGTTTAATACTAGAAAAAGAATTAGATAAATCACCAAGTACAGAATTAGATTTAGCCGGCAAAGTTATAATGTCTATAGGCGAGGCATTGGCCAGCTTTAGCCCTGATGTAGCAACCTTATTAGAAGATGTATCAAACTATACGGCTGCATTACCAAAAGAAATATCTGATAAAATAGAAACCATAACAAAGTATGAGTATATATTAGGGGCTAAAGAAATACAAGTAAATTATGTTGTATACTCTCCTTATGGGATATATCAGTCACCAGAGTTTGATACTGCGGCAACAGTAGTTTCTGCGCAATTATTAGTAGAAGAATCACACCCATCTTCTGTATCAATTAATGGATCAAGACCAAATACCTCAACAGAATGGGAGGTCGAATTTTCTAGTGATAGAAAGGTTCCTATATATCCCGCAAATAATGTTGAGAATGGATTCCTGCCAGTAATAGGGGAAAGATTAATACTAGACCCAATAACAAAGCTGGGCTTGTCAAGATTCTCTGCCCATATGAGTACGGTTGCTGTGAGAGAAAATGGTAGACTTTTAGATCCTTATTGGGGATATAGTTCTGTATGGTCATCTGATTATGATGGCAGATTACAGATAACTATAACAGAAACAGAGTACGATAGTAATGCAGTATATACTATAGATTATTATGCCGCGCCATCTTCAAAAGAAATAGATGTGCTATCTAGATATGATGCGAAAAAAATTCCGTCTCCTGATTCATATGATAAAACAGATTCTGATAAGAAAGTAGTAACCAGCTATTTCCCATTTGTAGATTATAATATAATTAACTCTGATGTATTCTTAAAAGATACAGATACAAATGACTATAAATATATTGCACCAACAGGCGTATATAATCTTGGGCTATTACGAGTAAATCCAAACTGGGTATTTGCATCTGGAATAGTACCTGATTCTGTTATATCTGGGAGTAACCAAGTAGTATTACAAACTGGGTGGGTTACAACAGGGGACTTTTCTGTACTTGATAGTGCATATCTAACAAATCCATATAGGTACTACTTAAAAATACAGAACTATGAAACTCCATTTGAAGTACAGTCTATTGACAGTTCAACCGGCCTATCTCTTACAAGAGTTCCATTAATAAGCTCTGGAGAAATAGGGGATACTATTGATAGTCAGTATTTTATTGGGAATGCCCTATCTGGCACTACATGGCCCGACGTTACTAGCGGCCTTACTGGATATCTTGAAGTACCATATGAGCTCCATGTTGTATATAAAAATGGCGATGAACTATTCGGATTTGACCACCTAACTTATGCTCCTATCACGGTTTATATCGGTGGTAGTAGAGCAAAAAATATTTCAGACTATGAAAATCTAGAGCAGCCGGCATTTACTGTATCAGAAAGTAATGATGATGAGTACGAATTTATTCATGATGGTAAAAATATTTACTTCAATCAAGGAATATCTAGTACTGAAATACTAGTAGATTATAAGAAAATAATAGACTATATAAGAGTAAACTGCATTCTTAGGTCTAATAAGATTATAAATCCTAACGTTAGTCCGCAAGTAAACGAGTATACTCTTATGCTCAATACAACAGTACTGTAAAATATGGAGTACTTGTAGAGATTTACTAAATCTTAGTGGCGGTGTATATTCAGTAGACATACATCCAAGTGGCTCTTATGCAGTAGTTTCAAATAGCAACACATTCTCCTACAATAGTGTTGGAGACATAATTTGTATTAACCTATAATGGATATCTTTCAAGCTATAGAAGTATCTCCTCTTTCATCAGAAAGAGTAAGGTATCACTTATCAAAAATAAGCGAAGCACAATCTCAGTCAGGTGATATTGGAGAAGCTATAGCTGAAGCTATAACGGAGTTCAATAAATTCTTTTTGAATTATGGCAAACCATATTTTAAAGTAAATAAGTTTCATAAAAATATAGATACACCAAATTCAAAAAAATATAATGAAACTCTTGAAACATTAAAGGAAGATATTGACAGACTATATAACATGGCAGAGGCTGCAGCAAACTCTACAGTCTCTGCCTATAACTATTCTTCTATCACATCAGAAGAAATAAAAAACCTTGCTGCTCAAGCATCTAGCAAAGTACTTGATCTTAAAATACTAAATGACTTTGTAAAAGGCACTACTATAGTAGCTGGCGACGACTTTATTGATACGTCTAAAATAGATACGACTATACAACCAGAAACTACACAAGCCGAAGTTCTTGAGGGCGCAAGCTCTATTGGACTAAAAGCAGTAGGAGTAGAGCGAGTTAGCAGACCAGACAACACATCTATCAGAATAACCCCTATTTCACCAGCATTTAGAATAGAACAATATTACACAACTAACCATTCTCTCTTTGGACATTCCATTGAAAGCCAAAATAGATACGTAAGCGCTGATAGAGTTAATACTGAACCAACCCCAGATAACATAGAGCGGTTTTACGAAGGCCATTTTTATGCACCAGTAGGCGAAATAAGACCAGAAGGTGGAAGTTTAAACTTTAAATATATTGTTGATCCTGCTGATTTGCCACCAGAAATTGCCACAAGAGTAGTACAAAATAATACAACTGTAAGCGACGATGGCGTGGCAGAAGCTCAAGAATATAAGCATGCTGGGTATTATTCAGTAGTAGCAGCCTCTGAAGAAGACAAGCAGGCAATTAGGCTTAGAATGATTGATGGGAAGCCAGAAACCTTCTGGGAATGTGAATACGTTTGTGCTACGCCATCTCTTATAGATACAGTAAATATTGAAGATGGTATCGTAGATGGATCAAGCGATACCGTTGCAAATGTTTCAGAAGAAGTAACTAGCGTTTCTGTAAATGTTAGCGCAGCAGAGGCATTAGCAAAAGCATATGACTTTGCAGGCAGAGATTTAATAATTCATATAGATTATGAATTTGATCAAGAAGTGCCAATGAACTTCGTTGTAATCAATCCTGTACAATTTCATACTTCAGCATTTGCTGAAGTTATAGATGTCGCCACGTCATCTAATGATAAAGAATTTGAAACAGTCGATGGATTTGATGAACAAATGTTTGATAAGATTCTTACTCCAGAAGCAAATAAGATAGTCAATAATGAAATTGTTGAAAAGACATTCGCGCCATCTAATTTTGCATATCAAGGACTTGGAGTATTTTCATTCCCTATGAGGATAGGGAATAAACTTAGAGTAACCATAGCTATGAAAGACCCAGTATTAGTTCCATATGAAAGAATTCATATATTATTGCAAGAAACATTCTTGTTGACTAATACTACAACGGTAAAGAAATCTCTATTCTAATGGAAGATCTAAATAAATTATCATCTGCTTTAGCGGACTATATCATATATAGTATAAAATAATGGGCTGGTTTTCAAAATCATCTACTACAATTACAAAGACTACTACTGTAGCTAGTACTGTAGTAAAGTTATCATATTTGCAAACGCTTGCTACTTCCCAAAATTTAATAAATGCGTCTGATCTAGAAACAGAAGCATTTGATGAAGACATAAAAAATGCACAACAAAAAGATTCCTTAATAAAAGCCCACGGCATAATTGGCGGGTTAATAGGTGCTGGATTCGGCGCTATTGGAGCTATATTAGGATTCTTTGGATTTGGACATACTAAAGTATCAACTAATGAAAACCTGAAATCTTCTGGAGCTAAAGTAAAAGATACTTGGAACCAGCCATATTTCGACAAAATATCCTACAAGTTGGGTATTAAAGAAATGGCTGTATCAAGGTATACATTTGCAGATACATCAGAATTTACATCTGTAGCATATGGATCTCCAAAAGAGATTATAAAAATTTCATTAGTTGTTGACGAATATATACCTGCTCAATTTGATTCATCACAAGTATGGTTGAAATACTATATAAAAATAGAGGGAGAAAATAATTGGGTAAGAATTAATCCGCTAAATAAGCCCACTATTTTTGATAGCGAAGGTCTTATAGTTCCAAGAATACTCAATTATAATATACCAAAGCCGACTTCAGCACAAATAGAGGACAAATACCAATATACTTCAGATCCAGTAAAACAAGTTAGAATTAGAGTTGTATTATCTAGGCCGTCAGGCAGCGGGAATGAAGCATCAATAACTCCTCTATTAAAATCATATAGAATAGCAATGCACCCAAGAGAATGATAGGCATATCAAGATACAAAAAATTATATGACAAGTATTTTACCCGACTTTTAAAGAGAGGTAAAATACCGACATATGAAGAAGTCACAAATGAAGCAGGAGATAAACTAAATATAGTTAATTCTCCTGATGAGCCTGTATATAAATATAGGCCACAGGTAAGAAAATCAGTATTTGATGTTGATTACTATAATGAAGCAATAGATGATATATCATTTGATCTCGATGTTTTATTTGAGGACCTAGAAGAGTCAACAAAAAATAACATGCAAAGAATATTGCATGCTAATATGTTTCATACAGTACATAATGCTGAATTAACTCGACTATCTAATACTCTTGATGCGCTATTGTTTTCTACAGATGGTGGTGATGAAAACTTTTTTGTGCAGTTTGAAGACTTCTCAAGCTTTAATAAAACTGATACAGAATACAGTACAAATGGAATAGTAAACACATCAGAGAAGGTTATAGCACTACCAGTTGGACTCCATGGTTCTTTAAAAATAGATATGTCTCATTTGCAGAATACACAAACTGCAAGTGATTGGCAGGTATCTCGCTCTGATATAAGAAGCGAAGAACAGCACGCTAATACAAAAATAGGAGATATAGTAAAAGATACAGCATTCCCTTGGGGCTATACAATAGTTACAGAAAATGATGGCCCATTAGAAGTATCATTTACATTACGGCTAAAGCACGAAGAATTTATTAACAGGATATCTGTAGTACATTTTGGATATAAGCCAACAACTATAACTATAAAAACTAGTGTAGATAAAAAGAATATTAAAGATATTCAAGACTATGCTGGTGGTGTTGTACTACAAACACAAGCAAAAACATACGGATTTGATTTTGACGATAGGCTTGTAGATTATTTGCATATCACTTTAAGAAAAGAACAAGCTGATACTACTAACGAAGAAGAAGATGGCAGCAAATCATACTCATATGATTTTGGTATTAGAAACATTTCTGTTTATTCCACCGGAAGATTAGAGACAGCAATATATCAATCAAAAGCCTTTGACTTTTCTGAAGATTTAGCAGCGATAGGCCGCATTGCATTAAACACTACAGAAATTATACCAGAAAATACATCAGTTGATTGGTATATTGTACCTATATCTAGTGATGGAACTCAAGGTAGTTCTATAGCTATTACTCCACAAAATCATAGTACAAGCGCGGGTCCCCCAAAAACTATAGTATTGCAAGATGTATTAGCCAACAGTAAATCATTTACTACATCATATAGTAATATAGCCAACATAGAAAACTATAATAACATAAGCTATTGGAGGATACAACTTTTAAATACTAAGCCAGTATTCGGTACTGCTAAATTATATAGAGGTTTTAAGTCTTGGTATAGGGATAGTAGCGCCGCAGTAAATCCTGTTTTGGTTAAAGATAATTATATTACTTTCTCAAAAGGCGATACTCAATCTTTATATAATACTATTAGTGAATCACATGATTATGTTATATCAGACTTAAATGGTGATAATGTTGTAACTGTTGTCCTAAATAATAGGCCGCTATATAACCCTGCAAAAGGCCATTTTCTTATTCCAGAACCTGGAATAAATACAGATAAAGATACCCAACCTAATTACGCAATATATAGTGTTTCTTTAAATACAAGCACCGATTCTGTTACAACTTCATCTTTTACATTTGATGGCGGAACTGCCAATGATGGTAGCCCCAACGTAAAAGATACTGGTATACGTATAATAAAATATGCCAATCCAGGTGATGTAGTACTAAAGAAATATGATGGATCGTATACATATATAGATGGCACACATTATATAGTACAATTAAATGATGATGGTTACCCAACTGGGAAGATAGTTGGGTTACATACTGATTTAACTCAAGAAGGAGAGAGCGGTTGGCAGTCTGTAAAGCTAACTTATAATAGAGACACAAACCTTACCAGGTTTGTTACAGAAATATCTGGACAGCAAATTTACTTTAATTTAGAAGATGGAGAACTTCCAAGTGATGCATCATTAATTATTAAATATAGATATGCTGCACAAGATATTCTTAAAGCTTCTGTAAAAGCAAAGTCTATGTATGGGATATTACTATCTGATCTATATATACAAGGAGTAGACTATATATTTGACTCATCTACAGGCACAATACAAAGACTAACAACTGGATCAATAAATCCTGGTGCAGATATATATGTTGACTATAAGTATAATGATTTATCTGATCAATTGGAACAGTTCTTTATTTGGGCACATGTAGAAGATAAAAATGGTAAAACAATAAGTACTGCAACTAAAGATACTGGATTCCTTTCAAAAGAAAGTACTCTTGTACCAAATACAGAACTTGGCGAGCAACTCCTTGCAAATATCCCAGCGGTTGGTCTTATAGATTTATCAAAAACTACTGAGTGGCCAACTATACAGGGGTGGGTGCAATTTGTTGTAAAGTCTATTACACCTACAGTTGAAAATAATGCATTGATAAATCAGGTAATTAAACTAAAAGATAATTCTGGACAATTCATATTTGTACAGAGTGGTAAATATTTTGATACTCTTACCGCTATAAGAGATCCATTAATACAAGTCGCCTATCCTTTTTTAAAGAATGGCGTACTTAAAAATGATCATACAAAATTCTCTATTAGAGAAGTATTAGGTGGAGATATAACATACGAAGTAATAACAAATTTCCAACCTAATACAGACGATATGCTATACAGATATACTCCTAATAGTGTTCCCGGGACAGGAGAAGACGAAATAATAGAAACAGATGAAGAATGGCAAATAAATTGGTCTAGTACAGAAGTCAATAATGATTCTATTTCTAGGCTTGCAGTAAAAGCTGTTCTAAATAGAAATAAAAATGTCGATGGCAATATAACTCCAAAAGTAGATAAGTATTTTTTAAAGGTAGGGTTTTAATGTTAAATAAGAAAATAATAATCTGGCTAACTACTATGTTGGTATCTATATTTTTAATTGGATGCATAAGCACTGATCCAAATGAAGACATAGTAATTACACGACCAGAAAACGTTTTACCAGAAGTAATGTCTGGTGATTATACAAATATTCCTCTGGAAGAGCGCCCAGTACAGGTGGTAAAGCCTGATGAAATCAGTGGCCAACTTGGTAATACTGTAAGAAAAGTAATGCCTGACGCAACTGTTTTGGTATTTACGCAACGTAAATTCCTGAAAGAGGAATTCAGATCTACTACAGACCTAAGTCAAGCAATTTTCCTTGTAGTAGGACATATGGATCCTGAAACAGGCGAAGTAACTCCTGATACACAAGGTATTATAAGTACTCTTACTGGTGTCGTAGGGGCATTCGCCCCTGAATTTGCCCCATTAGTTGGCTTAATTGGGCTGCTTCCCTGGTTTGCTCGTAAGCGCTCCAGGCAGCATCTGGCTACAGCTGTAAAAGCAGCAGTACCATATGATGGCACTATAAATATAGCCGCATCAGCTTCAGCAATAGCTAAAGCATTTGGCTGGAGCCATAGCACAGAAAATCCAGAAGAATTAGAGGCTATTGCTAAGCGTAAGCGCGTAGCAGAAGCAGCTAAAAATGGAGGCCTTGACACATTGGCGAAATCTATTGAGCCAAAGCCTCAATCTGATGTAATACAACCATCATAGTGTAATAAAAAATGGAAACTAAAATAGTACAACCACAAGTAACTAGAGACCCCCTAAGATTTAGGGGTCATAACTCTTCTGAAGAAGCCAACCGGTTTCAAGACGCAGTAGTATATGATGTACATAATCTATCTACTGCAGTAAATACTCTTAACTCTAAAATAATATCTCTATCTGGTGAACGTGATTCAGAAGTATCTTTCTTAAAGAGGCGCCTAGCTGACCTGGAAGAAAGGTTTGCATATAGGGAACACACATTCGGCAAAGCAGGTATTAAGATAGATAAGTATATTGATTTCCATAATACAAAAGGTTTCTATATTTCACCCAGTCTTTCTGCTCTTAAAACCGCCTCGTTTAAGAGTCAGTTTGGTGAAGTATATTTACCTGCTACTGCAATAGAAAATAAATTTTATAATTTATCTCTTAGGACTACTGAAATAGTATTGCCGCCAGACCTCCTGGTAGACACCACAAGCCAATTTGACAAAGGTGAGGGCGATGGTATTCAGGACTACGAAAACGGCGGCATAGCCTCAGAGACAAGCCCTCTGAATGCCTTTAATGGGATTAATGAGAAAGCCTGGATCAGACATGTAACTTTCCCATTAGAATCAGACGTAGATCAGGTAGAAGTGCAATTAGATGCAGTAGTCCCCGCTGGTGCATCAGAGCATGCTAATTTAATTGAGATAGTTCCCTTCCCAGAAGGCTCCTGCGACATTACTTTGTTAGCCACCTCTCCTTCAATTGGCTCCTCATTTGTATCAGTTGACAACTTTGAAGAAACTAATAATGCTACTGCTACTAGATATCATTTTACTCCAAGGTCTGTAGACCAAATAAGAGTTAGAATGAGATGTAGAAACTGGCGAGAACTAAATGGCAAAAAGGTATTTATATATGGCCTACAAGAGCTAGGTGCAAAACATATTAATTATGTAAAAGAGTACTCTACTGATGATAACTTTGGAGATAACGTTACTCATATAGTTAAAATAGATGCTCCTAGAGATCATATATTTACAAAGCTATTTAGGATAGATCCATATCCAAATTTCTTTAATGAAGACCTACAGTATAGACATATTAGACTAAGATTGTCTACTACTCCAGATTATAATAATGTTTTCTGGGATTCAGCTACAAATATAGCTCCTCAACTAGGAGTTGTTGCTGGCATAACTATGGGTGGCAGCTCAACAATATATGCAATATATACGCTGAAATATGTTGATAGTATTTCTACTGGTGCTATTCAAGTATTTTCGACAGGCACTACATCTTATCAAAAAGGTTTGGGATTAGTATTTAGTGCTACTCCAACAAATGCTAATAGGTAACTAAAATGACTGACTTATCAGGAAGAGTTGATGCATTAGAGTCTGGACTAACTTCTTTAGAAGGTCAAATACTTGCATTACCAACGAATAGTGATATATCAAATTTTACACAGCTAATATCTGGTAAATTAAATACAATAGAAACTAGTTTAAATAATCATGGCGATGTTATTACACAATTAATACAAAGCTTTGCTAATTTAAAAAATACAATTCTTGGTATTGATACTGCTTTTGCTGCACATACCGGCACTACTACCGGCGAAGGCGTACACGGACATCAATGAGAATAAATGCGCAAACATTTAAGATACATTCTGGTGGATCAGGTGTAAAGGAAGTAGAAAAGTTTATAGCTAATCGAATTGGCAGAGATCTTAGTTTAATACATAGCATCTCTGCTATTTCTATAAATGCGACTACTACAGAATTAACTTTAAATTATTACGACTCACCAGAAATATCAGTACAAACAACAAACCCCCCTAATGGGTTTGTTGCTAGTACAGGTACGCCATTAGATGTAATATTTGCACAATATTCTTCGCCACTTAATGAAAACTCTATTAGTGGTGGCATTACATTAAATGGGTCAGAAACTACTGGTTGGTATATAGAAGAAAATACTAATAATTATATATTAGCCATACAGATTAATACTGGATCACAAGACGAAGTTGCAGTAATAGTTGTATTAGATGATTCCATAGAAGATTATAGGGGCAACCAACAAAACGGTAGTACAGTGCTAGGGTATACCACTAGCACTAGAGCAATAGTCACTGAAGGCTATGAGGATGTATATTCTGCTAAAGATATAAGGGGAACCGTAAAACTTAAATATGCTAGGATAGATGCGTCCGCTTCTCCTACCAGAAAAATAAAAGAAATATTAAATAAATCAGATGAACTACTAGCATATGCTTCAGTATCAAAAAATATTACTACTACCGAGCTGTTTATGCTAATAGTAGATGAAGCGGAGCCAGTAGTTAAAAGTATGTTCCCTCGTCAAGGAGCCAACAACCCTACCGACGTTTCTTTTGGCTCGCTTGTTTTGTCGTTTGCGAATCCTATTGATATAGTACAAGCTACTACCGTATTAGGAACATTTGGTGTATATCAATCATATGGAGTTACACAAGATGTTCCACTAAATAGAATTAGCGCAATTGATGAGAGAACTATTAAGTTTGATACATCTGGTATATGGTCTGATTTATCTTTAACTACAGCATATGTAAATATATTTGTAAGACCAGGCCTTAGAAGTGCTAAGGGATTAGAGTCTACAAAAGGGTATGTATTTGGTCACGAGATAAGTGAAATAGCTTTCGGAGGCGTTGGTGCACAAGGTCCTCCAGGTCCTCCAGGACCTACAGGAGCACAAGGAGAATCAGGAGCACCAGGAGAACAAGGACCCACTGGTGAGCCAGGTCCTACTGGTGCTACAGGTGACCCGGGTCCTCAAGGGGATCCTGGTCCTCCAGGAGAAGACGGTGAAGATGGAGCTCCAGGCCAAGGATTTATATGGTCTGGAGAATGGACCTCGACAAATACGTATCAACCATATGATGTAGTATATTATTCTGGTAATGGTGACACATATGTTTGCGTTCAGACTGACCTAGGACATCCTCCAGAAACAACCAGTAGTTGGGAGTTAATGGTTAGAGCCTATGATGGCACTGGTACTGGAGGTGGAGGTGGACCTATAGCTCACTCTGATCTAATAGATATGCCCTCTTCCCTTAATGATGATCATGATGGGAGATATAGCTTAACAGGCCACAACCATGACGGTATCTATGTCACTACCGGTGCTTTCTATACACTATCAGGTGAAGTAACCAATATATCAAATGATTTAACTACACTAGAATCAGCATTTGATACTCACTCTGGAGATGATACTATCCACTTTACTATGGGCGAAATATTAATTTCCCATAGTGATCTTACTGATTTAGATGCTGACGACCACACACATTACTATAATCAAACCAGAGGAGATGCTCGCTATGCCTTATCCGGTCATAATCACGACAGCTCTTACCCTACTATAGGTAGCTTTAGCTATCTATCGGGACAAGTTGGGACACTTTCCACTGATTTAGAAATACTATCAGGTGACTTAGATACACATACATCGGACTCCACAATTCACTATACTGTAGACAGTATAGTGCATAGTGATTTAGCAGAATTAGATGGCGATGACCATACACAATATTATAACCAAACCAGGGGAGACGCGCGCTATGCTTTGTCGGGGCATAACCATGATAGTTCCTACCCAACAATAGGCGCATTTACTTCTTTATCAGGTACAGTAGCCACTTTAGTAACCGACTTAGCTACTACTTCCGGCGACCTTTCCGCCCACACTTCTGATAATACCATTCACTTTACTGAAGACTCTATTTCTCATAGTGCTATAGATGACTTAACCTCTGATGACCACCTTCAGTACTTTACCACAGGTAGAGCAGACACAAGATATTCACAAACCGGCCATACTCATACACAGTTTGATGATATTAGACCAGATGCTTTTGCATTATCTGGCGGCAACTGGTCGGCAGTTCCAACCTATGTACTAGGCGATGTAGTATTTCATAGTGGAATATCTTATGTAGCTAGACAGTCCAGCACTGCCAAAACTCCCGCGCCTATTTCAGCATATTGGTACCAATTAGGTACATTAACAACATATACTGGATTTAGCGGCGCCAGTACGTCAATAGATATTACTGCCGTACACTATCAAGGCCCATGGAGTGATGTAGAATATTACTATGAAAATGATCTAGTAACATATAGCGGATTAGCCTATATAAATATACAAGAGATTATATCTAATCCACCAACTGATACAGATTATTGGGCTAATATAGGCGTACTTACTGGATACCTAGATGACTATCTTACTGGTGGAGCAGGTACATACGTAGCCCTTTCCGGCGCATTTTCTGGAGCTTCTATAGACAACATAGCCACGTTTGCTACTGCTGATGGTCTACAAATAAAAGATTCTGGTGTAGACATAACTAAGGTGGCCCGCTTACAAGAGCATAATACATATACTGCCCCCAATACATTCCAGGGAGATGCTGGCTTTGAATCTGATGCTTATTTTAATGAGCAAGCAGTCTTTAGTAAAGGCATAAAAACTCCTAGTGTTTTATTAATCCCTAGCGGCCAATCATTTAGGCCAGACTTTGGCGTTTCCTATCTACAATATGCAAATGCAAGTTCTTTTACTACTGGCTCAATACAAATACCAGAATGCATTGATTTAGCTAGCGGGAAAACAATAGAATTATTATTGTTAGCTCCAGCAGTTGATTTACCAATTGGTTATAACAATAGCTGGAACTGGGTTGCAGACAGATCAACTACAGTATGTGCTAATGATAATATAAAAATAAAATTTATATGTATTGATGAAACTAGCCAATCTGGTATTTGGGTTGATATGTCGAGAAACAACCCGCCAATGCCAGCTGTGCATAGCCACGCATATCATAATGGTCAAGGTAACTTAGGAGTATCTGGAGATCTTACAGTAGAAAGCGGGCTATCAGTCGGTGGCTTAATTAATGGCGTCGACTTAACTGGTCACACTGATGATGCAACAATACATTTTACTGAAGGCTCTATTTCACATAGCAACATAGACAACTTAGACGCTGATGACCATACACAATACTATAATGAGACCAGAGGGGACGCTAGATATAGCTTAACCGGACATACTCACACAGAGTATACTACAGACGTAGAGTATAACTATCTTTCTGGAGAAGTAAATACACATACGTCAGACTCCACAATACATTTCACAGAAGCGTCAATTGATCATACTAATATACAAAATATTGGTACCAATACTCACTCACAAATAGATACTGCCATATCTTCTGGAGTTTCCCACAGAGCTGATTCTACTATACATTTTACTGAAGGATCTATATCCCACAGTAATATAGACGATCTAGATGCAGATGATCATACTCAGTATCATAATGATACCAGAGGTGACACAAGATATTTATACACTGGTAATGCTTCTTCGTATACACCTACAACAGACTATCACCCAGCTACCAAGGTATATGTAGATGACCTGGTAAGCGATGCTTATTATTATCAACCAGTAATAAATATTGCTGGAAACCTCTCTCTTACTGCTGCGCATAGAAATGTATTTGTAAATGCTACCGCCACATCTTATACTGTAATCCCGCCTAATCCTACAACAGTATCCGGCCACGTATTCTCTACTACAAAAACAGATTCTAGTGCCTATACGGTAACAGTAAACCCTGCTGGCGCTAATACTATTAATGGCTCATTAACATATGTACTTACTGCACAGTATGATAGTATTACCTATATTAGTGATGGTACAGAGTATAAAATTATTGGAAAGTATCCATAAAAGTATTTTAATTATATGTAGTATATATTATATATGACACAAGACCCACCAAAAGATCATAGAGATTTTGCTAGATGGTTTGTAAAAGAGTATTCTTCACAACTATATAAATCTATTTCCCGCAGGTTAATACCTAATAGGTATTCTATAGATGATGTAAAACATTATATGATAGAGAGAATACTAGACATCCTAGATAAGCGCGAACAAAGAGGCAACCCAATAGAGGAGCCAAAGACTTATTTTCGAAAGCTTATCCCATATTGGTGTGTAGAATTCCAACGCATGCATGGGTTCATATACTCTTTACCTAAAAGGCCAAGGGATGCTAACGCAGAAAAAGATATAGGACAGCACGGGTTCGTATATCTTAATTCTGATTATAATGTTGACGAGAATAATTCTAACAATGAACATGCAATACAAACATCATATATAGAATGCAGCTTCAACGAACCAATAAAATATCTTAACCAATATAAAGTAGTTGGAAATGATCCTGATGAGATATCTCCTGCGTGGGAAGTTCTTATGGGAGCCTTAAAAGAAGAAGAGGCTGATATTATATCATGTTTATTTAGATATAACTTAACGGTCCCACAAGCAGCCAAGAAGCTTGGTATAGCTGTATCTACGGCCTATCAAAGGAAGGAACGAGCATTAAATATACTTAGTGGATATATAGTAGCAAATACTAGTATTAACGATATAAGCTGGATTACGTTAAAAGGATTAACTAATGGTTAAAGAAAATGATTTGGCAGAAAAATTTGTATTTGGATTTACTGTACTAATTGTTGCAACCGTATTGTTATTAACCATATTGGTAGTTGTATAGTAATTACTATATACAAAAAAATTAGGGAGCCAAAATTGGCTCCCTTTTTTGTCTACTGACAAATTGAGCATTAAGTGGGGCGGATCAGCATCGAGAGACTCCTTATTTGTTTTTGTATTAGATATTTCTAATTGTGTTTAAATGAAAATTACGAAGGTCAGTAGATATTCAAAACCCCTAAGCACAAAAAAATATAACACGTTAGCCTGTGGGTCGCATCTAACTATGTTAATGGAATATGCTTAGGGGTATTCTGTATATAGAATCGGCTTTATTCAAAGCACTCTGAAAGAGCTTTTTTTATAGTGGCAATATCTTCTTCTGTCATATATGCGTGTGTTCCAATATGCACTCCATGATTTCCTACATATTCGGCATTTGGAAACTCGCCTAGCTTATGATTCATAAATTCATATGCTATATGTTGAGTAGGAATGCAGCCAAAATTTCTTTTCCACTCTATATTATATTTGTCTAATATCGTTGTTAGGTTACTTACCTGTTTGTTGTCTTTTAGTGTTATACTAAAGCCATGAGGACATACAGAATATCCTTCAGGCTCTATGCTAAAATATGCTAAATCAGTAAATTGTTTTGTATAGTTTACAAGATTATACCATACTTCCTTTCTTTTAGAAAAAATATCACTGAAATTTTTAATGGAACTTATACCTAAGGCTGCTTCCATATCATTCATCTTAGAATTATAACCCACTCTAAGATGCGAAAAATATAAGCTATCATGTATTCTACCATGAGACCTGGTAGATACAACTGAATTATATACCGTATCACTATTGGTAGATACCATTCCTCCTTCAGCAGTGCATATTAGGTGAGCAACATAGTAACTAAATGCTGCACCATAGCTTTCTTGGCCAATATATACAGGTCCTCCATAGTTATTAGTGTAAGTAGCTCCATGTGCTTCACAGGCGTCCTCAAACACAATTAAATTGTGCTTGTTAGCAATTTCTAGTATTTTATTCATATTGCAGGGAAGCCCCATAGTATGTACTGCTAGTATTGCTCTGGTTTTATTTGTAATTGCTGCTTCTATTAGATCCTCGTTTATATTAAGAGTATCTCTTCTTATATCTACAAAAACAGGAGTAAATCCAGCTGTTAATACAGCATTAGTAGACGCTATAAAAGAAAGTGCTGGAACAATCACTTCATCTCCTCGTTTAGCCCCAAAGTCATATAACGAAGAGACTAGATTAAGTACTGCATCTGTACCTGAAGAAACTGCTGCGCTATATTTATAATTAAATATAGTGTTCCATTTTTTTTCAAACTCCTTTACCTTAGGTCCCATAGTAACCCAGTTATTTTCTATACATTCTTGTATAGAACTAATGACATCATTGTCTATAGATAATTTACCAAAATTAATTTTTTTCATATAGTTTTATCCAATAATCTATCATTTCATCTAACATAGATTCAAAAGTATATTCAAATTGAAGATCTATAATTTCTTTTGTTTTACTAGTATCGCCACATAAAGTATAAAGTTCCTGTGGTCTAATATATCTCTGGTTTTGAGTAACATATTTATTATAGTCTAATTCTAACTTGCTAAATACATATTCACACATTTCTCTTACACTATGGGTTATTCCAGTAGCACATAAATAATCACCAGGAGTAGGTAACTGCATAAGCTGATACATTACTTTTACGTAATCTTTAGCATGTCCCCAGTCGCGCTTAGCTTCTAGATTTCCTAATGCAAGTGTAGATTTTTTACCTTTAGCTATTTCAATAGCACCCTTTACTATTTTAGTACTAACGAAATTAGCTCCTCTTCTGACTGATTCATGGTTAAACAGTATACCATTAGTAATATACATATTATATGCTTGCCTATAACATTTAGCAAGATTATACGCGGCTACTTTAGAGCAAGCATAAGGACTTACTGGATGCATTGGAGTCAGCTCAGTTTGCATTTTATCAGTAGAATTGCCAAACATCTCTGATGATGCAGCATTATATATCTTTACATGGGGACATACTAACTTAACTGCCTCCAGTAAATTTAGTGTTCCAACTGCGTTTGTTTGGTAAGTATAAGTAGGCTTTATAAAACTAACATTAACATGTGATTGTGCTGCTAAATGATATATAACATCTGGTTCATATTTTTGTAATAACGAGATTATAGATAAAACATCTGTTATATCTCCATACTCGATTGAAATATCTCCAATAATATGATTTAGCCTTGCAGACTGGTTCTCTGAAACTGAGTTCCTTCGGACCATACCACATACTTGGCTACCCTCTTTTAATAAGAGCTCTGCCAAGTATGAACCATCTTGGCCTGCTATACCTGTTATTAGGGCTTTTTTCATTATAATCTAATCTCTGTTCCCCTCAGCATACTATCTTGGAACCATTCTATACTTTTTGTAAGTGCTTCTTTCATATCTGTATACTTAAAGTCTGGTAGAATACTATCAAATAGTGTTCTATTTGATCTTCTAAACATTTGACCATTTGGCTTTGAACTGTCAAAAACAATATTTTTATACCCATATATTTTGGCTACTAAGTTAGCCATATGGCTAATTCTATATTCTCCTTCGCCAGGAATTAATAACAATTCTGGAAGAATATCGTTATTAATTTTCTTTTCTGTTATATCCAATACAGCCCTAGCTAAGTCATGAGAATAAATAAATTCTCTTGTTGGTTCTCCCGTACCCCAGACAACAAATGGTTTATTGTCTCGCTGAGCCTCATAGCATTTACGTATTAAACTTGGCATAACATGTCCCAAAGTTAAGTCATAATTATCATGTTCTCCAAATACATTGCCTGGGATAACTGTCATATAGTTTGTTCCAAATTGTTTGTTATAAGCATGTATTTGTATATCTACCATGCGCTTAGTATAAGCATAAACATAGTGGAATGAAGCTGGAGGACTATCGTGGAGCTTGCTTTCTTCTAAGGTTTCTAGTTCACCAGGGAAGGCACAATTCGATCCAAATGCAATTACATTTGGTATGTTATTTATACGTGCTGATTCAATTACATTAGTATTAATTAAAATATTATCTCTAAATAATTCCCCAGAGTAATGCATGTTTCTATATATGCCTCCTACTCTGGCAGCAGCATGTATTATAGCATCAGCATCTTTATGTAGTAAGCAAATATTATTTGCTACAGCTGGATCTCGTAGATCACATTCTCTGGGTATTGGAACCATATCATGGCCGCGCTTGATTCCGTTTTCTAATATTGCACTACCAGCTAATCCTTTAGGTCCCGTAAGTAAAATTTTCATATTTTTTGTGCCTCAACATTTAATGACATTAATATACCATTTACTTTGTCAAAGTTAGGAAGATAAGATTGACTGTAATCATCTATCCACCAATGTTCTGTTTCTTTCCAGTCATATCTACATATGTTTGTAAAGCCTACTAGTTCTAGTATCGACTTGAGTCTGTCAAAATCCCAGCTTGATCTATGGATTGCTGATTCGTATAGAGAACTGCCATGAATAATATTCTGAAGAATAGTAAGATTCTTAGTAAGTAAGTAATAGTTTACTATTGTTGCGAAATCAGGCATAGCTAGTCTAAGAATACCTCCGTTTTCAAGAACAGAATACCAATTTGCTAAAGAAGAGTTTATTTCTTCTGGTTTTAAATGTTCAAGTACATGACAGGCATATATAAGCCCAACTGATCCTGGCTTATATTTGGAAAGAGTTCTTATATCATCTACTATGTCTGGATTACAATTTTCACGAGAATCTATGTTTATAAATCCAGGAATCTTTTTTATCCCGCATCCTAGGTTTAGTTTAGGACCTCTAATTGTAAGTTTTTTAGAAGTTCCATCTATAATAGGACAGTCAGTTCCTTTTATATGCGCCTTTTCCATATCTTTGGTGACTCCTTCCAGTTGTCATAGGGGATTTGAATTTCGCGCTGCCCTGGGGCTGAATAAATTGAATTAAAAAGTGGTTTATCGTTCTCTATATCTGCTGCTACCAGTGGATGTGTAGCATCTCTTGGTTCCCAAAACGCATCCATGGCAAAAAATGGGGGGATAATAATAGATGCTCCATCCATCTGGGCTCTAAATCCCATGTCGATTACGTTCATATTTGCTTGTTCAAATCTGCAATCTAGTCCACCAAGATATCTAAAATAGCTAGTTCTAAGGAATGAGATAAGAGGAATTGCCCAGTTTTGGGATATTCCTGGAAGTCTTAACGCTTCATGATACCATGCCATCCAGTATCTTTCATGGAAATGTTGTTCTTGTCCAGGCTTGGTAAAGTCTTCTACATATCTCATACATACAATGTCTTTCTCATTATTTCTTTCGTTAAGTATATCTGTAGTAGTTTGTATAGCATTTTGTCTTGCAATACAGTCATCTGGCATCCATGTTAAATATTTGCCTTCAACAAATAGCGAAGCTATTTGCAAAGCTCTCGCAGGAGATCCAAGTTCTCTAATATATTTTACATTATCTAGGTAAAGGTCTCCTGGCATTGCATACGGACCACAAAAAATTACTTCAAATGATTTATTTCCTACCGATTCTTTTAAAGAATTATACGTTCTTTGCCAGGCCTCATTTCTAATACCAGGAACTATAATTGAAATATCTATCATACTTTAAATCTCCTTTCCCATATTGCTGGGCTTTGTTTCCAGTTATAAAGATCTATACATTGAGGACGCTGCTTAGCTGTTAACTCAGAACCATAAATTGATCTAAACAATAATTGATCTGGACCATCAGATAAACAAATAGCAGCATGGTCTCCAGAGTGTCCTGGCATATGGTCGTCATTACTGATTTCTGTATTAGATGGATAACAATTTCCTCCAGCTCTCTGAATACGGAATAGTAAGTCATGTATATTGTAGTTGATATGTTCAAATCTGCAGTCATAACCACCAAATTGTTTAATAGTTGCTAAACTAAGGAGGGTATGACCGCAAATTTTCCAGCCTGGATCTATTCCAGGAAGCCGTAGGGCTTCATGGTACCACGCATTCCAGTTTTCAATAGGTGCCTCCTTACCAGTTCTTCCAGGAGATTCTCGATACCTCATTAGAATAACATCTAAATTTCCACACATATTATCATATTGCTCGATAGCATTATCTATTGCTCCAGGAAGGAACAAAGCATCATCTACAGCATTAAAGTATAGTTCACCACTGCAATATAACAATCCTATTTGGGTAGCTCTTGATGGAGTTCCATAGTCTATAACACAAATAGTTTTGTCGTATACAGAAAAATTAGGACCTACTAATATAACTTCATATTCATATTTGGTACAAGACTGAGCTAAGCTATCTAGCATAGCCGGAATAAGTGTGGATCTTATTGATGGAATTACAATACTAAGTTTCAATTTTAAACCTCCTGCTCCAAACCCGCTCAGCAGTTTGCCAATTATCGTATGGAACGTATATCCTTTCAAGGCAACTTTCGTCTTTATATATATCAATTAGTAGTTGCCAGTCATGATTATTCTGAGCATCTTCAATTGGTCCATGATCTAGATGACCATGATCACAGTCTAATATAAAGTTATTTAACATAGTAACTTCACATCCTGACCTATATGATCTCATCGCAAAATCAGCATGAGAACAACAGCCTACTTCAAATTTACAGTCAAGTCCGCCAAGTTCTATGAAGGTTTCCCTATGCATAATAGCAGGCTGAAACATCCACCATGACGGGTCTGCAAATTTAGCAAGCGGGCTATAGTTATTTAATCTAAAATATTGATCTGGTTGTTTTGTTTTTACTATACCATTTCTCCCTTCATAATATCTACCCACACATATTTTTTCTTTTGAGGATTCTTTTAGTAAAGTTATTGCCTCATCTAATGCATCTGGTAAATAGATTGCATCATCAGCTCCCCATGTAATTAAGTTTCCTTCTGCAAACAGAGTTCCTATTTGCTGTGCTCTAACAGCAGAGCCAAAATCCTTTATATATTTTATATTTGCATATTTAGTAAGAGGTTCAGGTAAAAGAAATGGACCAACAAATATAACTTCTATATCTTCTTGTGAAGTATTTTTTATTGACGCATAAAGAGCTTCCCAATTATATGGGCGTATTCCTGGGATAATAATAGACAATGTTGGCATTATTGAAATCTCCTTGACCAAACATGTTCTGCGTATTTCCAATTATTGAAATCAATTATAGTTCTTGTTGAGGGAATACTATAAAGTTGGTATAATATACGATAGTCTGTTTGTGGATTATTCATATCATCTACCACTGTTACTGGATCATGATCTCCATACATTCCAGCTGAACCAGGAGCCCAATCACACATTAATACTGGGCCACAGGGAGTTCCTATATGTGCTCCATACTTTATAAGCCTTACAGTAAGATCTTGTCCACCCCAGTTACATGTGTTAAAATTTATACAATCATACCCACCTATTGCATAAAACAAATCAGGAGACATGATAGAGTTAAGCATCATAGGCGCCCCATCTGGGATACCAGGAAGATTTAGATGTGGCCATCTTTTCATGTGCCAGTAATTCTCTGGCATGTTATTATTTCCTTCTCCATATCGAAGAGGAATTACGGTGTTTTCAGCTTCACCTTTTTCCCATTCAGAGAATGCTTCTTCTAACTTTCCTGGATGATATACTCCATCATCTGCCCCAAGAGTTATAGCTTTTCCTTCGCAGAACATGGCTGCAATTTGAGCACCACGAGATACTGATCCAAAGTCTCTTATATATTTAAAGTTTTTGAATTCAATCATATCTTTTTGTGGTGGAAAAGGGCCACATATGATTAATTCAAAACTATATTTTCCTATTGATGGGATAATACTATCGTAATATCTTTTCCATAGTTGTGGTCTAATGCCTCCAAGGAATATAGACAGATCTGGCTTCATTTGAACCTCCTAGCCCATACGCTTGGGGCGTTTTTCCAGTTATTAATAGGAATTTTTATAATAGGAATATAGTCTGGACTATTATATTTAGTTCTAAATGCTGGTTCGTCCTCTTCGGTCTGTGCGTAATGAATAGGTGCATGATCTCCTGTGGTACCTGGCATATGGGTAATATCTAAAATAACTTCATTAGTAAAAATTATCTTTGCAGCATCTTGTTGAGCTCTTATACTAAAGTCAACAAAGGCCATGGCAGTACCTTGAAATACAGAATCAAGTCCACCAAGTGATCTCATATATTCTGTTTTTATCATAGAGGTAGGAAGAAATACATAACTGTCATCTATGTTATGTGAAGATATGCCAGCATGAATATTTATATGGCATTCGTTGTAACTGTAAATACGAGCAGATTCATGTGCTACCATTCCTAAAATAAATTTAGGTTCTTGTTTTATAGTGTTTTCAAATATTGTTATGCATTGTGATAGTAAAGTTGGTCTAAATAATCCATCATCAGTAACATCTATTAAAATTTCTCCTTCTACCATCTCGAGTCCAATATTAAAACACCTTGTAGGAGATCCAAAGTCCCTAACTAATTTTATGTTTTTATATTGCTCTAATTCTTGTGGTAACAAATAAGGAGATACTATAATAAGTTCAAATGAATTGTTTCCTATTGCATTTATTAATGATGTAAATACATTTACCCAATTTTGGGGCCTAATACCAGGCATTACAAATGAAACTTTAGGTTTATCATACATTATTTAAAATCTTTGACCAGAACGGCACTGGTGAGTAGTCTTCTAAATACCTAAGAAGACCTGCGGCAGCTATCTTATTTCGTTCTTCCTCGTGCATTGTGTAATATTCAATTTTTTCTAAAAGATCTTTGGGAGTAGTATATTCTACATACTCTTTATCTACATGTAGCCTTTCTCTTGTAAAAGGATTCTCTCCTTCTAAAAGTAGACAGCCACAAGCCAAAGATTCAAAGACTCTATTTTTTAGTTGCAATTTCCCTGATGGAGAACTTGGCATACCAATAGATATAGCAGATCTTCGTAATAATTTAGCGTACTCTTCTATTGGCATTTTAGATATTCTTTTGCCAGGAGAATACGTAACTGGAATCTTAGAAAGAGACAAGGCCTGAAGATAAGGTATTCTTTGAGAATAAGTAGACCCCATAAAAGAAACTGGGATATCTTTTGCTTCAGGGTAGAATAAACTAGGACATTGCGGTGCCGGTAAAGAAAGTAGTCCACCCCTTGCTAAGTTAGTTAATTTTTCATCTGGAAAATCAAAGCACGTATGAAGATCTGCATACGGATTTGTGTCATTCACAACCTTATAAATCCAAGGCCATACAGTATCCTGCCATAAGAATATTTTCTTTCCACCTATCTTTGCTAAAGATCTTGTAGTAGGATTTGAGGGACAGTCTCCAATATAAGTAAAAGCGTAATAGTCTGGATGACTTGTTCTTTCTAATAAAACGTCATCAATATGTTTACCATTTATGAAAGATTCATCTGGGTAAAGGCATTCAACAGAATCAAATAGTTTGCATGCTATTGCTGATTTATAGTATGTTTGATATGTATCAGATAGCAACATAGCAGGGTTGCCATCACACCAACGTTCTGAAACTAATATTAGACTGGACATAATTCTACTGAGTATTCATCTTCATTGCACAAATATCCACCAGTTTTATTTTGATACCATACTACATTTCTAAGCCATTCTTCTTCTGAATAGTTTGTTAATTTATTATATAGCTTATTATCTATTATAATTGATCCCAATTTTATAGGAGATTTAAGTAAAAAAATATTTAGTTTTATACTATTATAAATAGTATTTTTATCAATATGGGACCATGATTCAGTGAACAATTTTGTTGTCTCTTCAACAAAATTTTCAAGTCCTTCTTTGTTAGTAACAAGTTCTGTAAATAATTTTATAAATACATATTCGTCTATTGGCCACCAGATTCCAAGTTTTGTTCTGGATGCAACCATTCCTGGTTTACCATTTTGAATATTGACAGCACTATGTTTAAATCTATCTATGATAGATTTTAGTGTTTTGTAATTGGAAGATACACCTTCTAAAACACTAAAAATATCAGCATAAGGAATACCATATTTATTATTTAATAAGTCAATTGGTTTTTGTAGCACCTTATCAAAGTAATAAAAACTTACAACCCAACAAAATACCCTGGTTGCTACCCAACTATCTGATTGCATAGTTGATGTAGATGTTACTAAGTTTTCATATTCAGGAATATATGTTCCTTTCTTTTTTATTGATGTATGAGCAGTAATTTGCTCTACCATAGTAGATACTATATTATATTTTTCCCTATAGCTTTGTTCTGATAATTCCGTATTTGGTAGTACTGATAAATTATTAAATTGTATTCTATTGCATTGTCCTGATTCTATAATAGAACATACACTATCTTTAAATGATCCATATGTTTCATTAGGAAGTCCTATAATAAAATCTGAGTATGTAAGAATACCATCAGAAGAAAATCTATGTTGTAATTCTCTATAAGATTCAGAAGATATATTATCACGTTTTATAGCCTGAAGTACACTAGGTGTGGTAGTTTGTAATGCTATATTTACTCCTTTATTTAGGCCAGCAGCAGACAATAAACTTTGTACTGCATAAACTTTCTCTGTAGAATTTTTGGCACTATCAAAAGATGTCGCCTTAGGAAAGCCAGTTCTTTCTTTTGTCTTAACAAGATATTGAGCTATTTCTAAATCTCGCTTAAGCATTCCAAAGTTACCATCACAACAAAATATAAATTCAATTTTATTTTCTGCTATCCAATCTATTTCTGCTTTTACTCTGTCTAATTCAAACTTGTTTACTTTACTTGCAGTAGCAGATCCCCAGTTACAGTAAGTGCACTTAAAAGGACAACCGCGATTAGTTTCTAATAGAAAGAGCCATTGATGGTCTGCCTCTTCCATAATTTTATCAAATACGCCAGTAAGATAAGGAGATGGAATAGTTTCTAAATCTGAAATGCGGGTAGAAGAATATGGCATTTCATCCTCTGAATCATTGATATAGGTATCTAAAATAGTAGTAAATACCTTTTCTCCTTCGCCAATGCATATAGCATCAACACATTTTATTTCTTTTGTTTCTTTAGTTATTTGCGGACCCCCGAAGATAGTAAAAATCTTAGGATTTAGTTTTTTTAGTTCGGTAGCAGTAGCAATAGAAATATTTATATTCCATACATAACAACTAAATCCTACAATATCACATCGTGATAATTTTTTTACTATATCTTTTAGATCTTCATTTTTATATATATAGGGAATAAACTCAAATTTACTTGAGTCTTTAGAATGATGAATAAAATATGCCTCTAGTAACCCTATACTATATGGAAGATAGTTTGCACCGGCAAATTCATTATTAATCTGGACAAGGCCTACTGTATACATTTATTTTTCGTTGTAGTAATCTCCATATTCTACTAGAATAGAAGAATTTCCATGAGTCGCAGCATAATATGCATTTCTATATGTACTAAATATCTCTTCTGGCTCTTTTAGTTCATATATTTTTATATTATCACACATAGACCTAAATGCTTCTGAGTAATTACCTACGTGTTGGTGTTGTGGATGTATAGGTCTCTCTGAGCCTATACTTACTTTTATAATAACTCCTGGCATAAATGGCCTATCAGCCATTACTGGTATTTTATCTAAATGATTTACTATTTGATTTGTTGCTAGCAAAAGAAAGTTCCAGCGTGGATACACACTAATAGGTATCATTCCATCAAGAGCAAGTCCAATAGATAGCCCCATCTGGAACTCTTCGCATACGGGCATTTCTAATAATTTTTCTTTTGGAATATCAGCAAAAGTATTTGACATAGCAGTCCCTGGATATGCTACTGCCTGACCTAAGAAGATAACTTCTTTCTTTTCTGCAAGCCAATCCATGGTTCGCTTCATTTCATCAACATATTTCATTAGAATTGTACCCTCTTACCTGCGCCAGCATGGGGATATTTATTTTTATAATCATAATATATTATATGTTTTAAGTCTTTATATGGGAGTTCTTTCATTCCCCAAGTATTCTTTGTGTCAGTGCAGACAGAGAGACCGTTATTTTCCACTATAAATGTTATAGGTAAATTAAAGTTTTCTACATATGTAATACACTCATGGAATTGTCCTGTCACATAAGCCATGTCACCTAGAAAACAATATACATGAGTATCTGCACTTTTGCGCTTTATTGATAAAGCTACACCTGTAGCAATAGAAAGACAGCCTGTAACAATACCAGAAGAGAAGATATTATAGTTTGGATATTGTAAAGCAATAGATCTACCATTCAATATGTCTTTCTTGAGTTCTTCTGGAGGAACTCCTTTAAGAAGACATTGGTAGTGACTACGCCAGGTACAAAAAACCCAATCTTGTTCACGTACTTTTTGAAAAATCTCAATCATCTTCTCTTCATTATTAGAGTAAAGATGGATTGGTGCTCTTATGTGAGCGGCATCAAATTCGGCGGCAATATCCGTCTCAAAATCTATTAGATCTTGTGCTGTTAGGTTTGTAATCATTATCTATTAGCGTAAGTTCTTTTTAAAGAATAAGACAGCATATCTTTTAACTCATCTGCTGCTCTAGGACCAAATTTCTTTGTCATCATATTAATATATCTTTCATCTGAATGATATGTGTTAAAAGCAAAGTCTCTGAATTTGAGTATCTCTCCTGCAGATAAGAATTCAGTAGGAAGGTTAAACGTTTCTGCTGAATATTGAGAATATCCTACCCAACTTACTCCATTATTTTCTGGCAATAATTCTGGAGCACTAACAGAAATTTCTCTATGTAATCTTGATCCAGGGTATGCCATAGCAGAACAAAAACTTGCATACTCAGTATTTAGTTCTTGAGCTAAAGCCAATGTTTCTTTCATAGTATCTATATTTTCCCCAGGAAGACCAATAATATAATTACCTATTATACTTATATCATAGTATCTAATTTTATTTACTATATCCACTATATCAACATCTTTGTATTGTCCTTTAGCACTTTCAAGACGTATATTCCTATTAGCAGACTCTATCCCAAGAGCAATCCAATTTACTCCCGCTCTCTTTAGAAGAGAAAGATATTCATCTTTTATAGTATCTATCCTTGCATAACACCATATATTAAATTTATGGCCTCTTTCTACAATAAGTTCACAGATACGAGCAAAGTGATTTGGGTTTAAAACAAACATTTCATCAGCTATTTTAAGATTAGTAATCCCCATTTCTGCTATTTTATCGAGTTCTGTTATTACAAATTCTGGACTCCAGTATCTAATTCTTGGAGTACCAAATGGTGCATTTATCATACAGAACGAGCAGCTATATGGACAGCCTAAACTAGTATAAATGCTTGCAAATGGTTGGCGTTTATTATTATTTGTCCAACTTAACCAATTATTCGCCTTATATCTTGTAGATGGAAGCAGGTCCCAAGCTAATCCTGGTAGTTCCTCATCAAGATTTTTTATTAATTCTGCTGGTTTAGTAGATACAATATCTTTTGATTTAGAATAGTAATATAGTCCTGGAACTGTACTAAGTTGAGTTTCGTCAAACATATTTACTTGAAGAAGCTTATCTAGTGTAAATAGGCCCTCTCCTTTAGCTACAAAAGCAGCTTTATCATCTAATATCGTTTTTTCTGGTAGAGCAGAAGGATGAGCTCCTACATATATAATTGGTATATTACTTCCAGATAAAGCTGCAGAAATATCCATTAGCCCTACCATATTAGGAGTAGATGCTTGAGGATTTTGTCCATATGCGACAAGAGCAACAAGTCTAGGGTTAATGTTTACTATTTTTTTTGCTGCAGTTGTTGCTGAAATATTTTCTGCTTCTGTATCTAAAACACCAGCTCGATGTCCTTTCTTTCTAAGGCCGTTTGCTAATAAAGATATCCATATTGGTGGCTCTATTGCAGAAAGCCTAGTACTCAGAGTTTGGTATATCTTTTTTGAACCATTTGGATGAACAAGAAGTAAATCTATATTATTATTCATATTTAGTATCTTTTAAATTATTAAGTTTATTTGCAGCTTCTATAATGCTAGATACGCATTGTCTATAAATTGTTGACGGATGATTTGTTTTAATATTTACTCTACGTTCAATATATGTTGTATCTATTTGAGACTTACCTAGTATAAAGTGCATATGCTCATTTATAAATGGTAGTCTTTTTCTTCTATTAATAAGTTTTGCTATATCATTAATATAGTTGTCACTATAGTCAAATTCAAAACATGGTAATGATATATAGCCTACTGTTTCTATCCATCTTTTGTGTATAATAGGATGACTTGCAAACCCTTCTTCATTTCCACCAGCAGTTCCTACTAAATCATCGCCTGATACTAACCATAATTTATCTATCGAACTATCAAAAAAATCTATTATAATCTTATCCCAGCTGAGTGTTCTTTGTATTAGATCATCTCCGCATAAATATATTATATCTTCTTTAACATCTTGGTATAGTATATCAAGCATTGCTGAGAAGACTATTCTAGGTCGTACAATATAGTGAATTTGATCTGGAAAGCTTTCTTGAAGAGGTAATACAGCTGTTAATGATAATAAGTCATCATCATCTATGTAAAGATATAATTTTAAATTAGATATATCATCAGCAGTATTAACTACTGATTGCCAAAATCTAATTAGCTCATTAGGCCTATTTCTTATAGGCATCAGCATAGCTATCTTAGCCATGACTATATATTTGTATAAGAAGTAAGAGTTCTGCTAATAATTTCATAGCATTTTAATAGTTCGGCTATTCCAGAATCCAAAGTATAAATTGGCTTCCATCCAAGTGATTCAATTTTTTTATTAGATACTATATAGTCTCTTTTATCGGGATCAGTTGCAATATTATCTTTCTGTATAGAGAACTCTGGAATAAATTTTTTAATTCTTTCTGCAAGTTGCAATTTAGTTATGTTAGTATCAGATAATCCTATATTATAAGTTTGACCCGACATTTTATCATAGTTTTTTATTGCAAACTTAAATGCCCTAGCTACATCTTTTACATGGATATAATTTCTATTAAATTCCCATTCAAATAGTACAATATACTTGTCTCGCATAGCTTTTAATGTAAAGTCATTTACCAATAAGTCTATACGCATTCTAGGAGATGAACCAAATACTGTTGCAAGTCTAAAAGATACACCTCCAGTAGATAATATATGGTCTTCTGCCATACATTTTGTTTTTCCATAATGGCTAATTGGATTAAGGGGTGTTTCTTCTGTACAAAATACACCCTTTTCTCCTACGCCATACCCGCTATTTGTATTAGGATATATAATTTTTGTTTCAGCCCGTTTATGTTCAAGGATAGCCTTAATATGATTATAATTAACATCAAGAGCTAATTGCTTATCCCGCTCACAAGCTGGAAACCCGACTATAGCTGCTAAAGGTATGATTATATCAGCCTTGTTTACATAACTGAGCAATTTCTTGATATCACGAACATCTCCATATACAAATGTAAAATCTTCGTTATAACAAAGGTCCATAAATGGAGTTTGCTTATACATAAGATTGTCATATACAATAACTTTATGTCCAGCATTAATTAGCTCATATGTGAGCGTAGAACCTAAATATCCAGCTCCACCAGTAATCAAAACCTTAAAACTCGACATAAGTTACTCCTCTTTTTTGTATTACCTTTGTTGCGCATTCGTTTGCATATTTTATCGCAGCAATTATATCTAAATTTAATAGGTATTTTATAGTTAATGCCGCTAGGAATGTATCGCCTGCTCCTACACAGTCTTTCATTGGTACAGATGGAACGTGAAACTCTTCATTTTGATATATACATCCTTTATCCCCTCTAGTTACAATTACATTATGAGCCAGTATTGGATTTAAATCAAACACATGTTTAGTATTATTATATTCACTTGTATTGAGTTTTATGAAGGTAATGTCATTACACCATCTGCCCAAGATTTTTTTTGTGTCCAAGAATGTAATTGGATAATAAACAGCTATTTTTGATATATCAGATTCTGTTAAAAATCCTTTGCAGTAATCTGATATTATAACAGCCTTAGCATTTGGATAGCTATCAAATAGCTTATTAATATCACAGTGTTCTACTTTATCATCACCCTCATCTACTCTTAGCAACATACTATTAGTACGTTCTTCTACATACCTGGTCTTTGATATCTCTTTCCAATTATCATTAGTAATAATACCAGGTTTAGTATTTATATTGTTTATTTTTAGCAATGACTCTAGATTTAATAAAGTATTCATAGCCATACCTGGATTGCTTTTCTGGCTAACTTTATTAAATACTAATGCTGGAGCTTCTGGGGCAATTCTATTACATGGTCCATAGATAAAATTATCTATACAACTTTCTCCAATGACAACTATTTCCATTTTATTACCAACTTATTTCCCAATCTTTGAATTCACTAGCTAAACAATCAACTTTGTAGTCTTTACGCCCACCAATTGATTCTTGTATAATATTTTTCGCAGTATTTCTTATGCCATTAAGGCCATGTGTTAGTTTTAGGTTTCCATCGGAAAGCCCTTTTCTAACATTAGACTCATTATGCCATATATGTAAATTCATTTGCGACAAAACTATTATCGCACGAATCATTTCTGATTGTATACCTAGTAGTTCTAAATCATGTAGTATATCTTTTATTTCCTGTGCATATTCTTCTTTATGCTCAGGAATAAAGACTTCTTTTAATTGTAAGATAGATAACCTATCTATCAATTCTGAAACAGTTGGTAAATATTTTCTTTTGTTTTCATCCATAATATTTATAATATACTCGTACAATGTTTTACTAATAATTCTGCATTATTACTTGGTAAATGTCTTTTTATAAAAGATTCTTTTATATATGATAGTGTTTTTTCGTCTTTAAAAGTAGTTGCCTCGGTGATTTTCTGTACCCACTCATCAATGTTATTGATATCGTCAACAACAAAGCCATATTGGGCAATATTATCATGTTTAACTGCACATCTATTAGATACAACTACTGGCAACCCAGCAACCTGTGCTTCAACAATAGTCATCCCATATGTTTCTGTTCTAAATGGAGATACTAATAATGATACATTATTATACATGCTGCCGTAATGCTGTTGACCAATTATATTGATATTATTATTAACAATAACTGGTTCAAAGTCTTTATATCCAACAATATTAAATTGTAATGACGGCATTTTAGATGCTATATTGTTAAGAATATCAAATCCTTTTACAAATGATACTCTAGACATTAGTATAGGACCATCTATGGCTCTACAATTATTAAAGTTCGAAAAATCTATACTTGGATATACTACTTCAGTCTTATAATTAAATTGGTCTTCTAATACAGATTTGAAATAATTAGAATTAGCAATAACTAAATCAGGTTTAAAGTTCTTATTTTGTAATTCACAATTAGAGCATTCTTTTGAACAAAAAGCAGTTATGCTTGGATATCCACCCTTTGAACAGATATGTTCATATGAATGAGCCATATAAACTAGCGGCTTATTTAATAAGCATGCAACCTGTTCTCCATATGGAGTCCAGTTTAGTTGTGTAATAATAATATCAGAATCAACAAACTTTCTTAAACAAGAAAAGTCATTTAAATTAGTATTAGTAATTGTATAGCAAATATGTCCACTATTTCTTAGTGCATTAATTAAGTTAATAGATGTTATTTCTGCACCACCAACTGGAATAGTTAGGTTATATGCTATATAAAGTATTTTCATTTACTCTCTTATAAAAAGAAGGTGGCTCCCCGGCTGTGAATCGAATACAGGACATTCGGTTTAACAGGGAGCGTTAATCTCAGGACGGAAATATTATTAAGACTAACAATATTTGGTTAGCAATTTTAATAATTCTTCTGCTTGTTCACGAGTTTGGCAACTCCAAAAGTCTATCCCACCAGGACTACCTATCGTCTCTCCAGGCAGAACATAATCACAACTTGGCTTATCATAATCTCCATACTCAGCTACAGTATAATCATACTGCACCCAATATGGGAAATCTGAACCTGATAGAGCATCTATTATTTTATATTTAGGAGTATCATTCATGTTAAAAAAATGTAAGCGGCATGGATTAACTGACCATGCACCAATTAAGGGTAGGAAAAATGGTTATAGGTGCAGAAAATGCACTGTAGAAGCAGTACAAAAACGCAGGGAAGCTGTAAAACAAATGTCAATTGATTATAAAGGTGGTTGTTGTAACAAGTGTGGTTATAGTAAATGTAATAAAGCTCTTGAGTTTCATCGTTTAGACCCTACTAAAAAAGACTTTTCCATATCGTACAATGGTAATACATATGCATGGACAACAGTAAAGAAAGAGCTTGATAAATGTGTTTTGCTCTGTGCTAATTGTCATAGAGAAAAGCACGCTGGCCTTTTCTAGACGCTCTCAACCACTGAGCTACCGGGGATTACGTTTTATATTATATGTACGTCAATTGATTCTATATACCAATCTCTTTCTATAAAAGAGTGGTCTAATTCTGGTTCAGCTTCATTGGCAGCAGTCATCAATTGTTTTTCTGTTGGTTCATCAGAAAAATAAAAGTCTACATTGTATTCGTACCAATGTGCTTTGTATATAACATATGTTTTATCGTCATTCATAGTCTTCCAGCTCCATGGGGCATACTTTCAAGTACTCCATTGCTAGTAATTTCTGCCCAAATTGCGCGCTCCCTTATTTGGTGTAAATTATTAGCACCACAATAAGTCATACCACTACGGATACCACCCATTAGGTCTTTTATTACATCTTCTACTGGACCTTTAGCTTGTACTGTAATCTCTATACCTTCAGCAGTTTTCCAGTCATTCATAGAACCCATGTAATCTTCTTGGGCTTCTTTAGAAGCCATGCCGCGAAACAGCTTAAATAGGCTCCCGCTATCATCTCTAATAACATTGCCAGGAGTTTCATCTGTACCTGCTAACATGCCACCAAGCATCACCAGATCAGCTCCAGCAGCGAAAGCTTTAACTGCATCACCAGGATACCTAATCCCGCCATCTGCTATTAGGAGACAAGTAGTTCGCCTACATTCCTGAATAGCAGTGAATTGAGGCAGACCAAACCCCGTCTTCATTCTAGTTGAACATACGGATCCAGGGCCGATGCCGACCTTAATAGCGTCAGCCCCAGATCCAGCTAAATATTCTGCGCCAGCTTGTGTGCATACATTGCCAGCTATTATAAAACAACTATCATCTAATGATTTTATTTTGCCTATTAGTTCACCTACTGCTTTAGAATGTCCGTGAGCTACATCTACACAAAAGAATTTGGCGCCTACTTCATGTAATGCGGCAAATCTATTTAGTTCTTCATTAGTACCTATAGATATAACTGCTTCGGCAGATTCCGCACGTACTCTTTGGTACATGCTTATATTATCTTCTATTGAGCAGAACCTATGAAGAAAGCCAAGGCCGCCCAGCTTTCTTATTTTGATAGCCATCTTACTACCAGTAATGGTATCCATATTGGATGACAGTACTGGTATATCTAAGATTAGACTACCAAAAGATACAGAGGTATCCGGCAACTTTCTGCTAGGTATATTATTATATCTTGGTAGTAAAGTTATATCATCAAATGATAGTGCTTTCATTGATTTTAATTAGCCAGGAATATAGGTGTATTCTATATGGAATTCCATACCAAATTTAAGGCCTACCAAATTATAAGTACCCGGCCAATCAGCATAATTGTCTAATAGGAACATATCTATCCAAGTGGACGGATACATACATAAGTTTATATTATTATCCCCCTCCCAATAAGAGGCGGGTGGATCATATGATCCAAGCAGACTAAAATAGAAAGGCCCCCATTCTAATGGAACTCCATTACACCACAGATTATCAGTATCAGTATGTCTATGTGCTATATGAGAAGAGTTAGGTGGTACTACATACCAATAATGATCACCATGTGGAAATATAATTGATCCAAATGACAACATAGACCATATGTTATCTCTGGAATAAATCCATGGCACAGTAGATATGCCGCTTACAATATCTTGTGCTGGGAAATACTGGTTTGTTGGATTAGTAATTAAAACTCTTGAATCCAACATAAATCTATCTACCTTTATTTGTACGTCTATTAGCGTACCAAGGTTTGTATCAAATGGTTCTACCTGAAATGGAAATATTTCCCCATTAAAAATGTCAAGATTAGCAAACTGGTAATCTTGTGATATTGTTTGCGGGCTTGTTGGGCTTAATGTCATTATTAATGACGCAATTAAGTTAATTAGCATTTTTGTTATCCTTTTACATAAAAAAAGTAGAGATCAAAATAATTGGATCTCTACTTCCCAAGTACTATTTAGTAATGTATATGGTAGCGGGGGTTGGATTCGAACCAACACTTTGCATTAGATGTCTTCGGGACATGAACCCGACATGTTACCTGTTACACTACCCCGCGTTATTACTCATCAGACTTCTTCCTCAGAATCTTCTTCTTCGTCAAAGTCAAATGGTTGTTCTACTGCATCTTCTATTACATCTTTAATATCTATTATAGATATATGGTCTGTAGTTTTTTCTTCATCCTCTTTAGGGGTTACTTTTTCTACTAGATCCTCTGATGTAATTGGTTGAGAATCTGATTTTTTTGGTTGTCTACCGTAGTGCTTCATGATTATAAAATGTCATCAATTACTTCTAGGATCATTTTTGACCAGGTTTCATATGTATTTAAGTTCTTTGGAGTTTTAGCCAAAAACTTGGGCGATATAAGACCTTCACTATCTTTTACAGATACACTATCGTCAATTCCTAGAATAAATATTATTCCTAAATGAACTGCCCCCACAGGTGGGGTACTATATGTAATACATTTATCTTTTCCGTCTAATGGGGTATAAATTAGGCCAACTTCCACCAAATTTTTTGCAATATCTGTCTTATCTATGCCTAATTCCTCTTCAACCTCTCTAGCTGCACCAAATAAAATAGTATTCCAGGTTATAGTTTTAATATTTCTATTCACAGCTAAGTTGTCAGCATAATTAATATGGCCACCTATACCTATGGATCTTTTGCCCTCTAATCTGCCTTCCCCGCCGCCCTTTCTTCTGTAAGAAAGTATTTTATTATCTTTAGTAACGCATATTACATATGGTATTAATTGTACAATTGACGAGTCTCTTTCTGCCATCCACCTGGGCACAAATGAGCAATTAGACAGTACACTTTTTTCCCATTCTTTATCATGTGGAGATAAATGCACATAGTCAGTTTCAAAATTATATAGTTCTACTCTACTTATTGGATGAATACTCGCCAAGTTTTTTGTAACTAAAACTTGTTCCTCGCTTTTATCTGGTTTTTCTGTCATAGCATAATATTTTTTGATACTGCGGTTGAATTATTAATTTCATCTATATTAAATAATATATCAGTTTTAACTTTACCAGCAGCTGGATTATTAGAATAACATAGCTCACTATATGCGCAAAATGCGCATTCTTTATCTCCAAGTTCTAAATCAAGCTCTCCTTGTTTAGCTCCTTTCTTCAACCATTTTTCAACTACAGCAATATCTTTTTTGAATTTTATATTGTCGGTTTTGTATAGTGCCATAATATACTCTTCACTATACTGAATTTCGTAATCTCTATCTGGAAGCTTGTCTTTTTTAATTTCTTTTAAAATCTTTTCGTTTCTTTTTCTTATTGCTTCCATAGTAATATCTGGATACTCAGTTTTATTACCCCTCTGGTCATATACTACCACGTATCCATTTTCAAACTTCATCCAAAACTGCCACATTAGTTTAAACATGCTACCATGTTTATATGCTTTAAGGTCCCAGTTTTCATCTCTTGAAACATATAATATTACCCAATAGTCTACACTCCTATATCCTTTCCTAGAAGTATTTTGGTATGCATCAAGATATATTGCGCATTGCATTAAAGCTTCTGCGGATGGGTTTTCAATACATTGTTTCCCCGCAAATTCTCCAACAGTTTTTATATCTACTCCAAATAGTTCTTTAGTTTCAATATCCATAAGAAACAAATCAGATGTTCCTATGGTATAGTTTGTTTTATCATAGAAGGTTTGTTCTGCTGACAGTACTACTAAATTAGTAGATATAGTATTCTTTCTAAGGTAGTCTTGTATACCTCTATGTAACCAATTTCCCATTTCTGCCGACAAAACATACTCGGGGTTTTTATCATTCGATGGTTCAAACCCTTTCCATTGGTAATAAAACTTCCTATGGCATCCTCCTATCTTTCTACCACTTGGTAACTCTATTGAGGCAGAGCTAGGATGTAGGCCATCATTGGGTATATTTACATATATTTTCCTATCATTAAATGAACTATATAGTCTTTTACATATATCAATCATATTACTACCATTTCTCGTAAGTATTACTATTTGCTCTGCTTAGTGGAGTAGTTAATTGGTAACCGCCAGCTAACTGTATTGGATCTATTATAGAAGATTCTTTCATACTATTAATAGTAACAGTGTCAAAACATTGCATTCTAAAGTTTGACATGTCATAAACAAGCCACACTGGACCAGAGCCTCCTTCTTTAGATTTTCTTATATTTAATTTAATTATCGGCATAGGAGCTCCAGTATTAGGATTCTTTAATACTTCTGAAGTAGAACCTTCAAGATCATAGTAGGCATTATATGTAGTTGCAATAACATCAAAGTCATATTCTATTTTCCTTGCTTCAGTAATGTGGGCCAAGTGTGGTTCTTGTCCTATCCCCTGAGTTTTATTTAATTCAATTGTGGCTAGCAAACTAATCTTATCAGCTGCCGCCATCCGCTTACATTCTTGTGAATGTGCTTTGGTAATAGAGAAATCAGTTTTACTTGATTCCTTATTAGATGCACCTATTTTATGAAATGAATCAACAACAGCAAGAACTGGCTTACTTAGTTCATCCTGCATCATGTGTATCCACTTTGATAATGTGTTTAATGTGGATCCAGCTGAGTGGTCTTTGACTATAAGTTTGCCTTCTATTGTCCATTGTTGTAATTTATTGACTGCATCTGCTATTAATATTTCTTCTTCAGGACTAGGCATTACTCTCTTTGTAACTGCCGTCCACTTTACTCCCGATATAATAGCAATAAGCCTTTCAATAAATCTTTTGCGTGAATCATCTAGTGACCATACTAATTGTGCTATATCATCGTTATTCTCTGCCATATTTACAATTAAATTTTGTATAATGGCTGTTTTACAATTTTGCGGTGCACCTGCTATTCCCATTAGGGCGCCGCCCATGGCTATATATTGACCATGTTCATCAATACCCATTGGTTTTGGCACACCAGATATTTTTCTATCTATTACATCATATCCGGTTTTCCATCCCTGTATGCCTACATCTCTAGATTTAAGTACCGATGCTAATTCTAATAGGGCATTCTCTGATTCCTTTCTACCAAGAATATATTTATCATTCTTGGCTTCATCAATCATATCTAATTTTGGTCTAAAATCTTCTACTACTTCTAGTATTTCATCAGCATTATTAGTGCGGCTTAATGCTCTAAGTAGCTGGTCTTTTATTAGCCTCGCTTCATTGTTAACCAGCCTTTCTATTTCAGATCTTATATCTCCCTCATCAAATCCAGTAATTTTAGCTAATCTTTTTACTTGGTTACCTTGTTCTAATTTACTAGAAGTATTGATGATAAGTTTTATCATCCTATGTGCAAACTCAGCCTTATCTATCCCACTGCTTTCAGCTAGTTTGCTTTCTTTATCAAGAAAGAAGTCAAATGCAGTTATAGGAACCAAAGATAAAAACTTAGGAAGACCATTTTTCCTAATATAATCATCAGCATCACATTCATCATCTAATAATGTTAGTGTTACTTTCAGTCCCTCTTTACCCTGCAGCTCCTCCATATGTTGATAGGCGGCCCTTAGTCCGTTTTCATCAGGGTCAGCTACTATATTTATATGGTTGAACCCAGTATTAAGTATAAGTTCTACTTGTCCAGCAGTAAATGCAGTACCGCATGTGGCAACACAAGCAGTATGGCCCTCTCCCATGGAGGTTATTACTGATCCATAGCCCTCAAATATATCTAGTCTCCTAGCTGTATTTCTTTTAGCAAATTGCAAATTATATAAGTAATCCGACTTAGTAAATATAGGAGAGTTCCTAGAATTTCTATACTTTGGTACCTTAGATGTCTTTCTAAAATTAATGAATCTTCCGGCAAAACCTACTGGGTTTGCTTTATAATCAAATAAGGTTATTGTAATTCTATCAGGTCCAAATAGTTCTGGTATTATTTCAAACTCTTGTATTAATCTTGGCTTGGATATTCCAGTGGATCTTTGTACATTTTCTAAAAATGTATCATAATTAAGTATAGTACTTACGCCTAATGTTTTGCATGTTGCCTCGTTCCAGCCTCTTTTAAGCGCATGCTCAAGTGTCCATCCTACTGGATTACCATCAACATCTGTTATTGCTAGCAATGAATGTACTGCTCTAAAAATCCGCGCAAACTCTATTTTTGTTAACTGTTCTTCAGTAAACTTAACTTTTTGATACTCAATATCAAAGTATTCAGCTAATTTATAGATATTATCTTCTATAAATCCAATGCCTTCTATTGGCCAACCCTTTAAAATATGTGCCGCGCTAAATATATCTCCTGTGGTTTGACAGTTGTGGACAGCCCCTAATTTAGTTGTAAAGGTACTTCCATTTCCAACGGTAATATCTACAACATTACGTGGGGGCATACTAGAAATTTTATTTATACATGAGAAATAATATTCTACGCCATGTACTTCTTCAAAAAAGCCGCATAGTCCCTCTAGTTTTTTGAGTTTTAAGTTCCATCGTTCTCTATGAGATACATTATCTTTATCTATATATCCAGAACGGTAAGATATAGAAGGAAGAAGCCTAGCTTGTACTGCAATAGCATATAAGCCATATGCTAATTCCTTTGATACAGTTGTTGCGGAATATCTCTTATGCCCATCCCCATCCATATATCCAAAGATAAGAGATCTTTGTATGTCTTCTGGCCATGACAATGCTTCAACAGGAATCTTCTTGTTTTCTGCACCAGCACCAAACCAATACTTTAATTGTTTACACAGATCTACTTTGCTACATACAACACTACATACATTTTTTTCTGGTATTAAATTTATAGTGGACTTAAGGTTAAATTCTTCTAAGAGTATTTGTTTTACTTCTTTAGCTAGCGTATGCTCTTCATTTATATGGAATGTAAAATTTACACTCCTTGCAGGTGCACTACCTTCAGCTATATATAGTCCATATAGCCTAGCAAGTTTTTTATTTACTGGAAGCTCTTTTATTTTAGAGGTTCTTGGCCCTTTAGTATAAGGTTTTATAATATTTGTATTGCGAAGTGGTGCATAGTCTCGTAGTTTTATAACTGGGAACATGAAGAAGTCCCCTTCTTCTAGTTCTATAGCTGGACACTCTGTTATTTTTGCTGAATTGGTATACTTATATGACTTCTTTAGCCCCTTAAGTCTTCCGTAGAACTTAATTCCATTTGGCCTGTTGCCTTGTGGCTGAATAAAAGGAAATGCCTTGCATGCATCAGACCGTTTAACCACTACACAAGTATGATCCTCAGTTAATATCAAAGGATCATGCCTAAATGATAATAGTCCTATTCCTAATATATCCTTCCTATTATAAGTAATTATTTTATTAGTAGTCTTTTCCCAGTTACCAGCACCATTTAATACATAATCATATTTATCATGAGTATGTGCAATGTTTTTTATTGGTTCTAAACCATGGTCTGTCCAAATTAACTCATTTTCATCTAAACAACCGTAGCAAAAATATTGTTCTTCAGATAAATCTGGAAGTAATCTGCAGCTTGGAGTTTTGTCATCATGGTTAGGATCTATACAAGAAAAAAATCCATTATTATCTATTGATATTCCTTCTTTTTCTAAGAAAGAGCGCAGTTTAGGTTTCAACCTAAGTTTAATTTCATCTAGTTCTCTTATGTTAAAATTCATTTACAACCTACACAACTTGCAAACTTATTAAGATTATCATTGTTTTTAAAATAGTCATTAAAAATAACCACAGCTAATGCACTAGTACACAATGATATTATTTTAATACTTTTTAATTTTAATATATGTTCATTACTAATATCTACAATATCGTTATCTTTTTCTCTAATTTTTGCCACATCAAATATAGAAAAATTTTTAACCCCTAGTTTTTTGGTAGCGACATCAATTGCACACGATATTATAGTGTACACATTATCATACACAGTATATTCTTCAACCTTTTCTTTGAGTGTATCAGAATAATTATCAGTAAATATGCCCATTATTAATAAATATATTTCTGTAGGGATAAGTAGTTCAATCATAGTATCTGCATTAGTTGGTACGGGTAAAGCTTGTAAATTATATGCTCGCTCTGTGCTATTACTTGAGTCAACATATATCGGAATGTAATTTTCTATATTCATATGAATAAGCCTTTGTATAGTATTAATGACATAGCTGCTTTTTATTTATGTCCATTAAAACTTTCTCTATTAAAAGAAGAAAATAATGAATTTCTATATTACTTAGGAGATGAAAATATTCTCTTAGGATCAGTACTAAAAAAATCTTTTACATATTATGCGTCATCAAGAGCTACAAAGCGCAATGTAAACTATAAAACAGTTTTTTCTAAATTCAGTACACTGTGGACTGAACATAGACACAAGTATAGTCAATATCAAGGCACTGCATTACCAGACATAATAGCGCTATCTAATGTTTATGATAAAATATCTCTATTTAAAGACTACATATCTTCGTATAGTGATATAGCAGTAGTTAATATGCCTTATGTAAAAAGCTTTGATAGTTTTAATGTATCTGATAACATAGATCTTATTCTGGTTAATAAATTAAATTCTTATACCTCAGTAGAAATATTATTAGTTGATAATGATTTAGCAATTCCATCTAGAACATTTTTTATAAACAGAATTAAGGCAGCTATGCAGATGTCTTATGTAAGAAGAGAATTAGCTGCACAGACTAATGATATATCTATAAGTACACTTAACTTATTCCATGCTAAGAAAACTCCTATAAGTTTTACCATGAAGCATGTCCGCAAATATAAGAGAGCATTAAATCAAATTTGTAATTCTATTTCTAATGGAATAGACTATCCAATACCAAGTAAATACAACTGTTCTAAATGTGTGTTTAATACCAAATGCCCTTGGGCCGATAAAAAGTAAACACTACTTTTTTTAAAGTTGTTTCATATTTTTAAGAAAATAATATATTATATTAATGGCAACACCAAAAGTAAATACACCAATTAAACTTCTATTAAACACAGACTCTGCAGTAATACATACGGGTTTAGCAGAGACTACTAGATTAGTATTTAGACGTTTACTAGAAAAGTATCCTGGCAAATATATTATAGAACAGCTAGGCTGGTTTCATATGCCTCAGCACAATAGTGCTGAAAAAGTTCCTTGGAAAATTCACAATACCATTATTAATAACAATGGATTCGATCAGGATGATAAGTATGGCCAAAAGAGTTTTGAGAGAGTTAGAGCGGCCTTTAAGCCAGATATAGTATATGTTAATGGTGATTTATGGTGTTTTGAACATATGCTTAACTCACCTACTAGAAATACATTTAGGCTTATTACATATTACACAATAGATGGTGAACCATATTATGGATTTAATTATAATCCAGGTGTGTCATCAGACTGGGGAACAAAATTAAGTAAAGCAGATGCATTAGTAGTGTTAAGTAAATATGGTAGACATGTTTTAAAAGGTAGTTGTCCTGAACTTAAAGATACTAATATACATGTAATATATCATCCATCAGACCTAAATAGATTTCATCCTGTACCCCTAGATGAGCTACAAGAGTATAGAAGGAGTGTGTATGCACCAGGAATACCAGTAGATACATTTATAATGGGGTGGGTTGGTAGAAATCAATTTAGGAAACAAAACTATAAGATGTGGGAAACATTACATCACATCAAGCACGGAGATTATATTGAGTGTAATAATTGCAATAGAATCACTCGTTTTGAAATAGATAGGTCTACCCGGCTACCAAGAAAAATAGGTACATTAAGATTATACGATCCTGACTATGATTATAAATCTTGTTGGTACTGCAAATCAACTGATATAGTTCAAGGAACTCCATTATCCGACGTTCTTCTTTGGATGCATATGAATAAAACAGATCCAGGATGGAGAGTTCCTGACCTTGTTAATCAATGGGACATTGCAGACAAAATAATTCACCCCTCTTATATAGATAGAGCATTTGGATTACCACCAGAAGAACTAGCTACCTTAATAGCAAGTTGGGATTGTATGTTATACTTATCAGGCGGTGAAGGCTTTGGTATACCAGTAGTAGAATCCATGGCTTCTGGTGTACCAGTAATATATACTAATTATAGTTCACATGCAGAACTAGCAGAGAATGGTGGGATACCAGTAAGGTGTGATCTCATACCAGAGCTTGCTTTCTCTATAAATAGATCAATGGCAGATACAAATGATGCAATTGCTAAAGTTTTATGGGCATATAGAAATAGAGAAGAACTAAAAGCACTTGGATATAAAGGCAGGGAATGGTGTGAGAAACAATCTATAGATATCATAGTTGATAAGTGGGACAAAATATTTACAGAGACTATGAAGTGTGAAATAGGGGTAAATAGTTCAAGTAAGCTATACGCAGACGTAATTTAAATGAAGAAATATTCAGATATTAATATAACTTGGTGTGGAGATATCACATCTTACTCAGGGTGGGCTCAGCATGCCAGAGGCGTATTAGAACCACTTATTAACGGCGGTGCAAATGTCAGACTTGAAATGGTACAGCCTGGCAGGCCTGAAACAAAGCTCCCTAAGTGGTGGGAAGAGACTTTCGGAAACCTTTCAAAGGCTTCCCCCGGCAATCTGGCAATCTGTCATGGTGGTATAGATATGTTTAGAAGTAAACCAACTAATTTGCCGCTGGTTATTTCAACTCACTGGGAGACACAAGAAATACCTAGTTCTATAGTGGGTTTATTTAATGAAAGTAATGCTATAGGACTAATAGTTCCCAATGACGAATTGCGCAAATCTGCTGAACGAAAAATCAATAAACCAGTATTCACGGTAAATTTCCCTATAAATAAACTGCAACCCTCATCTAATCAACTAGAATTATCTGGTATAAAAGATAACACAATTGTATTTGGTATAGTAGGTGAATGGAATAATAGACACAATATATCTGATGCGGTGATTTCTTACCTTCGCGCGTTTACTAGTAGAGATAACGTAGCATTAGTATTAAAAACATTTGTCCATAATCCATCATCTGTAGATGAACGGCAAAAAATGCTCAATCTTCTTCGACAGATTAAAAATGATGCAAAAAAACCTAATACACCAAATATAATAGTTATACAAGACATACTATCATATAATAGTATGGACGCATTACTATCACGAATAAACATATATATATCCACCTCAAGAGGTGCGTCCAAAGACATAAGTTGTATGAGAGTAGCAGCTGCTGGGAAACAATGTATAGTACCAGATCATACTGCATACAAAATATTAGCTTCTGCTCGCTATAATCAAATATATAATATACGCCACATATACGAGCCTGTAATACTTACACCTGGTTTGTATAATATAAATGACTCATGGGCAAAAATTGATACCGTACAATTATCAGACTTAATGAATAGAGCATATAATGATCTTCTATTAAATGCATCTATGCTAAAAGAAGATTCAGCAAAACTATCTGAAAACTTGCTGAGTACATACTCTCCAGACAATTGCACAGATCAATTGGCTTCTGCAATAAGGAAAGTAGTTAACCCAATACCAGTAATAGACTTTGCACAGTGAAGAAGACAATCAACAATACTTAGAGTTTCTAAAACTTAAGTATGGTGAAGATAAAGCAGAATACTTATTCAACATAAGTATTAAGCGTCGTCAAAGGAAAGAATTAAAAGTAAAGAAGGCAGAAAGAACATACGCAGAAATAAAAGCTAATTATATACACCCATATAATAACACAGACTTAGCTGCCATAATATTCCCAGAGTCTACAAAATTAGATAGCATACCAATTTTTAAAAGGTATGCTGCCTATTTGTTTTATACTTATGGTGTAATTGAAACTGAAAAAATTCTTAACTTAAGTAGAATTACTATATGGAGATATCTTAATAGAATTTAACTTATTAATTCAAAGTTACTATTATATATTTTATAGCCTAAATATTTTGCTAAACTATATTCTATTTTAGTTCCTTCAGATGTTTCCCAATCATCTAATAGGACTATTGCATCGCAAATAAAAAAATTCTTAATTGCAATTTTCATCATAACCCGCCTAATATCATTTTCACTACAATAATCTGGTGGTTTTTCACTTCTAGGGTTGTATGAATCAACCCCCTTATTGTCTAAGCGTTCCTGCATGCGTAGGAACGCTTCTTTGTTCCCATCTACTTTATTAGTAATTGGGCCAGCTATATATACTTTGAAATGATCTGTAATCATTTATTCAAATAATTCAGGCACCAGGTTACTAACAGACATTTCTTCTGGACTATCTTCTATTTCTTCTATAGACTCTTCTTCATCTTCTAAATCATCTATAGTAGAAGTTTCACTACTACTGTCTTCGATTGCCATATCTTCTAATTCAATAGCTATTTCATCTTCTGTCATTGAAATTAGTTGAATTGGAGATAGATCTAATGCTTTACCAATAGCAAGGAGTGTCTTTATATTTGGATTTAGTCCTTTACAAGCATTACTGATTGTGTTAGAACTAATACCAATTTTATTTGCCAGGTCTTTCTTTGATACTTTTCTATTGCTAATTACAGAAGCAATAAAAGCACCAATTTTATTGATGAAGTCTTGTACTTCATCCAAGTTTACCTTATTAATGTCGCTCATATTATTTAAAATCGCTTAGTTTGTAAATGTGTGAAGTTTTAGGTATCAAATAGGAATCACCACCCTCTGTCAAAAACCAATGCCATCTGTCTGGTTTTTCAGGTGATACATTATTCCCATATCCATCTGTGAATACAAATACCGCGTCAGGATATTTGGTTTTTTCTTTTTTAATAGTAAATTGTATACAGTTTTCAATTATATTAAAAGAAGTACCTCCGAATCCATATAATTTTCTATCAGATAAGTTTATATCATATACTCTTGTATCAAAACAAAAAGTTTTTAAATCAAATCTATCTAAAGGAAATGTTGTAGCACATTTAAAAAATTCATTTGCAATACCCTTACAAGAACCTGATGTGTCCATAAAAAACCATACTTCAACTTTCTCACCTTTGTTTTCACTATAGTCGTGTTCTACAGGCAAAAACATGTGGTCGGGTAATTCTCTTATTCTCCTATTAGTGAAGTGCCATACTTCACTAATATCTTCCATCTTAGTTTTCTTAATGCGCCAAAACTTTATTATATCTGTCCATTTATAGTTATATTTAGGCTTAACCGTATTAGCTACATATAAAGCATTGCCTGCCATAGTGCCGGCATTTTTTGAGCTGCTATCTTTTTTATTATCGCTGTTTATTTGTTCAGAGAATTTCTTTTTATCTTCGTCAGACGAAGCGTTAGATATCTTTTCTGATATAGAGTTTTCGTCAGACTCACTAATATCTTTGAGCCCATCATGATTGTCTATCGACTTACCAAATAGACTATCAAACTCTTCATCGGGATATATAGTTATACCACCTTTCCCTGTGCTATATGTTATTTTCCCATCAGCTACCATCTGCTTAATCTGCTTTATAAGTTTTGCGTAGTAATATTCCATACTTTGATCATAATTTTCTGGAATATCTTCTAAAAACTTATCTACCCACATTAGCTGCTCACCAAGCTCTCCAAGTAGCGTCCTATCAAACCCAAAAGCAAAGGTTAGTAACTCATTTACTACCAGGTCAGCTGCTATGTTAGCTACTTGTGGCTGCTTACATTCACTCATCCTTCTACCATGGGATAAATACACATGTAGACATTCATGACAAGCTATAAATGTTTTTTGATATAAATCAAGTTCATTCCAGAACTTTTTAGACCACAAAAATGATAAAAATCTACCTTCTCTATCAAATGCTACTGCAGCTGTGTCTAGGCCATCATTAACAAAAGAAGGGATGCCAATGTTTACTAACTGGTAAAATAATGGGCTAAATAGCTCTAAGGAACCAAGTAGTCTACTAAATTCAACCCTAGCTTCTTTGTAATCAAATTCTAGTTCAGCTACTTCTTCTGTAAGTGTAGCCTCTCCATTATTTTCTTCACACATTCGCCTTCTCCTGAACCATTATCTTTATTTTCTGCAACGTATGAAAGATATTTTACAAATATATTTTGGTAGTCTTTTTTAAGTAATTCTATTATGCTTTCAGAAGTATAATTTTCAATACATAAAACTATAATTGCATAGTGCAAAATATTTATATATGCAGTATTATATATTGAAGCACCTTGTTGTGAACGGCTACTATATATATCCAGCACACCCAGTAATCCAAATGCAATTTCTTTTGTTATACAAGATAAATTACAATTTAATATATTATCTAAAGCACTATTTCTCTTAAATGTACTACTAGAATTTGCTATTTCATCTTGAGCAGTTTTAATAGCCATTACAAGTGCTGCATCTGGTGTAGAATTTGTATTTATATTTTTGTTATCATTTATCATAGCATGTGTATCTATAGTTAGATCATTTGCTACACATGATTCAACTAATTCAGATGTTCTTTTGCTTACAGAGCCACTATTGTTTAACTTTGATAAGTCTTTTGGTACTTTTTTAATTAGTTGTTCTACTTTAGATAAAGCCTTTACTGCTTTATTTTTAAGAGTTGCTTGTTTAGAATATGTAACAATAGATTCTAGCGTACTTACAAATAATTCTGGCTTATCATTAAAAATAAGTTTTTCTAGCTTATTTGACTCATTTATAAGTACATTAATATATTCTTGAGATATGTATTGCAAAGTTTTAGTTGCTAATGCCATATCTGTTTTTAAGTCTGCTTTAACAGCATCAAAATTATTTGGATTGTTAAAAAACTCTTTGATCTTTGAACCATCTGAATCAGAACTTATTAAATTATCTAATGTAGATCTAGGAGATCCTTCTTTTACATACTTTATTAATTGTGCAGGGCTTACTGATCCTGGTAAAATAAAATCTTTTATATTAAGACCGTTTTGAATTGCATTAATGGCAAATTCTAATCTTCTTGGAGATACTTTTTCTTTAGATTTATCTGGCAATTGTCTCCAAAAATGACAAGCACCAGAACCTATTTTTTTGCCATATTTATTAATAAAATATTCATCATCTACATCATATGGTACTCTAATCTGTACCTCAAATCTATCTTCTTGTGCTGGATCCAGTCTCTCTACTGAATACGTTGATTCTTGGTCATCATCTTCTTCTGGTGGGTTAATAGCTGCCCACACTACTTTAAGGTTAGGAAATTTCTTACCATTAATTGACTTAAATTGAATCAATTCCATGGTAGCATTTCTAATTTTCTTATGGGATCTATTATATTCATCAAGAAATATGCCTTGCACTTTATCGCTGATAAAAGACTTTGGTCTTACAAAGTCAAGGTATTTATTTCCATTCTCGTCAGTAATTTCTCTAGGAATACCAATAAAATCTACCCACGGATCAATTGTGCTAGCAGAGAAGTATAGCCAATCTTCACCAAGCTTGCCGAATATTTCAGTGAAGGCCTCCTTAATCACTCCCGTCTTACCCGTGCCGTGACGGCCTATTAATAGGCCATTATATCCACACTTTATAAAGTGCATTAACTGCTCTGCTTTCATTACTAGTCTTCTTTATTTATTTTATATATCTTTACCTTTACCTGCCTATTACAAGATCCGCAGAAGAATATATCCTCAAACCAATGTTCTTCTATTTCAAGAAGATTACTTTTCATTTCTTGGTTATTAACATCAATCCATATCGAGGCTTTCTGAGATATATCAGTACTGCCACAGGATAGACACTTAAATATTTCTTTTATCATAATTAATCATCAAGTATAGATGGGTCATTTTCAATTGCTTCTCTAGCTTCTTTAGTAAGTTGATAAACAAGGTCTTGTTTGTTCTCATCCCATGACATATCTATTAAATTTTTATCCGATAACTCTAGTAATGCCTGCTGAATCATTGCAGCTTCCATAGCCTCAGTTAGCTCTGTAAAGCTAACAGATTGACCTATTTTATATTTAGCAAGTGCTACAGCTGCTGCCCACTCAGTAATTTGACCTAGATCTCCAGTATATGGCTTGCCAGATCCAAAACATTTAGCTTTCGAAGCAGAGGCTATGTCAATTTTTTCTTGTATTGTATAGTAATTTTCTTCTTTACTCATAATCATTCACTACTTTGCAAGGAGCTCCATAATATAAACTTTTACCACAGTCAGGGCATCTAGCTAATTTCATCTCCATAGATGAAAATAGTGTGGAAATTATTCCACACCATGTTGATAATATATTTAGTATTTTTATTAAAAATGCTTGTGAGTAATTCATTTATTTTACTACTCTAAATTCGTAATGGCCTCCTCTAGTAGAGGAATACCAACATAATGTCCAAAATATATGATTTTCTTTTAGTGCTGAAATTAGTCCTTCATTACCACTCCAACCACCAGTATGGACTGAGTAAATGTATTCCTTTTCTTTTTCTTCAAAAGAAAAATAGTTTTTCCACTTCCATTCTTGTTTAACAAAGTCTAAAAGAACCTTACAGTCTTCAAATTTTTGTATCTTCCAATTAGATATTAAATATAAACAGTATGGATGAGGATAAACATCTCCATGCCAATCGGTTTCCGAATTAGTCATTTTAGTTCTTTATTTTATGTTGTATAGCAGTTTCAATTTGTTCATGTACTAATTTTAAATCATCTACTATATATTGTGGTACTATTCTATTTTTGCATTTTTGATTAACGTTGCTAATGTAATCTATTATATCATTTAAATTTTTATTAGCTTCTATTATTTTTAATAGATTCATGCTTCCTATCAGCACTTAGAAAACCCACAGCTGGGACATACTTGACAGCCAGATTCAAATACTAAAGAGTTGCCACAAGCAGGACAAGGCACTCCATAAGAGGAGTCAACGCGATCTGATATAGAAGAACTGTTATTTTCTGGTATATAATCATCATCATGATATTTTTTCCATTTTATTAACGCCTTGGCTAATGCATCTGGTAGAGAATATATTTTACCTTCAGGTCCAGGGGCTACCAATGTAGAAGATATGCCATGGAGCTGATCTATAATAGTATCTAGACTTAAACCATTTTGTAATGCTACAGATGCTAATCTGCACATAGCTTCTAGATCACCATTAATTAGTTCACCGCCTTTACCTACTTGAGCAAATATTTCTAATGGATATTCTAAAGTATCATCAGTAACTATTTTAACATGTAATGTCCCAAACTGAGTCTTAAGTCTTACTCGTTCAGCTGGAGCTATATCTGGGTTTACTTTAGGAGTTAAACATATTGACTTTGCCTCTTCTAATGTAACAAATTCTCCCCGTTCTATCTCTGCTTCACCCTCCTCTATTTCTTTAATAGCTCTATGTGATGCTGTAATAGCTTTTGTTAAAATATTTTCATCTGACTTTTTAGCATCTTTTATTTTTTCAGCTACTTTCATAGGCTGGTTCATACCTTCAATACCGTCTCTACATCCATCTCTATATATAGATATACCTTTACATCCAGATTCATATGCTTGTCTATAACAAGCATCTATATCTTCTACCGTAGCTTCTCTAGGAAAATTAATTGTTTTTGAAATTGAGGTATCTATATTCTTTTGCCAAGCTGCTTGCATTTTGACATGATCTTCTGGGCAAATGTCGTGAGCAGTAACAAATACTTTCTGTAGATTTTCTATTTCTTTAAGCTGCTCTGAAGATAATTCCTTTTTATTGCTATCGAACCAGGGATTATAGTTTTTTATATTCCCATAACCTTCAGCATATTTAATTATTTGTTTCTTTAGAAAATCATCTAAAAGGATACAATTATTAACTGCGGCAATAAAGTATTGGTTAACCTCTCTCATTACTGTAGGTTTGCCTGTATCGTCTGCCATTACTTGTCTATCAAATGCTAAAGCATAAGCTGGCTCAATACCACCAGAGCAATTAGCAATAATAGAAATAGTACCGGTAGGTGCAATAGTAGTTAAATGGGAGTTTCTTAATTTATGGTTTTCCTTTCCCCACTTAGATCCTTCCCAGGCTTTAAAAAGCCCTTTCTCCCTTGCAAGTTCTACTGATGCAGATTTAGCTGAATAATACAAGAATTTCCCTATTTTTTCTGCTAACTTTAATGCTTCTTCAGAGTTATATGGTATATTTAGCATGAATAGTAAATCTGCCCAACCCATTATACCAAGACCAATACGTCGACTATTGTCAGCCATCTCTCTCATTTCTGGTACTGGGTAATCATTTACAGTTATAACATTATCAAGTAATCTTACTGCAGTATAAATAGTTTTACTAAATAAATGCCAATCTATTGGATCAACCCACTTGCCGCCATATTGATCTAGAGTTACCATTTTAGCCAGATTGATACTACCTAATGTACAGCTATCCCATGAGTGAAGCGGTTGTTCGCCGCAATTGCATGATACTATTCCTGACCATACTCCATCTTCGCTATCTCCTCTATATTCTGGATCAACTATAATATATGTATGGGTATCTTTTACAGTGATGTTGTAAACATCCTCTTGTCCAGCTTCTCGGATAGCGATAACTTTATGGTTTTGTCCTCGTAGAGTGGTAAATATTTTTTTGTTTACCTCCTCTACTGGAGTAACCCAACTTTCTCTTCCGAACCCTCCCGCTTTACGAGTTGCATAATGTTCTGATTGGTGGTCATATGCACTCATTAGCTCAAGATTATCAATAGAATTGTTTTCCTTGTTCTCATCAATATGATGAATTACATGGTCAGCGGGGATTTCTCCATTCGCTTCTTCCCATATCATACGAGCAACCCATTGGTGAGCACACTTATTTGCTACCCATCCATGTGCTCTAAGATGTCCATTTTTACTCTTTGAAACAGAAAATGCTCTTACTGATTGCCCAACCTTTAGGTCTTTAGCCGCTATCTTACCGCCACAAAAAGCTCTAAAGTTATGATCGTAAGTACATCTTACCTTTAGTCCAGTATCAAACTCTACTTCAAGTAAAGGTGCCGACCGCAGTGTCCTTCTTGGGGCAAATGCGTCTTTGATAACTGGTAGCTTGCTCTCTGGATCCCATGAAAATACTTTTATAGCATATCCTAATGGATTATCTAGCTTAGCAACTTGTTTTCTCGCTAATTTATATTCATAGTCTTCTTTTTCCTTAACAATGTCTTTAATTTGTCTTGGACCATCGACTGTAAGAATCTTTGTATCTCCTGTGACGCAAGGATTAGTCGCCGTAATTAAGCCTAAATTGGGTAAATAATTATCTTTATTTATAGTATCAAAGAATAATACACCTGGCTCTCCAGTAGCATGAGCTCGCTTACAAATAAGATCCCAAGTATCTTGAACATGCCAATGTTCCCACTCATTTTTCTTTTCAAAGCAGGGGTATTCAGCATCCTTAAATGCTTTTATTTCTCCTGTTTTTATATGCTTCCATAATGATCCTGTTCCCCATTTGTTATGGAATACCCTATGTACAGTAGCTGGTTCATCGCTAAGTTGTTTCATAAATTCATCAGTAACCATTACAGATACATTATAATTCTGTAGTTCTTTTAGATCACTTTTGAGGTTGATGAAATCAACTATTTCTGGGTGGCTAATAGAAAGTACGCCCATATTTGCCCCTCTTCTATAGGAATTATGTACCTCTATTCCATTTGCAATATAGGTATGTACGTCAGCCACGGTAAGATCATAAGTAATATGTTTACCATTATCTTCTTTTGAGGCTACTTGTGAATACCATATTGAATCATCTATGTCTAGAGTTAATCCTAACTTATCATTTGCTTCCTCTACTAGTTGCTTTAGTCTAAAATAAGTTAATTTACGGTCTTCTCTTGTATACTTAAGAACATTCTTCCTAAGTCTAGGAGCTTTTATCTTTTCTGTTTCTGTTAATATTCTGTCCAACAAAGAAGTATCAGGATATTTTACTCCAGACTCAAACTTAATTTTATCCAATGATAAATTAGAGAATCTAGATCCTGGATCATATCCTACAACTTCTAAATATTTTTCTAACCCTAAATATGACTGAATACTAACTACATAGAACTCTGGACTTCTAGTAATAGGCTTATCTTTAAAATAATACTTGGTACTATGTTGGTAACAAACTCTTTTACAAGGTATGCCTAAGGACAGCAAAAGATATTGTAGTTCTTCTGTCGCTTGCGGAGAAGTAAGATTGATCATTGGGTAGCTATAAGAAAAACCTCCATCTGCTTCAAACAAGCCTCTTACAAATGCTGCAGCAACTTCGGCAGTAGACTGCAGAATTTTACTTGGTATACATAGTTTCGTTGACGACTCTTTGTAGAAACCATTAATACTTAACCATTCTACAATATAAGATGAATTAATTGTTAAATTGTAATGGTTATCTTGTTGATTCTTTTTACTCTTATGTATAAGGATGTCTCCAAATAGCTGCTTCAGCAATGGTACAAGTTTAGTGTCAGCTGGCTGGCCTTCTCTTACAGTAAAACCAAAGCGTTTTATATTGTTTGCTACACTACAAAAACCATCTCCAGCTAAAAATCCAAGGGTCCAAGCTAGGTCCTCATCTAAAACAGTGGGGACTTTATGTTTTATAGTATTATGATGTGTCTCATCAGGTACTATTAGCTGCTGAGTACGTCCTCTGTGTGTTCCTATTGATAGAACTACTTGATCATTCTCTCTCAAGTCCTGCAACTCTACCCATTTCTTATCTCCCTCATGGTTATGTATTAAAATTTTGTGATCTGGAGTGCCTACAATGGAGACACCATTTTTCAAAGATACTTTTATGGTGTTCTTAATTCCGTTGTTCCATAAGCATTCTACTTTGTTTTCATTGCTTGTTTTTAAAGGCCAAGATGGTATATACTCTCCACTTGGTTCCTCAGGAATAATGTCACTAAGTTTTCTTAAACCGTTATTAGTGCTAACATATGTAGAGCCAACTAAACAGCCTTGCTGTATAGCGTCGGTAGCCTTAGAAAATACTTTCATAAAAGAAAGGGCGCCACTAGTAGTCCCCCCTGAGCTACTAATATGCGATCCTTTTGGTCTTAACTCTGAAAAGCTAAATCCCGTTCCCCCGCCACGCTGCTGGGTAGTAGCAGTAGCTTTTATTGCATCAAATATTTCTGGTATACTATCTCCTACTGGTAATACAAAGCAATTATGAACCAATATACCATTTGTTATATAGGTACCTGAATTATCTGTAGCAGTTTGTATATCATATACATCTACTTCATCCTCAGAGGCTTCAATACTAGCTACCCTGATTTTATTAATATAATTAGTTTTTTCTTTGGTATTATTTAATTTTATATTTTTACATTCTGATATGAAGCCAATTCTATTTTTGAAATTTTGTACATCACCAGATCTACAAATTGTTAAAC